GTATTCGGGCAGACCGGTGCGGGGGTTGATCCTGATTCCGCGCGGGAACTCAACATAGCTCGCGCCGACCTCGTACAGCTGCAAGTTGACGTTCTCGAAGAGCGCCGCGCGATCGATCTGTTCGAGATCGAGCAAGTGGCCTGCCCCATCGTGCGCGAAGCCGTCTTGAAGCGCCGGCTTCAGGTCGGCTTGCACCGTGTTCGCGTCCGAGCTCGACAACGGCATGCGCTCTTCGAATGAGCCCTGAATGAAAAGACGCTTCGTCGCGCCCTCGATGTTGTTGCGAAGGTACCTCAACAGGTACGCGTCGAAGTCGACGTGGCCCATGAGCTTCTTGTTGGTGATGGATGCGAACTCGTCTTCGGTGGGCATGGGCGAGGCCTTTCTTCCTAGGTGTTGCGTGTCGTTGTCACGATGGCAGATCGCCTTGTCCGGCCGTGACGATGTCGATGAAGTCCGTTTCGAGCGGGTTGAAGAACATCTCGACTTCGCTGACTTCCATCGTTGTCGAGCTGAAGAGTCCCGGGAACCCGACCGTGCCCTTTGTGTGTCCTGCGTCGAGTACGCTGATCACCAAGTTGCCATCGAGAAATACCGTGATTCGAGTCGCGCCCGCTTCAGGCACGAGCGAGACGCGAACCATGTAGAACAGGTCAGATCGCAGAAACCACCCGCCCGCGCCGACGCCAGTGCTCGGAAAGTCGACCACGGAGAGATAGGTCGCCACTTCCGCAAGAACGATGGGCGACCCCGCGACAAAACTGTAGAGCACGATCGTGCTCGACTCGGGCGCGATGTAGACGAGGTAGTTGTCGCCGTCACCCGTCCGATAGACTTCCATGACAAGAGTCTCGCCGCGCAGACGCGCACTGACTGTGTAGTTTTGCCAACTGCTAGCCGCAGCGGGATTCGCGTACACCGCGTTGGCATGCGAAACCATCATTTCGCCGTTCGACACAACAGGCGTGACAGTGCCAATGCGCTCGGCCCATTGGCTCGTATCGTCGTCAGTCGTGAATAGGTCGAGGAAACCGAGATAGCTGATCGTGATGCGCTCGCCGCTTGGCCGTGTGAGCCTGACGAGGTTGCGCACGAGCCGGCGATTGAGCGTGCCATCGTCGACGATGCGCACATTCATTTGGCGCTCGGCAAAATTGGGCGAACCAGGCAGGTCGATCATCCAAGGGTCGTAGCCCGTGTTTTCTTCACCGAGCGCCGTTTCGTCCGAGATGTAGCGCAGGTCGAACCAATTCCAGATCCGCACGCGTTTCGCCGTCGTCAGCTGCAGGATTTCCGCGAGCGCGTCTTCGGTCCCGCGGATCTTCCAAAAGGGCACCGACGTTGCGATCAGCCGGCGCAGTGTCGCCGAATCCATGTCGTCGGTGATGTAGTCGAGCTTCGACGTCCAGCCGACGATCCACTTCAGATAGGGCAAGAATCGATCGGCGCACTTCGTGACCGACCACATGTCCGGAAGCGACCGCGTCGTGGCATCGATTCCGTTCCACACCCCTTGCGGGCCGCCGAGAAAACGCTCGACAAACTTCGCGCCATTGGTTTGGTCTTCTTCGCGAATGCCTTCGATCAAGAAGTTGTAGATCCGAAGCTGCAGTTCGCGCGCGACCGTGGCCGACTCCGGAATGAAGCCGATCATCGGACTCGACGCCGTGATGAACAAGTTGCCTGCGAGATCTTGGATCATTGCCCCTGCCCTCTACCAACGATGACAAAGATGCTCGACGAACCGTCGCCGATAAAGTTGCCGCCCGTGTTCGCAGGCGAGCGCGACGTCCAGGCGATACCGTTGGGCGAGGTCTGAATCTTGCCGAAGCGCCCGGCGACTACGAAGAGCGCATTGGTGCTATCCCAAGAGCAGCTGTAGAAGTTGTTCGCGCCCACAGCCGGAGTGCGTAGGGTCCAGTTGATGCCGTCGGGCGACGTCATGATCTTCGATGACCCGCTCGAACCTTCGCCGACCGCGACGAAGAGCGCTTGCGTCGGCGACCAGCACACGTCCCAAAACGTTGTCACCGATACGTCGGAAGTTCGCTTCGTCCAGTTGATGCCGTTGGGCGAAGTCTGGATCTCATTCGGATCGCCGACCGCGCAAAGCAGCCCAAGACTTGGCGAATAGCAGATCCCACGGAAGCCATAGAACGAACCAACGTACACGTTCGCTGGCGATCTGCGGGTCCAGGTAATCGCGTCGGGCGACGTCCAGATGTTGCCCCTGTAGCCGACGGCGACGTGCAGACTCAGCGCGGGCACCCACATCGCATCGTAGGACACATCGCTGAAGCCAGCCGGCGCAGTCCCGCTGTGTCCTGTTCCCGTGCCGGAGTCCGGATCGATGAACGAGCTCCACGTCACTCCGTCATCGGTTGAGTAGTAAATCCCAGTCGACGACGACGCGTTCGAGTAGCTCACGACCCATTTGCCGTTACCGAACCACACCGCATTGATCGTGCCCGCGACAGGAAATGGCGTACTCAACGTCCAGGTTGCGCCGTCGTCCGTCGAGCGAAGAAACAGGCCGGCGTCACCAGCCAAAATGATCGTGCCGGTGGCGACATTACGCGCGGCGTTGCGCACGATCTTATTCGGCGCAGGGCTGTAGTTCGTGCTGACCCACGCGCTGTCATTGGACGACTTCTGCAGCTCCGGCGAGCTCGGGGGGCCCGGTCGCCCCGCCGCGAAGAAGCTCGACAGCACGGGTCCGGCCGTCTTCACTGTCGCGACTGAGTCGGTCACGTTGATGTCGTCTTCTGCGATCGCGACCGAGTATTTGGCGAAGCGCTTCGCGATCAACCCGTCAGTGAAACCCAGATCGTCTTGAAATAGCTCAATGTCATACAGCACGCCCGGCACGATGCCGTGCACAGTCAGCGTATACAGCTGACCGGGCTCTTGCGCCGTCGTCTGCAGGACGACGACCGAGCCGTCGACGCTGCGCACGTCGACGGTTGAGATGCCGCCCGACCAAGTGTAGTTGTCCGGGTCGCGCGCCGACGAGTTGTTTTCGATCGACTCGCTGAAGTGCACTTCGGCTTCCGTGGCCGACACCGCGATCACGAGCTGCAGCGTGGGCGCCACGCCGATCCCTGTGTATGCGGACGGGACCGGGTAGCCGACTTCGCCCGCAGCGCCGCGCAGCGATGGCGACAAAGCGACTTCGTACGAGCCACCATCCGTGTGCTCGGTCGTCGTGATCTCGACGTACAGCGGATTGGCTTGCCCCGGTGGCGTTGCCACCGACAGCGGAGTGACTTCAACCGATGCCGGCGACAAGTTGCTGAACGCGTAGCTTGCAGGCTGCATCAGCGCGTCGTTGATAAGCGCCGGTCGCTCGAAGTCGATGCGCACCTTCGACTCGGTGAGCGCGCGCACTTCGTCGATCTTGAAAGCGATCGTCGGCTGACTCAACAGCGAGTCAACCACGCCGATCGCGTCGATCAACTGCAGTGATTGATTCGCCTGAATCGATATGCCGTCAACGAGCGCGATCGTGTCGTTTGCAACGCGTCCAAATCTCAGCGAGCGCGCGAGCGCGTCGGTGATCGCGACGGTGTCCGAGCGCGTGACCGGGACCTCGCGCGCGACCTGCGCGAGGTCGGTAAGCGCAACGGTGTCGTTGATGATGGCTGCAAAGTCCGCCATGTCACGACTCCGTGATGTTGACGGTTAGGTTGCCTGCGACCGGAAGCTGTCGCGAGCTCAATACCCGATCGGCTCCGGGCGTGGTGATGTCGACGTCGGTGATTCGGTCGTCGACCTTGAAGACCTCGTGTGTGAGTCGCGAAACCGGCACACGCCCGCCGAAGTTCCACTCGAACGTGACTCCGTCGGCCTTCAACGCTTCGGGCTGCACGACCTGTGCGAGCCCGTTCTTGATCTGCGCTTCTGTCACGCCTTCGGGTGCTTCGACGTCGACAACCACGTCGATGATGAACGGGTCGAACGCCACAGCGAACACCTTTTGATTGCCGACGAAGTGCCCGGGGACTGGTGGCGCCGCAAACTTGTCCCCGTTGAAGTACAGCTCGATCTCTCGCAAGTGCGCCGAAGTCGGAACGACGCCGCCCGACCCGCACAAAATGAGCTCGACCGTCTTCGGGCCGAAACCTTCTTCGATGTATGTGGCTCGGCTGAACGGCTTGGTGCCGTCGGACGCCCTGAAGGCGAGCGCGAGCACGATCGCGTCGTCGCCGTTGAGTGCGACCTCTTTGGTGCGCAGCGTCGCGGGCCCGGCAAGCTTCGCGCGTTCGAGGCTTTCCGTGGAAGCGCCTTCGGCTTCCGCCCATCCGCCTGCTTGTCGCGGGTTGTAAAGCTTGTTGACGTACGTCAGACCCGTCTTGTCGACGACGATTGTGTTCGCGCCGACGTTGCCGTCGACCTCCGCATTGAACCGATACTCGATCGACACGTTGCCCTGACCGAGCGCCGGAATGCGCCCGTTGACGCCGTCGCCCATGCGCACGGTCGCCCGGTCATTGTCGCCCAATGCGATCGCGTAGTGTTTGTCTTGTGGGCTGGACCCGAGAAAGTTCTTGACCCGAGTCCATGGCTCGTCGTCGACAGTGACGACTTCACTGCCGTCGATGAAGTAGTCGCGCGACGTCTGAAACGACTGGTTCGGGCCGCCGTTCGAAGAGCCGACGGGGTCGTCGCTCACCGAGCGGCCCTGCGTCACAGGCGCGATCGCGTATTGCGTGCCCGTATCGAGGCGACAGCGTGCCAGCGTCGGCGACGTCGGGCCGCTCACCGTCACGATTCGAAAGCGCAGCCAGAACGCTGTGACGCCGTTGATCGTGGCCCGTTGCCAGTTTTCGATCTCGGTCTGTGGCAAATCGAAGCCGACCTTTAGGCCGACACCCGTGTCCGTAAGCCCGTCGGTGGCGTCAGCGAACGCGAGCGAAGACGCCGCGAGCTCTGACCACGCGCTACCAATCGTGTAGTCAGTCGTGATCACCGATGGCGAGGTCTGCCCTAACAGACCGGTCGTCGCGATGTTGTTGGTTCCGTTCCACGTCGACAGCACATCTTCAGACACGCCCGTTTCATTGAGCGTCACGCGCACCGTTGCGCCACGCCGATCCGCCGTGCCTAGAAGCGACGTCAGATCGACTGAAAGCTGACCGCCGCCGATGTTCGCAACCGACGTCGGCTGCACGTCGAACAGGTCGCCGTCGTAGTATTCCCACACGCCGACGATGTTCACGAGCGCTGCGATCACGTCGAGCGCGAGCTCGTCCCACATGACACTGTCGTGTCCGAAATAGATCGCGTCCCCGGTGGTCGGCGTCGTCCATGGAACGAAGTTGGTTCCATCGTTCGCGTCGTCGGTGTTGTCCGCGAACACGCCGCCGTCGGACGATTGCACGCGCGTGAACTGATCGGTGCGCGAAACCGTCACGCCCGTCAGCGCTTCGAAATAGATGACGTCGGTCGTCGCATCGCCTCGCGTCGCAGCCTGCGCCAGCGCCGGCACGACCTCGAATGACGTATTGAAGACGCGAGCAAGCTCGTAGACAAGCTCGCCGCTCGCAGGCGCAGCGGACGCCAAGTCATAGCTGATCAGCTGCAGCATGTTGCGGACCGTCTCGACGAGCTGCGAGGTCGGCAACGTGTTCTCATTGGCGACCACGTCAAGCAGGACGTTATTCAGGTGCCCGACGAGCGCGAACGAACGCAAGAGCTGCATGAAAGGCTCGAAGTCGCTTTCGTCGGTGAGCTCCGGGACGTCGATGCGCTTGCGCACGATCAACGCTTCCAAGATCTGCGCATAGTAGAAGGCGCTGAACTCGAACGACGGCACTACGATTACCCTGGATGCCATGTCAGTCGCCTCGTTTACTTGTTAGGGGCCGCCGCGCTGAAGCTTTCGCGGAAAGTCTGTTCGCGGTCGCTTTCGAGCGCGATGTATTTGAACTCTAGAATCAGCTCTTGCGTGCCGCTATCCTGCGACCACGTGATCGTGTTGCGCTGAAGCGTGTATCGCTTCTGCGCCTCGAAGCGCCTGAAGACGTCGTTTACGCGCCGCATGATCTGCGACTGCAAGAGCTCGTCGGATATGCCGAAGACCATGTCTGCGCCGACGCCGACATTTTGTTGAAAGGCATGTTCGTTCGCGTCGTCACCGAGCGCGAGCCGAATGATCTTGTCGTCGTTCGCGTCGCCTTCCGACAGGCGCGCGCCGCCGTCCTGACCGACGCCTACGGGCATTGCGAGGCCGGTTGCCATCAGGACAGCCCTCCGGGCGGTACGGTCGTTGGGCCGCCTGTGAGCGGGATCGGAACGGGATTCAGCACAGGTGCAGCGATCGGCGCCGCTGCGATCACGACGCTACCAGCCGGGATGCTCACGGTCGCGAGCGCCGTCTTCACGTACGTGTCGATCGCGTTCGAGATCTGCGTCGCTGCGTCCGAAGCCGACAGGCCGTCGCCGCTGATGTTCTCGAAGATGGACTGTAGGTCTGACTTCAACCCTGCTTTGTTCAGTGACATCGACTCACCCTACCTTCGACTTCGTGCTCAATGTGCTTGGCGGCATCGGCACGATCGGCACACCGCTCGGCCCTACGCCCGTCGGGTGCGTGTGCGTGTCGAAATACTGCTTGAACAGGTCGCCTAGGATCTGTGACTGTGCGCCGCCGTTCACTTCGATCGTGTCCGACGTCATCACGATCTTGCCGGTGCCCGAGTCCATGACGAGCGTCGCGCCCGCCTTGTTCTGCAGAGTGACCGTTCCCTTCGCGTCAAACTTCAGGAGCGCACTGCTGTCCTTCCATGACAGCGTGATTTCTTCCGCCCCTTCGGTATCGTCGAACACGAACACGTGCCCGGCTGGCGTCGCGAAGCCGCGTCGCTTGCCGTAATTCTTCGCCGTGAAAGCGGCATTGATCGGCGTCGGCGTCTCGCCTTCGTTGTTGCCGTAGTGACGCGCACTGCGCCACTTCAGGTCGCAGTTGTCGATCGACATCTGACCCTGTTGCTCGTCTTCCGACGAGCCTTCGGTGCATTCGAGCTCGACAAGCTCGCCGATATCCGGGACGTAGAACCAGCCCCAATCGTGCACCGGCTCGACGTCGACTGGCACTTCGGTATCTTCGTCGCCCATCAGCCCAATGCACGCAACGCGGATCACGCCCCGCTTGTCAGGGTCCTGATTGAAAGTGACTTTCGCTGCGTAGGTTGCTGTGCTGATGGCCATGGGGTCTTCACGCGAGCTCGGGAACCACCTTGCGCATGGTGCAATGCAGCTCGTATCCGTTGTTGTTGTTCATTCGGTGGCTGACGTTGCTGAAGAAGTATTCGCCTTCGAGGCCCATCCCCATCCCAGTCAGCTTGTGGATCTGGCGAGCCATGACGCTTTCGACCCCGATGATCGTTCCGCTCGACAAGATGAAGTTTTCGCGGTGGCGTCGGTACCACTGGCGCGCCCATGCGATCAGCTCGGCTTCGCTCTTGAAGCGCCGATTCGTGCGCGCCTGAAAGCTGTAGTCGTTGATGAAGAGCTTCACGCTCGACGCCGACTTGTACTCGCCCTGCAAGAGATTGCCCTCGACATCGAACTCGATATCGTCGGTCACGACCGCGAGCGGGTCTGGCGTCTCTTCGTTCTCTTCGCTGAACTTGGCTTCGAGGATCTTGCCCGTCCGCGGATCCTTCACGCGCGCCTGAAGCTTCGTTGTCGCGCCCTGGATCGCGAGCTCGGGTTCGAAGTCGAGAAGCGAGCTCAGATTCTTCTGGTCGTAGCGAAACGTGTAGACCTTGTCCTGCAACACGTTGCGACGCAGTTTCGACGGGTCCTTGAAATGCAGGGTCCACTTGCCGGTTTCGTCACCGTCAACCCAGAAGTAATAGCCCGTGATGTTCGACAGGCCCTTCACGAAGTCGTAGTCGGTGAGGCCCGTCTTCTGAAAGAAGCTGTGCGGCGACTTCACATCCGGGCTGTCGTCGACGTCGAGCTCGAAATCGTAGTTACGCGCGCGCTGACGCACGGCGTCAGCGAAGGTCGTGTTTCTGAACGCGCGCCCTGACTCGCCCTTCTTCGGGCGCTTGCCCTTCGGGGGTTTCTCTTTCGGCGGCTGTGGCGCGTTGTCCATCATGGCCGAGTCCTTGGTGTAGCCAATGACCTCGACGCTCGGGATATCGTCGCGCGGAAAGTTCGGCCTCACCTTGCGAATGACCACTCGGCCCACGTGTCGAAGGTTCGTGCCGTAGCCCATCCACAACGACATTTCGTTGCCCGGCTGAAACACCTTGATGTCGCGTAACGACAAGTGGCTTCCGCTGCCGCTTCCGCCCGCGCCTAGCCCTGACAGCGGGCCCTTGGCCGACAGTCCCTTCGGTGGGATGTAGCGCGGATCGCGCAATATAACGCGCATGAGATCGGCCATGCCGTCGGACGACTCGTATTCAACGCGCTCGACAAGCTGCCTGATGCCGAGCGGGACTTGGCCGCCCTGTATCGTCAGGCGGAAGTCGGGCGCGTTGAAGGCAACGTCGTTCGAAAACGGATGGCTGAGTGTGGATACGTCGACCATGGTCTACCTGAGATGCGAGACGTAGCTCGCTGACCTCTTGTCGAAGAACTGCAGGCGAAGCGCGCGCTGTGGAGTGTTCTTGCGGCCGAAAGCTGTCTTCAATGGAATCGATGTCTGCGTCACCTGCACGGTGCGCACGCCTTCGATCGAGGGAAGCTTGACGATGTCGCCCGCTTCCAAGGTCTGCAGTTTCGGGTGCTGCTTCCGGATGACGTCACCGATCATCGGGTTGCCGTATTCCTCGAACGCCAAGAGCTCGAAGTAGTCGCGCTCGCGCGCACGCGCATAGCGCGTGTCGACTTCTTCGGCGTCGTCCAAGCTGAACGTGCTGAACTCGAGAAGCGACACCGTGAAGGTGCAGTCGCGCAATCCGCCGAAGAAGTCCGGGCGTGCGTAGTCAGTCTTGATGTTGACGATCACGCAGTTGATCATCAGGTGGCCGTCGCCCACCCAGAATTGCACGATGGGTGGCCGACGAAGCGCAGGGTCGATCTTCGTCCACGACACGAGCAAGTCGAGCTTCACTTCGGGCGAGCGGTCGAGCGCGTGATTGCGAAACAGTCGCCCGTCGAAAGACACTTTGTCGGCTTCGCCGTTCACGAACTGCAGGATCGGATTCTGCCGATTCAGCGACGTGAACTTGCCCCAATTGACCGAAATGTCGCGCGACACGTTCTCGGCTTCGAACTGCCCTTGCAGCGTCTGGCCCGAGTCGAGGTTCTTCAGATTCCAGATCTTGAAGTTCGGGATAAACGTCGTTGCAGCGGCAGCACCGGCCGACAGAAGCGGACTGACCATCACGCACCCCCAACCGGCGCAGCGCCGTGCTCTGCCATTGCGCGACGCTGCCAAGGCGTCGCCTTGAAGCCCGCGCGATCGGCGAGCTCCTGCTTGTGCTTCGCCGTCGCCGTCGCGATCGTCTTGCCGTCGACACACACCTTGCTTTCGACGTTGATCTCTTTGGGCATGTTGTCTCCGACCGCTTTGCCGACCTGCATGGCGAGCAAGTCGTTTTGCGCCTGCTTATCGAGCTCGGCCATTTCGGCGGCGCTGACGCCCGAGTCCGAAACCTGCTTCTCTGGTTTCAATCCGCGCTCGACGCCTGCCTGAACGTGAAACTCGCCCTCGCCAAACTCCTTCATCTTCTTGCCCCAATCGAGGCCGACAGCGTCCGCGATGAAGCCAAGGCCCCATGCGAGGTTTTTGATGAAATTGACGATCGACTCCACGACGCTAAGCACAAGCGCGCGTACCTTCTGCATGATGTCGGTCACGATGTCGAACATCGTCGTGAATGCGAGGCCGATGCCTTGCACGATCACGCCGACGATATTGCCGATGAACGTAAACAGCACCTTGAAGAATGGCGCCAGCGCCTTCGCGGCCTGAATGATCCCGCCGATGATGTCGCCGAAGATCGTGCGCATGTTGAAAGCGAACTCGTCGAACTTTTCGAGCACGAACTTGAAGACGTTCGGCACCCACTGAAAGCCCTCAATGAAGGGATTGACGGCGGTGTCCATAACCCAATTGAAGCCCGCGACGATGCCGTCGACGATGCGTTGAAACGTCTGACCGACCGACTCGCCTTCGTTGCGAATCAGCATGAAGCCGCCGATCACGATGGCGACTGCAGCAAGAACCGGGGCGCTGAACACGGCGCCTATGACGCCGCCGATCGCGGTGAATGCGGGAAGGATGACGCTCGATATGAACAGCGCAACGCCGCCGAGTGCGACGATGATCGGAGCGACAGCGCCGGCCACGACGAACATGATCGTCGCGATCTTGGAAAACTGTTCGAGCATTTGCGGCGCTTGGCCGCCCACGAACTGACTGATGAAGCCAACGACCTGTTCGCGCAGAAAACGCCAGCCATCGATGATGAAGTCGAGGCCCTCTTTGATGCCCTTTGCGATCGCAGTGAGCGTGCCGCCCGCCTTATCGGCTGTGTTTCCGGTCAGACCTTCTTCAGTATTCAGCTCTTGCAGCACAAGCACGATGTTCGAAATCACGTCGGCGTACATATCGACCGACTCTTTGGCGGGTCCAAGGAACCTGCCTGCCGTTTCGAGCGCGAAGCCCTCGATTGCGCCGGTCAGCTGTTCGATTGAGCCGGCGAAGTTGTCCATGCGGGTCTTCGCCATCTGTTCGGCGTAGCCCTTGGCGTTCTTCAGTTCTTCGACGAGCGAGTCGGCCTTGCCCGACCGGATCGCGGTCTGCATCGCCGTGAACGCCTTCGAGCCGCGTTCGCCGAAGATCTCATTGATGATCGCGGCGCGCTGCATGACGTCGCTGACGCCCTTCGTCTTGTTGTCGATCTGCTTGAAGACATCGATGATGTCGAGGCCGCCGTCGGCGGTCTTCGTCATCGAGATCCCGAGTTGCTGGATGTACTCGGCGCCTTGCTTAGAGGGCTTGGCGAGCTTGACCAGCGCACTCGTGAACGCCGTGCCGCCGATCGATCCCTTCAGGCCTGCGTCGGCGACGAGGCCGAGAACACCCGCCGTCGTTTCGAGCGTGATGCCCATCGTGTGGGCTTCCGGCGCTGCGTACTTCATCGCTTCGCCGAGTCCGAGAATCGACGTGCTCGTCTTGCCGCTCGTCATTGCGAGCACGTCCGCTGCGCGCCCGGCTTCGGTCGCTGGCAAGTCGAGCGCCTTCAGCGTGCTCGACACAACGTCGGCCGCTTGCGACAGCTCGATCCCGTCGGCCGCCGCTGCGCTCAGAACGGCCGGCAAGGCGTCGATCGATTCCTTGGCAGAGAAGCCACCGAGCGCCAAGAGCTCCAAACCCTCCGCCGCTTGCGTCGCGCTGAAGGCCGTGGTCGCGCCTTGCTGCTTGGCGACCTTCGTCAGTTGCGCCATTTCGGTAGCCGACGCCTGCGACACCGCGCCGACCGCTGACATTTCCTTCTCGAAGTCGACCGCGACCTTCGTGCCTGCACCGATGATCGCCGTCGCAGGCAACGCCGCCACGCCGAACGAGCCGACCGCGCCCGCGACTTGACCCATGCCGGATCCGACCGACTTGGCGACGTCCGTGATCGCGCTGAACTGCCCGACGAACTTATCGGCCGCACTGCCTGCACTCTTCATGCCGGCGACTGCAGCTTTTTCGTCGAACGAGAGAACGCCACCCAAGCCTACATTTTCGAGCGACACGTGTGCTTACCTCCTGCGCCGTTTGGCGCCCTTCTTCGCATCGGCCTGCGCCCGTTTGATGGCTTCTTGTTCGTCGGTCTTCTGCTTTGCGATGCGTCGCAAATGCCAGTTGCGTTCCGACGCTTCCATTTCCTCGACGTCTCGATACGCGATCCCGCCTTCCGAAAAGTAGTAGAGCGCGAACGACTGTTCCCGGATGTCGTCGAGTGACGCTACCGGGAAGAAGCCCCGAAAAAACTTTTGTAGGCCCAATCGATTGGCAACTTGAACTCGTGCCCGCCCCGCTTGAAGCGCTCGCACACGGCCGGACTGCACTTGCCTTCAATGCCCATCTTTGGCCCTAGAAAGTGCTTGTTGATGCCGTCCTGAATGCCTTCGAAATCGCGCTTCGACAGCTCGTCGAGCTCGTTGAGCGTCAGCGCAACCGGGGCTTGTTCGTCGTTGAGGCCAACGATCGAGCCCTGAATCGCGAGCGCCTTCACTTCGGCTTCGTTCGAGTTGCCGCGCGCTTGCTCCATGACCGACCACTTTGGGTAGGCCATTTGAAAGTGCGTGACTTGCTTGCGTCGCAGCTCGATCGGCTCTTCGAGATCGTAGCGCCACAGGATCGAGTCGATATCGTCGACCGCGATGACTTCGACCGTGGTCAGGTCGCCCGTATAGGGAAAGTTGACGCTGCACCCCTGTCGCGGGCAATCCACATTCAGCACGATCTTTGGCCCCATCGTCTTCGCGCGCAGGAGCGCGTACGCGTAGAACACGTCGGCCATGTACATCGTCGATAGGATCACGCCCTTCTTGGCGTCATCCATGCCGTCGAAGTTGTGCGGGCCAATGCGCGAACACATGTTCGCCACGACGAGCGGCACGTGCTCGACCATGCCAGCATCGACAGCGATCTTTCTTCCTAGCTCGCGCTCGTCGCGCGTCTTCCACGTCTTGGTGACGATGTCCTTATGCAAGCGCCCGTCGGCATCCAGGATGCCGATCGGCAGCTTGTCGCCATACTCCGCCATCGTCGTCGTGATGCGACCCGCTGGCGCCACTGGCGCACCTTCTTGCGGCGTATCGCTGCGCACCGTTGCCGCTGCGCGTGAAACCCTACGTTCTGCACTCGTTGTTTGCGTCGTCATATTCTCCGGTCCCTTCAATCGGCCGCGAGTGGCCTTGATAGGTCAACCAAACCAAACTTCCGGCGAGGCCGTCACGTCGCGAGCGTGAAGAAGCTTCTTCGGCTTCGGCCCCTGTGGGGTACGCCTCGCTTACAGCGGCAAGACGTCGTCGGCGCTGAAGGTCCACTCGACTTGCGCGAGCTCGCCTTCGTTCTTCTGTTCGAGGTCAGGAAGCTTGCGCTTCTTGGGAAAGACGCCCGCGAGTGAGAACGTGCGCGACGCATTGCCCGAAAGGCTTTCGTGCGTAAGCGTGCACGGCTTCTTGTAGCCCGGGCTGACCGGGTCCTGTGACTCGCGATACCAGATTTCGAGCGCCGCTTGTTCGATGAGATGGTGCAAGGGCACCATCGCCGTGAACTCGGTCGCCTTGCGGTTGCCGCCGCTCGCGACCGTTCGGTCGGGCAGCTCGGTCGTTTCGAGTTCATCTTCGATGCCTGAAACTTCGGTCGCAGTGATCGGAATCAGGCCGATGATCTGAAACGTGTACTTGTTGACTGGCATGTGGTCGGGTTTGATTTCGCCCTTCACGGTTTGCCTCCTTGCATGGGTTTCATGTTGGTTCGTCGGCCGATGCGCCCGACTACGCCTCGACCGTTACCGGCTTGAGTCTGACTGTGGCCGACAGGCCCGTGGCGCCGGTGCCGACCGCTGTGACCGACAACTCGACCTTGTCGCCCGCTTCGAGGTTGAGCCCAATCGCAAGGCCCTTCGCCGTGCCGTCGGTTTCGGCGTTGTCGACTGACAGCGTCGCCTTCGACACGCCATTGACGAGCACAGCGACCGTGGTTGCGCCGACGGTGCCCGCGACGTCGACCTTCATGTACACGTTCGCCAGCGTCGTCGGCGAATCGCACAGCAATGCGCCTTTGATGCCGGTGGTCGGCGTCGCTTGGCTGTAGCCGATCGTTTCCCCGGACGACGCTGCCATCGCTTGCAGAATGCGCAAGAGATTGTCGCGCCCGTTCGAGTCATCGAAGAAGGCACCCGCTTCACCTAGCGACCGATTCAGACTTGCTCTCGACATGATCTTGTATCCCTTCTAGTGGCGCGTCCGAGCGCCGTTGTTTCCTTTGGTGACCCGTGTGCTCGTTACGCCACTGCCTCGAAGATGCCCTGCTTGCCGATCTTGATGATGAAGCGCTCGACGGTGTCGGCGAGACGAAGGCTGACTTGCGCGTACTTCTCCGCGTCGGCACGAGTCGCATCGGTGTTGAGCTCTTCATCGACCTTGATGATCGCAGCCTCCTGAAACGTCTTTCCGCGCAGCGCACGCTTGACGAACTCGGGAAGGAAGAACGTGATCAGCGCCGTTTCGGCCTGCTTGTCGCTGATCGTGTCGTTGATTGCGAAGATGATGAAGTCGAACGACGATTCGAGAACTTGCTCGTAGTACGACATCTGTTCGCGCTGATGCTTGAAGCGCCAAGCCGGATCGCGATGCAGCATGCGATCTCCCCAGATCACGAAGTTGCCTTGCTTCTTCTTGATCACCGCGATGCCGGCCGGATTCAACAGCTCTTCGTTCAAGCGCGTGTCACCCGTCGGCAGCTTGAGCAATCGCGGTAACGTCGCATCGACGCCCGCTTCTGCCTTGTGGTAGCCGTCGAAATCCGCTGCGATGCGCGCTTCGCGACCGTGAATCATGCCCGTCGTCGGGATCAGCTTGAGCCGGCCCTCGCGCGCGAATGCGGGGTCAGGGTCGGGCACGTAGCCGTAGGACGGCCACGCCATCACCGCGTAATCGGAGCGCCCCAACGTGTCATTGACGAGGGCCAGTGCGGCTTGCTCGGTCGCGATGTTCGCTGGCGCCTCGTAACGATACTGATGGTTCTTCGCTTCGCAGTAAGAAACGCCCGCCTTTTGCACGGCAGTCGAGCCAACGCCCGGAGTCGAGAACTTGATCAGGCCAAGGTTCTGATCCGCGACGTCATTCAGCGGCGAAGCGTCGACGTCCCACGCTTTTTGTTCGTAGTCGGCGTCGACGACGTCAGCATTTCCATCGGCGCCGCCTTCCATCTGGACAGCCGCGACGACCATGAATGCGTCATTGGCTGCGCCGCTGACGGTCAGATCCGAACCCGCAGCAACGGTCACTGCCTTGTGCGTGTTCGCGATGATTCGATAGCTTTCGAGCTTCGCATTCGCCTTGTCGGGATACAGCGCGCCACCGACCAAAGCGTCTTTCACGAATGGCTTGAAGTTGATCGTCAGTACGTCCCCCGCCGAAAGCGCAACGCCCGCTGTGGCCGTGAACGGTGGCGCCCACTTGACGGCCTTCGCGCCACCTGCGCCCGTGGTCGTGTTGAAGAGCGTGCCAAGCGTCGTGGTACCGAGCGCACCGAACTTGTCCGAGACGACTGTGCCGGCCGTGGCCGTCGTCATGGTGATGGTGATCGTCTGCGCGATATTGTCGTCGGTCGTGGTCCCGAGCGTAAGCGTCGGCGTGCCGCCACCGGGGCTTGAAATTTGGAAGTCATGGATCTTGGCGGTCAAGAGCGTCTTGGTCACCGTGGCGATCCGGCCGTAGAAGTTCGCCGGTCGCACTGTCGCGGTGTGCGCGCCCGTCCAGAGATCTTCCGCCTTCACGTAGTAGTTCGCGGAGTCGTTGTTGATGACGTTGACCCAATAGCGCGCATTCGTGGGGTCGGTGTGCAGGTTGCCCCATTTGCGCGCGCTCGCCCCGTCGACGAACGCTTCGATCGCGAACTCGGAATCGGGCGAGTCTTCGCCGTCGCTGATGCGATACGACACGGCCTTGCCCGCGTTCTCTAAGACCACATAGAAGCGAAGCGACGTGGCGGAAAGAGCGTCGTAGTCAGTGATCATCAGCTGATCACTGGCCACAGAAATCAACCCCGTGTTGGTGTTGCCGACGATCGGATAGCGCTTGTTCGGAACGCCAGTCAGCTCGATGTAGCCGCCCTTGAAGAGATCGGTCGACACATCAGCGAGCGCCGTCGGAAGCTGCAGCGTCGTGTCTGCGAGATCCCCGATGTCGTCGAGATCGCCAGTCTTGCGAAGCGCCTTGCCGCCCCATCGTCCGCCGTTGTCCGCAGTGAGACGACCCATCGGTGACAACACGTCAGCGTTGCGCGTGTACAGAAGTGCGCCAGCCGGAAGCTCGTTTCCATCGGTCACGCGCACGAGCGCGAGCCCGCCCGCGCCGTTGGCAAGACTGAAGTAGTCTTGCGCGACGTCAGGCAACAAGCTGTCGGAGATGATGCCGCCCGTGCGCGCGAAGAGCTCGGTCTTCGAGCTGATAAGCATGAGCTCGCCGACACGACCCTTTTCCATGATGCCCGCGTAACCCGCCCATCCGAGCGCACCGGGCGAGATCGTCTTGTCGCCCTCTTGTTCTTCGATCACCGTGCCTGCGCCACGGGTCGGGCCAAATCGCTTTACCATGTGTGATCCTCCTTCTAGGGGACTTCGATTGTCAGGCCGCCAGTAATTTCGAAGCGCAATACCCCTGTGATCGGCCGGGCATCTTCGGGGTAGAATACAGCGTTGCGAATGCGCGCCTGAAGTCTCGCGCTGAAAGTCTCTTTCTGTGAGGGGTACGAGTTGTCCTGATAATTGCTGTCGGGCCAGATGGGATAGAACTCGTCTTGCCCTCGCACATGCAGCAACTTCGTGTTGGCGAAGAACCGATCGACCTCTTGAGTCAACACGTGCAGGTCGCGCGAGCTCGGTGCGATGAGCATCAGCGGCACATTGACGTCGCTTTGCGTACCTTCTTCGAAGCTGAAGCCCTGCCCCGTGCCCTTGTTGATCACGTAGGGCCTGTTGCGAATCACGCGTGTGTCCAGAAGCGCGACGTCGGTCACGACCACGGCCGGGATTTTCGCGATCTCTGTATAATCTTGCGACTGCGTTAGGACCACGTGCGGACGCCAAATGAAGCGGACTTCGATGCGATGGCCGCTCGGTTGCACCGGAATCGAAAGAAGCTTCGTCGTCGGATTGAAGGCCCACCCAGTGACCGGGGCCATGTGCGTCGGGTCAATGTTGTTGTTGTAGATAGCGTCGACATCGACGACGTCATACGGCACTTGAAGCGTCTTCAGATCGACGGTCGTTTGCCCCGTCGAGTCGACTGCCATGATCGAAATCGGGCGCATCTTGTCGCGCATCTCTTCGACGAACGAACGCACGACATAGTCTTCGAGCGCGACGAGATCCGTATCGAACATCAGCCGCACTTCATTCACATACGGCGTCAGGTGCGGGTTCGACGTGCTCAAGTTCAGCACCACACCGAGCGCTTGCGTGGGCCAAGACGCAATGTGATCGGCGACCTCTTGCTCGGTATTCCAGTTGTTCGGCGCAGCCACGGCCCACGATGACGATCCGCTGTTCCAATAACGATCGACCGTGCCGTCGTTCAGGCGGAAGCGAACGTCGGTCGCACCGTGCGAGTTCCGGGGCGTGTGGCTGTCGCAGAAAAAGCCCGACCATTTGCGACACGCGGTCGGCGTCGTCACGCGCGTACGCGCGTTCAAATCGGCCGCCGTCGAATACAGGCCGTGCGGCTGTTCGGACAGTTCGAGTCTCTGACGCGAGCGATGCAGCGTCACACCCGCGAACTGCATCGTGCGGCGGTCCGCGTCTTCGAACTGAAAAGACTTCATCCACTTTCGATATCGAGGCATGGGTCAGTCGTCCTTTGCTTTGGCGCGTTCGGCGAAGCTCGCTTCGAGGGCTTTTTTCCAGTTGTCGCGCGCCCTCTTGATCATCTGTGTGTTCTTGAACGCGACGACGAAGAAAGGCCGACCCGGAATGATGATGAACTGCGTCTCTGCAGCTAACGGCTTCCATCCGTTCGGCATGCGCGCGAAGAGAATCGCCGCCCTGCCCGTCAGCTTGCTCGCGTCGATCTCGCCTTCGCTTGCGCGCCACAGCATGAAGAACATGCCGCGCATCTCCGGTGTCACGCGCTCTTGCACGCCTTCGTGCAGAGTCACTGCGATGTTGTACTCGCCCGACGTACGCAGCACGCCCACGAACACCGTGAAGTCGTCTTCGACCCGCGACGTGATGGACTGAAACAGCAAGCCGCTGTCGACAAGCGGCTTCTGCGATCCCTTGATCGACTTGGTCAGTGGCGCGTTCTTCTTGAAGCCGCCGCCGCTTTGGATCGTCTTGCGCACGAGTCCTTCGGCGATCTTGCCGTTCAGCGTCGTCGCGATCCGAAGGTTCTTGCGCGCACTCGCGTCGAAGGCGCCAGCGTCGAGCGCTTGGCGCCATCGTTTCAGGCCCTTGATCTTGAACTCCGTCGGCACCGACTACCCTCCGCGTTTCTGACGCTCCGGAGCGCGGTCGTTGAAAAACGCTTTCACGAGCGCAGGCCCGTGCTGATCGGGGTAGTGTCCTTCGTAACGCAGCTTGGTCACGTACACGTCGAGCGGCACGCGCGCAGCGCCCGAGCCGTAGCCGATGATGCGATCGCCACGGTTGATCGTCTTGCCTTGCGCGCGCAAGTCCGACGTGCGCAGGAGCACGTAGCCGGTCGAATACTCGACCGCGCCGATGTCCTGCAGACGCAGCTCTTTGTCCGACATCCATTTCCACTGACCCGCGATCGTGTACGTCTCGCCATAGGCCACGGTCTGAACGGGCTCGTTGTAGCCGTCGTCCTGGATGGTCGCGCCCGTGTCCACGGGTTGAATGTCTGTCGGCAATGGGTGAATGAGTTTTGGCAGGACCATTGCGTCACATCCATGTCGGGTTAGCGGGCGTCGCCATTCCGATCGGCGACTTGTACAGCTTCACGATCGTCTGCACTTCGGGGTCAGTGATTAGGCCCGACAAGCCGGGCGCGCGCGCCTTCAAGTCGCCGCCCGCGGTGTCGAACTTGATCGAGTGTCCGTCGGTGACTTCTTCGCGCACGATGTGCGCGCTGATCGGAGGCGGAGTCAGAATCGAACCTGTGCCGGGCACGAGCGGGTTTGCGAGGTCGTTGATCACGAGCTTCAGCAGCGCTCGCTTGATCAGCAGTGGCGTCGAGCCATCGGCTTCGACGTAGCCGAAGACGCCTTTCAGGTACTGATTTTGCCGACCCTTGAAGAAGCGACTTCGCCGCGTCCGGTCGGGCGCCGTGTAGATGTCGCGCTCGTATCCGAAGTTGTCGACCAACGACACCTTCGGATTCTTCCGGTCGTCGGGCAGTAGCCGGCCGTTGTAGACGCGATAGCGCCTCGCTTCGAGCGCCGTGTCATCGTTGTTGATCTTCAACGTTTCGAGTGAGATGACAGGCACCGGAAGGAACAGCGTGTCGCTGTCGGTGCCGTCGAGATAGAGCTCGACTGCGATCGGCCTGAACCACTGGCGTGTTGCGCGTTCGAGCACCTGTTGCCAGATCATGATCGATGAAAAGATCGTCGCGTCGTCGGGCGGGTTCACGCTCACCCCCGCCGCGCGCACGTCCGCAACGCTGATGTACATGTCGCCCGCGCCGATCGAAGCGGACGACAGCACCTCGAATTCTTCCGCGAAGGACTGTTCGGGACTCGCAGGCAGGTAGCGCGTGAACCACCGGATTTCCCACGTGCCGATCAGGCCGTTCGTTGGCACCGTGTACTCGGCCACGTAGTGCCCGTCTTCGAGACGATCGCCAGTGGGGTACGGGTTGAGGTCGACGATCTGTCGCCCTGTCGACGGGTAGATCTGAATCGGTGTGCCCGGGGTCGACACCTTCTCGAAGATCTGAAACGACAGCTCGGCCACGTTGATCCGCGTGCCGCTGCTATCCTTCATGAACACGTCGAGCTTCGGATTCGAAGCGTTGCTTTCTTCACCTCGCGTCAATGCTGGCATTATCCTGTTGCCTCCACCGAATCGATAAACTCGACCGCAAGGCTCATGCCCTGGATCATTTGGTCCGTGACCTCAACGAAGTCGCCCTTGCGCGTCACGAAGCCGACTGGGCCCGTCGAAAGGTCCGGGCCGCCTGAAATCGAAAGCGGGCCCGCGTTGTCGACGGCGAGCATAACGATCGGCCCGACGCTCGCGTCGTCGCCGTAGGGCACGAAGACGAGCTCGCCTTCGACGATGCTGTCTTCGACGTCGCTCGCGTCGCTTGCCGTGCGCACGTAGCACACGACTCTCTGCAGTGAGTCGGCCGTCGAAACGACGTCGGTGCCGATGTTCAAGATCTCGGCGCTCACCATGTCGGTGACCGCGACAGACTCCTTCACTGTGCCGCCGAAGAGCTTCAGCGCGATCGCGTTGTCGGTGACCGCAAGCGCGTCCGAAAGTCGCTTTCCGAAGTCGGCAGACTTCGTCAACGAATCGGTGACCGTGGCCGTGTTGCTTGCCGTGACAATGACCATGGATTCACCACCGTGTAGGGCCCATACGAGCGCCCCTGAATCCATGAGCGGACCGAGCGCCGTCTTACGTGCTGAAGATGTTCCTACAGCCCGTGTTCGAACACACGCGTTCGGCCGACAGACCGGAGCGGCCTGCCATGTACTGCTTGGTTTCGCGTCCGCATTCCGCGCATGGAAAGCGCGCAGCGCCGCCGATCACTTCTTCAGGTCTGGACTGAACCTTGCGACACGTGGCCGCCGAACAGATCCGCTCCGACTCGTCGTGTCGTGGCGCCTCGCCGTGCGCTCGGCTTTCGGCTCCGCACTTCGGGCACGGAAAGACAGGCGGGACAAGCTCGGCTTCGAGCGAAGCCGAGATGACGTCTGTCGTGCGCGAGCGGTCGCTGGCCATCTTCAGGTGATCCGAACATTGTACGTAAGCTTGAGCTTGTCCGCGGCGGTCTTAGTGACGGGCGTGAAAATCGCGCGCATGAGCGCCGAACCGCCCGGGCTCGTGTTCTGATTGAGAATGACGAGCTCTTTGATGTTGGCTGCCGACTTCGAGCTGACACCCGATGGGTAGCTGATCACAAGCTGAAACGTGCGCGTGCCCGCCAAAAGCGTCTTGAGATCGACCGTGTTGATCGTTCCTGTCACCGGGCTGATCACGTTCGTCTGGCCGCTCGCAGCTGCAGCGCCGCACGTTCCGATGCGCCCCTGATCCCAATCGTTGGCGTTCAAGCCGCACGCTTGGCGCCATGTCTGGCGCTTGCCCGTGTTGACGACGAGGTTGTGCGTGCGCACGTGCTTGATCACCTTCGGTCCGTCGACGCCGTCACGGATGACTTCGACGTCGACGAAGCCACCGAACTTGCGACCTTCGAGGGTTTCTTGAATTGCTTTTTCCATGCGTCTTTAGTCCTCTGCGACCCGACCGCTTAGCGCGCTCTCAAGTAGTGTAACGTTGGCCCTCGCTTCGGAGAAAGCTTCAGGCGGTGCGTCGTCGGGCAAGAGCTCGACCACGCGCTGACACCATGCCAATGCTTCAGCGAACAGCCCGAGCTCGCCGCAAACCATGGCCAGCCGCTGCGCTGGCAAGTACGAATAGAAGGCGAGATCGATCCACCATACAGTGATCGGTGGTTCGCCGATCGCAGTCGCAGCGAGCGTGTAGAACCGACGAGCCTTCTCGTACTCCTTGTTCAGGTAGGCGATATCGCCCATCCACACGAAGTGCTCGGAGCGCGACCAATCATCGGCCGTGCACGCATGAAGCACGGCGTAAGCCTCTTTCCACCTGCCTTGGATCGTGTACTCCTTGGCCAAGATCAGGCGCGCTTGGTACTTCTGCACGCCGTTGTTCGACACCACCAGGAACTGTTCGAGGCGATCGAGCGCTCGCGACACGTCGATGTCGCGCCACTCCTGACCCAGGTAGAAGAGGCTGGCTTCGGACTTGCGCGACAGCCAGTCGTCTAATAGCGCGCTTCTGTTCTGCGCCTTGCGTTGTTTGGCTCGGGTCGCGCCTCGTTCATGATGTCGGTCATGCAGCGTCCTGACCTGACCGAGCGTCACGCAATATGTGCCGTCGGGAAAGTCGAGCACGTTGTGCACCGGGCGCTTGAAGCGAATGTCGGGCGCGTTCTGAAACAGCCACGGGAACGCCCACTGCTGACCGTTGCCCTGACGCAGCACAAACCCAACGCGCGCTTTTTTCGGAAGCACGGTATCGAGCGCACGCAAGACGTCGTCGCCCGCGACAAGTCGCTCGTGACCTTCGGTCATGAAGATCCACTCGCCCGTGCATTGGTCAATGCACTGGTTACGAGCCCACGAGAAGTTGATCCCGCCTTCGCCCATGTACTCTTTGCACGCGCCCTTGCAAACCGGGCACTCGACCGCGACGTGTCCAGTCGGTGGGCCCATTGGGTCGCGCAAGAAAAAGACCTTGTCCGCGTAGGCCGAAGCGACTTCCCACGTGTTGTCGGTCGTACGCGGGTCGACGCCGACGACGAGCTCGTCGGCAATGCCGCGCAGCGACGCAAGCGTCGGTTCGAGGTCGTGTCCTTCGTCGCGCACGGGCAGAGTCGCCGACAGGCGAAAGTTCTTTTTCGCGATGGGGCCGCACACCGCGAGCAAGAACGGGCCATGCACCTCGACCCGCACGTCTTCGAAGTGCACAGCGAGCTCGGCCTTGAACGATACAGCGGTGAACTTCACCGCGTGCTGTGGCTCTTCGTCCGGACCTAGTCGGTTGTTCGGAACGCTGATGATCGCGCCGATGTGATTCGGCTGCGACATGGCGCAAAACAGATCGGAACGCGTGCCCGACGACAGGTGCTCGACGCACTCGGTCGACACGAAGAGCTCGGTGCCCTCGAACGCCGCCAAGAGATCGTCGACTTCGAGGTCGATGCGCGTCGTCGCAAGGCCCCGATCGTGCGCGCTACGAAGCGCTACCTCGCTGTTGTCGAATACCGTGACCGACTTCACCGTGGCAATCGCTTGCAGGTGTTCACCGAGCACACCGAGCCCGCCGCCAACGTCGATGATGCGTAAGGGCTCGGCACGAATGCTGCCGACGAGTTGCGTCACGCGTGCGTACACGCGCGCGAGCGCTTGCGTGCGCCACGTCTCTTGATCCTCTTTTTCCCACAGGTGGTCCCACAGATCGGCCGCATTGTGCATGCGCGCCTGTTGCTCGTCTCGCTCTTGTTGTTGGGCAATGGCTTCGACCATGATCCCTCGCTTTCCCGTGTCAGTTTCTCGTTACAGAACGTTGTTCCAGAGCGACTTGGTAGTCGCGATCCATCCGGGCATTTCATCGACCGTCTTGGCCTTCGTGGTCGGCATCGTGCTGTCCTTCGGCTGGTAGCCGACGACCTGTTCGACCTCGGTCAGAGTGCTGAACTCGAACGACCCGTCTTTGTTGCGCGCGTACGCCGCCGCGAAGTAGCGATTGCGCTGGTTTTCGTCGACGCTCGGCCCGTACTGATAGACGCTAAAGATCACCGACTTCGAGAAGATCTCGACCGGATAGCAACCTGAATCCTTCACGAGGCTCAGCTTCTGCTTGACGTACTTGCAGCCTGCATCACGAACCTTCTGCGTGTAGGCGCTAAGGCTTTCGCCCGTGGCGAGTGCGATGTCCTTTTGAACGATCACGTTGTGGGTTGCCGTCTCTGCTGACATTGCCGTGGCTCCTATCGCTTCAGTGGATTGAATGTCTGTCGACCGACCTTCGAGATCGTCACACGCGCCGCGGGTTGCGACGCATGCGCCATCAGCGTCAGTCGCATGTCGTCGGCCATGAGCGTCACGCGCTCGCCGCCCTTGACGCGACCCTGCGCTTCGACCGCTTCGACGTGCACGAAGACACGTCGAACGCCATCAGGACGTGACACGGAATACTGCACGCCGATGTCGCGCCCCGATGGTTCCCCACACGCCTGACACTTGCCCCGCACGCAGTGGCGCTCGACCAGCGAAACTCCGTGAATCGTCGCCTGAAAGTCTTCGCGCGCCAGCCTGGACAGCCACACCTGCGCCTGTTCCGTATCCTGCAGATCGATGGGGTGGGTCTGGCCGTCCGCTGTATGGATTTTCAGCACAGCCACCCCTTGTGAAAGCTACTTTGTGTCCGAGCTCTTTGAAGCCCCTGTGGGGGCCGAACCCGGGGCAGGCACCGAAGGCGAGGGCAACGAAGCCACGGGCAAGGACGGCGCCAGCGGGGGCTTCGGCGCCGGCAAAGCCGCCACCTTCGGAGCGCCGGACACCGTGAAGGCGATCCCTAGCTTCTTCAGGTGGGCCGCTTCCCCGTCGCTGACTACGCTGGTCGCGCCCGGGCGCACGTAGAGTGCGCCCTTGACGGTGCGCTCGGTGTCGGCCGGGAAATCCTCGACCTGCAACAGCTGCGCGCTTGGCGAAAAGATGATGGTCGGCATTGCGCTGTGATCCCTTTCTCAGTCGTCGTCGTCTTCTTCTTCGTCGTCACCGTCGTCACTGCCCGTCTTCTGCGCGTCCAAGATCAGGTTGATGATCTCTTTTTTGCTTGCCTTCTTCGGCAAGTCCTTCGAGGTCAGCGGCAAGTCTTCGTCGCTCTTGACGAGCGACACCAAGTCTTCGCGCGACATCTTCTTCAGATCAGCGCGCTCGTAGGTACCCTTGACCTCGGTCTCGGTTGCTTCGGGCTCGGCCTCAGCGACCTCGTCGTCTTCTTCGGTCACTTCTTCATCGGGCTCGACTTCTTGCTCGGCTTGCACCGGAAGACGGCCCTTGAGCACGGTCACCGAAAAGCCGGGCTGTGCTCGGTAGTAAACGGCTTCTTCTTGGCTTGTCGTGTTGAATGACTCGCCCTTCTTGGTCGTGCGACCCTTGAAGCCGGTGTGCGTAAGGGGCCCGCTTTTCACGGGCCCCAATTTGATCTTCGCTTGGAATATCGACATTTTCTTGGGCCTCCTTGGCCAATCAAAAACGACCAGAGCTTAGTGGCGTACCACAAGCACGTACCGGCTAGACGCCCTTGCCGATGTTCCGGACCTTGACGATCGCGCTCAGTTCTTCGAACTGCACATCGACCTTGGCCGTGATCGCGTACTGATTCACGCCCTTGTAGATGTCGCGATCCTTTTCGATTCGGATGTCGCGACCGATACCCACGACGAAGTTGTTCTGATGCGTCAGCAAGATCTGTGGGCTCGACCGATAGGTCACCTTCACGATGTCGCCGCTTGAGATTGCACCGCCACCTGCGCGCGCGATGGTGCCAGCGCTCGCGTTCAAGACGTAGTCGGTCGTCTCGATGTACGCAGGGGTTGGCACCTTATCGAGCTCGTCGGGATGCACGACGACGTCGGTCACCGGGCCGTTCTTCAACGCCACGGCAGTCGTACCGGTCAGCGTCACGTGCTCGACGGTCAGTGGCTCGAACTCCCAAAGCGGCACGGGGATCGCGGTGATGCCGAACGGTCCAGGAGATCCGCCGCCGCCACCGGCTGCAGTGTCACCGAGCACAGTCGCGCGCGTCGAAAGCTTTTCCATGTACAGCTGCCACAGATCGGGGCTCATGAACCAACGAAGCGCGGCACGGTTGCGCCGGAACTTCGTGGGCAATGCGCGGATCGCTTTGCTGAAGATGGACAGGCCGACGTTCTGACCCATGCCGTCGACGATGTTCGCAGAGTCAGCGAGCGTCGACCAGCCGTTTGACATCGCGAGATAGCTGTCTTTGATCTCGTCGGCCGAACCGCCTTCGAGCAAGTCGGACTGCGGGATCGCAGGGCCGAGCTTGTTGCCGTTGAGGTACAGATCTTCGAGGTCGTTCGCGAGCTGCGTTGCCATCAGACGAATGATCGTCTCTTCGACGTTCTCGCCTTCGATGTTCAGCTCGCGGAAGTTGTCGCCGATCTCGAAGGGCACGATCAGCTCGTGAGGCGTGAGCACGATCTTCGAGGTCGTGATTCCGCGACGCACTTGCGGGTCGACACCTTCGGACTTCGGCAACGCCACGCGCTTACCGACGCCGATCTTGTCGATGTCCAAGTTCTCGTTGCGGAAGCGCACGATTCGCGCGTTGTCCTTCAACACCGTCTCGTCGATGACGAAGTCGATGAAGCGATCGGACTGCGCGTCGTTGAGCTTGCCACCGGTCGCGAGGTTGTCCGCGACGATTGTGGCCTTTCTGACAAGATCTTCGTTTGCAATGGTCATTCTGTTACCTGTCTCCTTCGAAAGTTGCTTTCCGGGGTGGCCTTCGTCGTGCGCGAACTAGAGAACGCCGCCCCAAATGGAACGGGATTTCCTTGCGTTGCTGTCGGTCGCGCCTTCGGGGTCGGCGCTGTTCGAAGCCGGGCGAGCTTTCTCGATCGATTCGACGCGCGTCACCAAGCCGTTGACTGCAGTAGCGAGGCCCTTCAGCGTGTCGACGAGCTCTTCCGACTTCATCGTCGGCACGCTCGGCTTCGTGTTCGGCTTCGTCAGCTCGGCCACGGCGCTCGGGTTGCTGTGCGTCTGCACTTGTGGCGTGTTCGCGTCGGGCGAGGTTCCCGGGGCGACTGCTTCGAGCACGAGCTTCAGAATGTCTTGCGCGTCCTGAAGCGCCTTGATGCGCGCAGGCGTGAACGCAGCGGCCTTCTGCACGGCCGAAGCGAGCGTCGCCATGGTGAGCGGCGCATCATCAGACTTGGACGTCTTCTTCTCCTCTTCGGAGTCGTCCTTTTCGGGCGCCTTGCCGCCTGGCTTTTTGCCGAACGGAGGCGCGCCACCCGAGAAGCCCGCGGCCTTGAGCTTGGCCATGGTCGTCTTCACCATGCCGGCATCCAAGCCGCACTTTTCCAAGACGCTTTTCATGCTCGCGGCCTTGGCCGTCTCGGTGTCGGCCGTCGGCTCGGTGTCGCCGTCGGCATCATCGCCTTCGGTGTCATCGGTGACGGGCTCGCCTTCGACGGGCGCCTTCGCTTCCTTCTTTGTGCCGACGACGAGGCCGGCAATCTTGTCGACAATGGCGTTCACGTGTGAAAGCGCCTTCGTCACGTCACCGTCGACAGCTTCTTCAGCGTCGACCGGCACGACTTCCTTCTTTGCTGTTGCGCCCATGCTTGGATCCTCCGTGTTCTTCATGACCAGAAATTCGACTTCGTTCGCTGGCGTGTCCACCAAGCTTACTTCTTCGGTGTCCAACCCAACGAATCTGCGCTTCGCTTGCTTCGGCATGCGTTCGAGTCCCTTCTTGTTCACGTCGCCGGCACGACCTTCGCTCGACCGCCGATGCTGAAGCCCGCGATCTTGCCGTCCTTGACCTTCTTCCAGATCTCACCGTCGAGCACTTTCACCGTCATGATCCAAGTGCCCTGACGAACCGTCTTTGCACCGAGCACGATCCCGTTCGGCGCGACGTAGCTTTCGACGAGCGCGAGCTTCCCCTTCGGGAAAGTCGAGTGCTGAAGGCCGAGCTTCGTCGACTTGTTGAAGTTCATCAGAAAGCCGTAAGCCGCGGCCTTGATCACGTCGGCCGACATGATGTCGCCCTGCGCGTCGACCACTTCCGGCTGAAGCACAATGCCCGTTACGGTCTGTTCTTCGTCGGACGCCTTGAGGATCTCGACCTCGAACCGCTTTTCGACGCGCTTCTGTTCGTCGTCTTCGTCTTCTGCGTCGTCTTCATCGTCGCAGTCGGCCTCGTTGGGCGGGCTTTCCTCCGCTCGCGTGCCGGGCAAAACAAGCTTTCGGTCGGCCTTCTTCTTGCCGGCTTTCGCTAGCACTGCGATTGAGATGACGTGTTGTTCGATGTCCACGTCACGAGTTTATCGCGACGCTGTCGCGTTACTCGTCATCTAGCTCGTCGAAGCCGACTTGCTCCGACCAGATGTCGACCGTCGAACGGCACCGAAAATGGTAGGGCGGAAGCGCCAAGCCGGCGCTTGTCAGCCCCTTGATCCCGCCCTTCCGGAAGATGCTTTTGATCTTCCCAATGGCGAGCCATGGGTGAGCGTCCTTGGCCTGCGCGGGGTTCTTCGCCGAAGACGAACGCTCGATCTGATCTTCGGCGTCCTTCACTGTGAACACTTGGCCGTTCATGAACGCGCAGATCTGCGTCGTGCGATCGTCCATCGGGTTCACGATCTCGTACTTCGTGACACCAATCAGGCCGAAGCTTCGCACCTGTCCGCGCACGCGCGCGTTCGTCGCCGTGTTCGCAGCGATGCCCTCGAAGTATTTGGCATCCGATCCGTGAAACCCGTTCGGCACGACGATGTGGCCGAGCTCTTTTGCGACCGCGTCGGCTACACGCCGACCCGCGACATCGTGCCCGACGCCTTCCACCATGCCGGGCTCGACTGCGCCGCGCACGGCGGCGCGCAAGTTCTCGTTGTAGTGACGACCGATCCACATCATTTGATCGTCTTGCAGGTCGTCGATCGCTTTTTCGTCGACCAAGTCGAGGCTTGGCGACACTTCGGCGAGCTTCCCCTTGCCCTTCGTCACCTTCTCGCGCCTGTCGTCGAGCTCTTCGGTGAAGTTCGGCACTACGTACTGAAGCGACGCCTTCGTTTTGCCTGTCGCCTTCTTCCAACCTGCCTTGCGCGCGAGCTTGTAGATGCCCGCGAGGTCGTTCGTCACGCGCGACTCGACCTCGCTGGACCACTTGCCCATGATCTTGTCGACTGCAGGAGGCACAGCCTTCAGCGAGCCGCCACGGGCCACGATTGCACCGGCCCGGGCGCTCGCTTCAGCCGCTCTTGCGCGCCACTTGCCCGTCAAATAGTCGCGCATGCGCATTTCGAGGCGCGCGATCTGCGCCACTTCGCTGATCATCAGCGCCTTGGCGATCGAAATGTCCGACGTCACGAGCACGTCGTGAAGCAAGTCGAACTCACGTGCGCAGCACTCGCATGAAAGCGTGTTGTGCAGCGCCGCGAGCTTCATTTGCTGGCCTCTAAGCTCTTGCGCCACGCAATTTCAGCAGCGCGATTGAGTGCGAGCAAGCGCTTCGCGACTTCCATGACGCTTTCGGGGTCGTCTTCGTCGAGATCTTCGAGGCCGAGCGCCGACATATCGAGCTCGTCATCGTCGGTCAGGATGCCGAGCGCCTTCAGGGTCTTCACCGCCGTCACTTGCTGCCCGGGCTCGGTCGGTTGCGCCTGATTTTTCACCGCGTCAGCCATGGTCAGGCTGAACGGCACGTCAGCGGGGAAGCCGCCCGCGAAATCGGGCAGATCGATCCCGAGAATGTCTTCGAGCATGAAGCGCGCGATGCGCGGCGTCATGCCGCCCGTCTTCTCGGACCCGCCGAGGATCTTCACGAGCTGCGTGTTGTCGGTTGTGTTCGGCGTGTTGCTCTTGAACTTGTGAAAAATCACGTTCATTTCGGGGAAGATCATCCGATTCATGATCTCGTCGAACTCGGTTCGCTCCGGCGAGAAGACTTGCTCGTCAGCGAGCCGGCGCGACGACTCCGCAGTCGAGCGCGAGTAGTCGGCTGCTTGCCCGACGAAGATTGGCGGCAGCCGGAACGAGCGACGGATCTTGTCGTGGTTCTTCTCGCTGTAGTTCTGAAACAGGGCATCGCTGTGCTGCTCTTTTGTCAGCGGCTTGATGTCGATTTTGACCTGCCCGCCGTCTTCGCCCGTGTCTTCGCCCGATGCTTCGGCCTCGACGATCAGAAACTTGCTGTAGTTGTCCGAGCCCTGGATCTGCGACTCGACGAACGACTGAATGCGGTCGATCGTGCCCTGCGTGAGCTGCCCGTTCGACACGAGCACAGCCATGCTCGGAATGTTGTTGTTCTTGAACGTGACCCAATTGATTTCTTCGGCTGCGCGATCGCCGAAGATCGACAACAAGTTGCCGATGAAGCGTGGCAGACCGTACGGACTACGTGGGCTGTACAGCTTCAAGTGCACGACCTCGCTCGCCCGGTCGCCTTTCTTGACGTTCTCTCGCATCTCGCCGTCGCGCTTCGACCACGCGCGCGGATCGCCGAATTCTTTGAACCACACGACCTTGTGCCCCGAGATTGACGACGTGGTGCGGCCCTGATGGATCGAGCGCGACTGCACGAACGAGCGAAACCGGCGCATGATGCGCTGCTCTTTCACCTCGACACTGCCATCGATCTGCAGTTCGAGGATCTTGCGCGTCACCTCGACGGGCTCGTCTTCGACTTTGCCAAGACGCATTTGGTAGCTCGGCAAATGCGTGAAGCCCTGGATCGCACCGGCTGCGTTTCGGATGATCTCGAAGTAGGCGTTGCCCGTCGTTTCGAGATCGCGCCGAATGCGTCGGCGAAACTGAATGAAACTTTCGTCGGTGCAGTAGGTGAAGAAGTTTGTCAGTCGCACCTTCTCTGCACGCGACTCGTTGAGCACCCTGCGTTGCTCCGGGGTCACCTGCGTCGTGTCTTGCGCCGCGTCGTCTTCGGTCTTCGTTACGTCGTCGAGGCGAAGCCGGGACACAAAGCGATAGCCCGTCGCTTCGATGTTCGTTTCCATCGTTTCGATGCACTGATTTAGCTCCGAGCTGTTCTCTGGCAACATCGCGAGCGTCAGCAAGTCGAACGGCGGCAAGATGACTCGGCCCTTATGGCCAAGCGCGTTGAAAGGCTCTTCGGGCAACCCTTCGGATGCGCCCGGAGCGACGTCGTCAGGTGCGTCGGTCAGGCCATTGGGCGATGACGCACCCTTGCGAATGTCGATCACGAGCGCGCGCACCTTGCTAAGTGCTCGCTTGTTCGTCGTGTTCGCGACGCCCGCGGCTTGGCGTTGCTTCTCGATCGACACCACGGATTTTTCGGTCGGTAGGTTTCGCATGGGGCTACATGACTCCGGGTTCTCTACGCTGACTATTGCCGCGACGACGCATCTTGCTCGTGCTCACTGCAAGGTCGAGCCCGTCGAATAGATCTTTGTATTTGTGGTTCGGAAAAAGCACGAGGTGTTCGATCAAGAGGTTCTGCGTGCCCTTGCGGAAGAACATGCGCTTGTCTTCAAATAGCGCCGACAGCTTCCAAGCGCGGGTAATTTTGTCTTTATCGGTCTGCACGCGGCGCAAACGGATGTCCGCGTCGACCTCGCGCAGCGTCTGATACTGAGCCGCTTGGTACTGATTCGTTTCGATTCCACAGCGGATAGGGCGCCAACGCTTGTAATATTCGAGGATCTTCTTCGTCTGCGCGCTGAAGCGAAGCTGATCCTCGAAGTAGTCGAGCACGTAGTAGGCGCTGCGATCCTTGTTGACGCCGATGACGACGATCGCAAACTTGTCGGCCTTCTCTTCTTCACTGATCGCGAGGTCGACGCCCATGAAGATCCGAAGCGCCTTCGGATCGGGCCAGTCTTCTTCAGAAAGCTGCTGACAGTAGTCGTACTGAAAGATCTCGCCCTTCATCGCCTCCGTGTCGCACTGGTATTGCGCGTTGAAGATGATCAGGCCGGCGCGCTTGCGCCGTTCGAGAAACCACTTCGCAGGGTATTTCTTCGGCCACGGACTGCGCCCCTTTGGATCGAGCGCCGGGATAACTTGGTGGTGCCTCTTGAGCTCGGCCTTGATCAGGTGCCCGTACAGATCGTCGTAGTGATAGCGCGTGCCGAGCATGTGGTGCTCGCCACGGTGCTGCACGTCGACGTCGGGCGGCTCAAGCGTCGGCATGAGCGTGTTGTAAAACCACTTCTGGGTCTTTTCACGCTGCAGCTTCGTGCGACTGTTGTCTTCGTCGACCAAGTCGTCGCTGATGATCACATCATAGTGCTTCGACACGACCGTGCCCTCGACGCCGACGCAGGTGACAGAAGCTTCTTTCGCGACGATGGTGCGGGGCAGCACCTCGATCTCGCGCTCGTCCCATTTGCCGACGCGCTTCGAGTCGTAGTAGCGCCCGAAGATCTCTTGCAGACGTGTGTTTGTTTCGAAGTGCGACTTGATGTTCTTCAGGAAGCCGCACGCGTTCTGCAGCGTCTTCGACGCGATCAAGATCCGTAGATTCGGATTCTTGAGCAACAGGTGAATGATCTTCACCTCGGTGCACGTCGTCGACTTGCCCGCGCCGCGGAAGCACAGCTGCAGGCTTTCTCCGTGCTCGAACTGAAACTGCATCATGGCGAGATGGAAGGGCTCGACCTGAAGGCCGAGCACTTCCGTCGCCAAGATGTCGATCCGGTCGTGGTTGATGACCTGATCGCGGATCCAATCGTTACGTAGCTTGAAGGAGCTTTCGTAGAAGCCGATCAGCTCCGCTCGATCGGCCCTCCGAAGTTGCTTCGACGTCGGGATAACAAGCGCCAAGTGCGATCGCGTTCTCTTCTTGTCGGCTCGCTCCTTTGTTGTTGCTGGTAGCGTCACACCGCACCGCCCGGTTCAAATGCCACACGTCGTCGTCGCTTAGCGCTTGCGCCCGCAAGCGTCAGAGGTCCGGTGGCGGCGGCGGCGTGGCAGCTAGCTGCCCCTCGGGGCTTAGTTGCGCGAACGTCTTGGCCTCGATGGCCAAGTCGCAGAAATACTCGTGCCCGTCGCTCAAAGTCTGCGGTTGCGTGGCGAACCCGACGAGTTCGTCGTCCAGCTTGTACACGGCGCCGCCGCCGAGCTTCGGGATAGGATCGGACCACCACAGCGTGTATGCGTAGAGCGGGATCGCCGTGGGTGGCTCTTCATCGCTTCCGGGCCATGATTCGGGCGGAATCGGATAGGGGCGCGAAACGCTTCGTGCATATTCACGGCCAGCCCATTCGTGAAACTGTGCTGCCTGCAAATCAGTGGCCATCTCAATGAATGTCTGCGGTGTCATGCAGTTTGCCTTTCTGTTCAGGGTAACCCTAGTGATGGGTACCGTTGTTTGAGGTACGCGATCACGCGCGCATGCTGCGTGGGCGATGGCGCTGGGTTAGCAATCGCCACGCGGAAATAGTCCGTCGCACCCGGTACTGAGACGCCCTGAATGCGATCGCCCAGTGTCATCCATAGCGGAGTCGCGCTTAGGCCGCCGCTGGGTGTCGTAGCAAGCACGCCGTTATTCAGATCGATCTCAAGCGTCGCGGATTCCCAGCGCAGCGTTGCTAGCCGCGGCGTTGCCAACACGGTGTCAGTCGGCGCGACAGTGGTGGTGCCGTTGATCCCTTTGATCGTATTCGCCGTGTGATAGAGCAACTCTAGCTGCGCCGTGGTGCCCGCCGTTCCATTCGTATCGAGACACACGAGCGTGTCGTTGTACGGAACAGCGCCCGCGCGCGGTGTGTAGGCGCAGTAGATGTACGGACGATCGCCCGCGAGCAAACCTGTAAGGGTTCCTCCAACACGGATCGAATCGTCGGATCCGTCCGTGCGCATGCTTGCGTGACCGTCCAACACGCTGAGAACTTGGGTCGGCTGTTTCAAGGCCGTGCTTTGTGATGGAGAGTTTCCACGCCCGCTTTGGTCGGCCCATCCGCTCACCTTCGGTGAGACTCCGAACGAAATGCCAACGTCCGGATCAAGGTCCACCATCAGCTGCGTTCCGAGGATGCTCGGTAGAGTGTCGAGCGTAGCGAAGTCGGTGCCAATCTGCTTTGCCAGCGCGAGCAACTGCGTTGCTGACGGCACTGACGAAACAGCGATCACCATGGCGATCGAGACATCACCGGGGAACCCACCGTCCCACTGGGCGCCAACACCGATTTTCGTCTTATCGGTGTTCATTGAAAAGCCGGAGCCGGCATTGCTGACAATCACCCCATCGCGCGCGTGCACAGGAACGCCCGCAGCCGTTTCGTACAGGGCGAATGCAGACGGCGTCGTGGCCGTGTAGGCCGTGCCAGAAATCGCGCCCGCGTCCATCGTCGGAACGATGACGACCCCAGTCGTCAACATGCTGTATGTCGCGGATGCGGAGTCTGTGCCGCGCACGTCGATCAAGACACTATTGCCGCTGTGCGATCGGTACCGCCCGACCACAATCAAGTACGGTCGCGTGCCGGCCATGAACAGCGGCGCAGGCAGCGCCTGGCACTGTAGATATTTGCTGCCTGTTTTGGCGCACTGGATGACGGGAATGCTGTTGAAATAGCCCGTGTCGACAGCGAGCGTGGGCGCGTTTCCAGCCGCCACGGGCGTCAGCGGATAGCCCCGTTCCGTGCCCTTCCACGCAAACACGTTCCCGCCCGGCGCATACACATTCTGCCGGCAATCCCAGCGCTCGATCATCAAGCCGCCCAAGATCGCCTGGTATGCATCGCCCAAGCCCGCCGACGGATACTGCCGGCGAAAGAACTCCATATTCGCGGCGTGCTGCGCCGCCGTTGGCGGCGGATTCACAACCGCGAGACGAAAGATGTCGATGTTCCCAGGGAAAGCATTGTCCCAACGTTTCCCAAGGCGAACCTGAGTCTCAGGGACCTGAAGCCCGGTAGCACTTGGCGCGACCGTGCCGATCTGAACGTTGTTTAGGTCGAGCGTGTGCGCGCCAGCGGTCAGGCGCTGTGTCGTGACGCGCGCCGTAAAATTGGACTCGGGGGTCGCCCCGGCAACGGCACCGTCTGCACGAGCGTACAGCCCACCGTCTGTGTAGTGGTAAAGCGCAAGGTTGTGCGTCTCGGCTGAACTGCCGGCGAATGAGTATACCTCCGCGAGATAGGTCGGGCTGGTGTTCCGTGGCGCCCACACACAGTAGACGTACGGCAGTGCGCCAGCCGGCAAGCCAACGATCCCTGACGCGGCGTCGAGACAATCGTCGGAGCCATCGAAACGGATTGCCGAGTGCCCATCGAGCACGCTCGCGACGACCGTCGGCTGTAGGCTACCGGTCGCTTGCGCCGCGATGGCGGAGGGGCTGTGTCCGCTCGAATCGGCCCACGCTGACACAGCACCTGCGGTGCTGCTCACGCCGACATCGCTGTTGAGGTCTAGAACCAGCGACGCGCCGTTGATCTGCGCCAGCGTCGGCGCAGACGCGAGTACGATTGGCTGCGTCGTGCCCCAAATGCTCATGGACGAGTACAGTCGCCGCAAGTAGCCGATGATCGCAATGTGCTCTGCCGCTGTTGGCGGCGGACTCACGATGATGACGCGGAAGATGTCGCCGAGATGGCGCGAGCCAACGGTCGCCGACAGGTCCGCGCCGACAATGAGACGAGTCGGAGTAAAGTCGATGCCAGTGGCGGTGCATACAAAAGAGCCGGGCTCCGACGCGTCTTGAAACCGCATTGCAAAGACCGTGGGGTCGTTGCGAATGTCGATCAGCCCTGGGTTGTTGCTGACCCCGCGGCCCGGGGCGATAGGCTGTGCGCCGCCGTTTTTGAACGCGCTATTGCGATACTCAGTGAGGTACACATTTTGGGCAGTGGCGCCGAGCTTCATCACTTGCTGCGACGTACCGATACTCAGAGACACCAACATCCCGTTGAACGTCGTAAGATCCCCAACCCACGACGCGATCACATAGATGCGGGGAAAGTCGCCGGCTGCGATCCCGGCAAAAGTGGATGGCAACGAGAGCCATCGCGAGCCATCGAAGCGTATCGCCGCATGACCGTCAAGCACGTTTGCGACAGCGCTCGGTTGGTTCGCCCCCACTGCTTGCGTCGGCGTATTAGCTAGGCTGCCCTGATCGGTCCACGCAGATATCAGGCCGCCGCCAGCTGGTACGACGCCTGCGTCTGAGTCCAGATCGACAACGATCTTGCTGCCGAGTATCGACTTCAGCGTGGCGAGCGGCGGCCGGGGCGTTGGCTTGCGACTCTGCAGCGCCGTACCGTGGTGTAGGCGGCCCATGCTTACACCGCCACGAAGCTGATGCCTTCGCCGCTGATGCTGACGTCGTAGTAGATCGACGAGAGATCAGCGATGCGCACAAAGACGCTTTGGCCGTTGCCCAACCGCCTTCCGTTTGCGGCTCCTACCGTTGCGCCTCCGAGGTAAACGAGCCCGATATTTCCCGGATGGGCTTCGACGTCGACGCCTTCTTTGAGGGGCTGTGAACCTACGGAGAGCTGAACTCTTGTGCCAGCGTTGGTTACCGATGAACCGGTGAAGACGGTGGTCGGCAGCGCGACGGACGCAACGTCGACAGTACCGATGTTCACGCCAGCGTTCGCCGCGAGCTTGCCGATCGCATTTGTGCCAGCCGCGAGAACCAAACTCGGCAGACTCGCAACGTCAACAGTGCCAATATTTATCCCCGCGTTCGCTGCAAGCTTGCCGATAGCGTTCGTGCCCGCGGCAAGAACGAGACTCGGCAGCGATGCGACATCGACAGTGCCGATGTTCACGCCAACGTTCGCTGCAAGCTTGCCGATCGCATTCGTGCCGGCTGCAAGCGCCAAGCTTGGCAAGGTCGCCACGTCGACCGTGCCGATGTTCACCCCAACGTTCGCCGCGAGCTTGCCGACTGCGTTCGCGCCAGTTTGCAAAGCAACTTTGAGGTTGCCAGCCGCTATCGTCGCCGCGAGCGCGAGAAGCGAGTTCGCCATGTCCGTGAACATCGACAACACGGGGGCGCTCTGTGTGACGGGCACCGGAGTCGGTATGGTCACGGGAATCGGACTACTCGTGTCGATCTCGAGCGTCACAGCGTTCGGAATTGAACCGCCAAGCTCGTGACCTTGCGCCGAGATGGCGACGAACTCGCCGGCAATATCGTTCGTGACGAACACGCCGACGATCGACCCGTTCGCATTCGGAACGTCGAACACGTAGGGCTCGCCAGCGCCCGCGCCCGCGCGCGCGAGCGGACCTGGCATCGGAACAAAAGCTTTCGCTTGCTCCGACCATATCCGAACTTCGATGCTCGGGTTCGCCGTGCCACCCTGTACGGCTGCGGGATCCTTACTCGGATCGGCCGCCATTGGCGTCACTGCAAAGCGCAGAGCGTTGTAACCACCGGCATTCACGCCGTCAGAACGCTTTGTGAAATCTGCGTCTAGCTCCGACGCCACGCGACTGAGTTGCCAGTCAGGCGCTTTCGCTGGTGACGTGTGAAGCGTCTTTAGCGGATCACTCTTCTGTCGACCGTCGGCGTTATCGTTGTAGCTCATGGGCTCCGCTCCTTTGGATTTTTGACGGGAAAAAGGGGCGAGAACCTGTCATCAGCGACAGGCCCGCCCCTTCGTCCGTTCGCTCCCTACTCGTGAGCGACCCAATGGACGAGCTCGCCAGCGACGTTCACGTCCGAGTCGTTTCCGATTCGGAAGCCGTTCGACAGCGGTGTGATGCCCGCGCCCGCAGCGATCTGCGACAGCGTGCCAGCCGTGATCTGCTTCAGACCGCGACCCTCGGTCATGCTGTCGGTCCAATACGCGAGCACGAGGCCGGTCTGATTGAAGAGCTCGACGCGACGCGGCTTGTAGCCGACCGTGAGCACGTCCAAGTTCGCGCCCGTCCCTGTGACTGCGCCATTTTTGGTGATCTGTGTACCGCTCGACATGTTGAATCCTTCCTGTGGATAGACGAATGCGAGGCCGCCGAAGCGTCTTCGACCGCCGTTTGATCCTCGTTCGTGGAAGCCGCGCCGCTGAAAGCGCGACACGAAGACATTGATCACCTCCTATGGTGGGTGACCCTTGATAGACCGCGGGACGTCTTCAACACGCGGCCCTGCTTGCGCTCGGGTCCAATGGGTTACGAGCGCAAGAATAGCTGTCGGGCTTCAGCGGTTACTACGATCGGCCGACAGCACGTAGGCCGACTCTTCGTTGATCGATCCGCTGTAGAGGTCTTCACCGCGAAGCCACGCGATAGCGTAGCCAGCGAGCATGAAGAGCCATGGTGCAGGTGCCCATATTGCGAGCGCGACGAACCACCGAGCGCCGAATCCGAGGGCAATGGCGGCGAGCGCAGCGCCCATCAAACACGCGCCCTCGTATTGCTCGACGTGCTCGTGTTCGTGGTCTTGAAGCACCGACCAGCCTTGTCCAAAGTGCCGCCCGCTTCGATAGAAAATGACGTGCGGCGCAATTGTCACCGCGGCGATCTCGCCGGGCAGTCGTCGAACGTCGAGCGTCAGCGCGTAGAGTCCCGGGCCGTTCGGCCGTCGTTCCAAGGTGAGGCCTAGGCCCTTCTGAAATGGCGCGAGTGCCAATGCGAGCAACGCGCAAAGTACGTCAGCGGGAAGCCCGAAGAAGTAGATCAGCCATGTTCGCGTCTTGATCACGATTCCCCCGATCCCTGTTTCGATCGAAGCATCTTTTGTCGTTGTCGTTTGGGCCCACAAATGCAGCGCCCCGACCCATCGCGCGCACGGGTCGGGGCATTCGGGAATGAGCAGCTTGGATGTCAGACCACGCCATCAGGAGCGAGAACGCCATGCAACTCTGCGATCGTCATGAACGGGGCAGCAAAACGCAAGTGCTTGCGATCCATGGAGCCCGGCACGCCGCGTGTACCTGCGAACCACGCTTGCGGTTGCTCCATCGTTCCCTTGTCGAAGGGCGCCTTGCCAGCGAGCGCAGCGCTCCACACTGACCAAAGCGGATTCTTTGGCGGCGGCTGACGCACAAGTGCCTCACCTCCTGCCCCGCCGATCGTCGAACCGTTGCCCTCGAACACTCGCACCTGTGGGTTCTGCGTCGTGTGCCCGGCCGTGGTGTGCCCGTACACGCGAACCCATGGCTTGCCTTGCTGGCAAAACGCGTCACGTACGCCGTCAGCGAAGCCGCCATCGCCGCCAACCTCCGACGCCGCTTCGGGCGTGTCGGTCGCAGCTGCCGTCGAGCAACAGTACAGCGGCACGTGAAGAAGGTTCTTTGCGTCGATGCCGTTCTTCGTCGCCCAACGCACGAGCCGAACGAACTCGGGAATGTCCGCCGTACGGATGCCAGCTTGAATCCCGTTCGACCATCCGTGACAGAAGAACGCGATGCCACTGAAGTCTCTGCCCTTCAGCGCGTCGAGCTCGCCGAACACGTAGCGCTGTCGCAGCGCCATGCTCTTCGTCGGGTCGAACTTGATCAGCTTGTGCTTACCGGGCACGACTTGCATGAAGGTCAGCGACTCGGGCTCGAACGCACCCTTGAAGTCGGTCGAATGAACGTTTCGGTCGGGCGTGATCACGATGATGTTTGGCATAGGCCTCTTTCCTTTCAGTCTCGAACGCGTCGCCTGCCCGCGGCGCGCTTGCCCGACTTCGCTCGATTCTTCTTGTCGCTTGAAGCCGCCAATAGCGGAGGCTTGCCAAGCGTGGCAGTAACAACTTTTTCGATGGCCTCGCCGTGATGCAACGGGCCCGGCGAAAGTGCGCGCACGTTCGAACCGGATCCATACTTCTCGATCATCTTGCCGAGTCCACCGATCGCGTCGATGACGCCCTTGCGAAGGTCGGTGTCTTTCATGTCCGAGATCGAGATACCGCCAAGCAACACCTTCCGCTCAGGCTCTTTCGAAATTATTCCGAGCGTCTGACCGGTCGAGATGACTCGGTCCGCGATCTCGGCGCGCATACGAATCGCGCCGACAATCACGCTGTATTGCGTCTTGCTGTTCAGATTGTTGACGAGATCGTTTAGGTCAGTGACGTTGCGCTCTTGATCGATCACGTACCGGGCGAAGCGCTCTTTCGGCGACAGCCCTTCTTCTTCGTCGCCCTTCGACACGAGCAAAAACTTCTTCGCCATGGCGTAGTGCTGCGCCGTGACGCCAAGCTCGTCGATGATCTCGGCTTCGGTCTGCCCCTCGACAAGGCCAGAGTAGATCGACGCTGCGAGCTCGGCCTTCTGCCTGCGCGTCAACCTGTCTTCGTCTTCATCGTGCCGTCGTTTCTTCTTCACGTCTTCACCCCAATCGCGCCAGCGACTTCGAGCGCACACGTCTCGTCGAGCGCACCGAGAATCGACTCGCGCAAGTCGGGCCGACATCGCACGTAGTACGCGATCGAAGCGACGCAGTTGCGTCGAGCGTCTTCGCGCGAATTGCCGACCATGTTGAACCACTCGAACACAAGCGTGTCCGGCTCAAAGTTTTCGTCATCCACAATGCGAATGAACTTCACGCACAGCTTGAGATCTGGCTGTGCCTCGACAGCGACGAGCACACGGGCCTTCATTGCTCGCCTGTCCAGAATACGCGACCGCACGTGCACGCAACGATCACGACCTCCTTGCGATCGTTGTATCCCGTGAAGGCGATCCCACCGGTCCACATGCAGCGCCACAGATGAAACCAGCGCTTCGCGCGTGCCTCGACAAGCTTCTTCATGTGCCACGCGCCTGATCGGCGATTGCGGAAAACAGATCGGCGATCGAATCGTAGTCGGCGTCTGTGTAGACGCTGTGGCCGTCCGCATGCAAACGCCCGCGCCAGCGACGCTCACGCGTCGGGAACGTGGTCACGACAACCCCGGTCGGGCTCGCATGCGCGACCATCCAAAACGATTTCATTTCATCCGACTCCGACATCGTCTTCGACCGCCTTTCGAATCCAGTCTGGCACGTTCTTTTTCGACAACCGGATTAGGTCTTCGACCTCGTCGTCGGTGAGCTCCATACGAAGCTGTGCCGCCTTCAATGTGCCGCGCACCATATGCTGATGTAGGCGCAGGCCGAGTGCAGCATGACCGAACGCATCGGCCCGGCGCACTGTCGACTCGGACACGCGAAGCTTCGCTGCGATCTTGCTGTTCGAAAGACGCTTTCGGATCTTCAGGAGGGCTATCGCCTCGCACTTTGCCACGGGCAAGGTGCGCGTCGAGCTGTAATCGCGGTTGCCGATCAACCGGCCACGCGGCTTGACCGTCTTCCACGTCGCGCCAGTGGCGATCTTGTAGATCGTCATGTAGCCGACGTGGTACTCGCCTGCGATCTTTCGGAGTGATTCACCTGCAACGATGCGTCGCTTGATCGAGCGGACATCCTTGCGAGACAGCTTAGGGTCGCCAACTGGCACGCCCTATAAATACGGGGCGCGAACGCCTCTCGCTGAAACTTTCGGTCAAACAGTTTCCCGAGAAAGCCCGACGATTCAGTGCGCGGTGTCGAGCTGTAGCGCTATGCCTTCGAACTTCAACGCTTGTTCGCGCATGTGCGAAGCGAGGTCACGAAGTTCGGACGCAAATACGGTGCGCACCTCGACTTCGGCCGGTAGCATCGCCGACAAGTCGGGAATGCATGGCCGATTGGAAATGTAGCCGAGCAAGCGGATCACGTCGTGTCGTGTCGCCGCGACGATCTGTGACTTGAGTAGCTCGCCGCGGGTCGCCATCAGCGCCCGCTTTGCCTCCATCAGTTCGGCCCGTGTTACTTCGTCGTTTGATGCTGCGCCCATGCCCCTAAATACCGGATACCGGGGCGCTGCGCTGACTCACGGTTGCTGACGACGCAGGTAGGCGATTGCCGAGCTTCCGACGATGATCGCGATCATGTTTGACGGGATGCCCGCGAGCGGAAGTGACGAGTGCGCTTTGTACGCTGCCCACGCGCACGAGATCACGGTAACCACGCTGCAGCCGATGCAGAAGCGCATGGTGCGAATCGACTTCGCGCGTTCCTTCGCTCGCTCGTCGTCAATCATTTCGCATCGCAGGTTTCCGGAATGCACGGGACCATCTCCGTGAGCAGTCCATCGCACATGAAGTAGCAGCGACCGCAATACCAGGTGTCCTTCGTGAGCGAGTCGCCGCTCGGAGTCACCCAACCCATCGGGCGCAAGAACGGCTGCGGGTGTTCGCAATCGAACGGACAGTGGTCGTGTTCGATCTTGGTGCCGTCGATCATTTTGGGAACGTGTCTGCGAGCGTCGCGTGTTGAGGCCCATCGATCACGAAGTCCGCGCTGATGCGTTTCAAAACGACGAGGTACCGGAGCACGATGTTGTCTCCGTCGGTGAGCTGATTGTGAAGCCAGCCGACGCACGGCTTCTCGCGACCGACCGGTGTCTCGTGACACGCCATCATGCGAAGAGTTATGCGCAGGTGCGCATCTTCGTTCGGTGAGTCGACTCGCGCGATCGTTCGCGACAGACGACGATGCCGTTCTTCGTCGTAGCCATTGGGGATCGTGCGCGGGTCAGTCGAGATTTTCCAAGGGCACTTCTTGCACTGACGCCGCATGACCTTCGTCGCCGGTTCGGTCGACCTCGTCATCGCTTGAGCTCTTCGTCGAGTCCGACTTGGTAATAGTCGAGTCCCGTTCGGAGCGCGAGAGTCAGCGCCTGAAGCACGGTCACGCGCGATAGCACTTCGTCATTCAGTGTCGCGTGTGTTTGCACGTCGATGTTTACACCGGCTCGTCGGATCTCTGCCATGAAGATGCTCGACCGACCGCGCACGGTCGCGAGCTTCTTCGTCAGAAGTTCGATCGGAAGCTGATCGTCGAGTGCCGACGATAGCGCGAGCTGTACGAGCGACCAGATCGATCGCGTCTTGCGCGCATAGCCTTCGACTCGACCCCGGTGCACCTTGGTCGACTCGTCCGAGCGTACTTCGACGTTGTAGAAGCCGATCTCGTCTGTGCCCGTGGCGACGTCGTTGCTGATCTCGACACGACCGAGCTCACGCACTTCGCTCGTGACCGCTGAATGCATTTCGACTCGGACAACGATCATGGGGCCTCACCTGTGTTGAATTCATGACCAACGCAACGCGACCAGACGCGTCCGACAACTCGTCGTGCCCGGTCGAACCAAGCCGGGCGAGGCCCGATAGCTCTTCGAATCGATTCCGCCGTACGTGCGTCCACGACAAAGCCGGACGCACTCAAACGCTCAAATGCTCGACCCGCTTCTTCGACGGTGAAGCCGCTTTCACGGCAGACCTTCTCGATCCTGTCTAAGTCGTTTTGAACGGCCTGCAGGGTGCGTCCGGCCCTCAATCGCATGGTGTGTACTCCGGATGTTGCGTCGCCATGTGTCTCACCAGCTGAACGAACGATCGCTTGCAGCACGGGCACACCCCGTTCTTCACCCGCTCGCGAAGGTTTCGCAAGCGAGTCTTGCTCTTGCGCCACTCGATTGCGTTGTGCTCGGCCTCCTTCAGCGCTGCCCGTCGGAACTCTTCAGCTCGCTCCGCTGCCCGGCGTGCGTCGTCGAGCTGCCTCCGAAGCCTGGTCGCCTCTGTCTCGCCACAGAAGACCCGCTGATGCCCATTGGGGCAGTAGAACGATTTGCGATCGCGCAAGCGCGCTTCTCGCATCGTCGCGGGCATGGCGAAGGTCACCCCGCACTCGCCTCACACCTGCGTCTCAAGCCTGACGAACTCGTTCAGCGAAAACACCGTTGCGCCCATGGCCGTCGCCCCTTTCTTTGGGTCGAGCCAAAACTACCGTGCGCCGGTCGTCATCGCGTTGCGCCTGCACGTGCGCAGTGGCGAAGTTTCTTCCGCCTATTGGGGCTGCACACGCATCGGCCGATCAAATCATCGTCGGCTTTGGGGCTGCAGGTGGGGCTGCACTCATTTTTCGTGACCGTCGAAAGAGAAGCTAAGTATTTGATTTTATTGGGCGCGGCCAGGAGGATTCGAACCTCCGACATCCAGTTCCGTAGAGCCATTTTGGCATGTCTTAGCATGTCATGCTAGAGCATGTCTTGTCACGGTTCATCCCTTATTTTTCAGCACATTCTGCGCATTTTCGGCACGACAAACAGCGACACGGCATGGCATGCAAAAGCGTCTTATGGGGGCAGCACTTTGGGGCAGCAAACACAACTGACGGTCTACCGTTCAAAACAGGAAGAAAGCAAGTTGCCGACAACGACCACTGAGAGCGACCAAACGACAGGGCCGCGCCGACGCGCCAAGCGCTCGCTACACCCCGGGGTCAGGTTCAAGAGCCCGGACCCGGCCCACCGCGTCTACTGCCACCGAGGGGTGTACGTCGACCCGGACACGGGCAAGACGAAATACGAACGCCTCGACGACGTTGTCTACCCGACCAAAGAGGCGCGCAGGCAATGGGCGATCAGAAAGTCGATCGAGATTCGCAAGCGCGCAGTCGAGCTCGAAGACGGCGCTCGCAAGGCGACGGGCGAAGGCTTCGAGGCGCTAACGAAGCTCTTCTTCGACAACAACCCGCAGCTACGAGAAGGCACCTTAGAGGGCTACCAAAAATCGCTGCGCAACTTCAACCGATGGGTGAAGGAGGAGCGCGTCACGCCCGACAAGATCACCCGAGCCGAGCTTCTCTCGTTTCGAGCATGGGCAATGAAGCTGCCGAAGAAGCAATGCGCACCGGGCAAGAAGCGAGGCGAGGTCGTTGAGCTGCCAAAACGTCGTGCGACCATCACCGTCAACAGCGACCTACGCGTCGCAGGAACCTTGTTGACGTGGCTGATCTCAGCCGAACGTTTGCCGAAGTTGCACCTCGACGATCTGATCGTCGCGTTGAAGAAGTACGAAGTGCCCTTCGAGTATCCCGAGTTCATGTCGCGCAAAGAGATCGCGCACACGCTCGAATGCGCTATGCATCACGACTCACTCGTCTATGCGCTGACCCGCAACGAGAAGACGCGAAACGAAACAGGGGGCTCGACTGCGCGCTATGTAGCGATCGCCCCATTCGTCGCAGCCGCGTTTCTGACCGGCATGCGGCTCGACGAGCTGTGCCTAGTCGAGTGGCGCACGCACGTCGACCTCGACCATGAAGACTTCGACGGCGTCGTCGTCGGCCAAATTAAACTGCAGGCCGAAAACACGAAGACGAAGCGTGCGCGCTTCGTCAGCTTCGAAGTGTCGCCGATGTTGCGTGAACTGATGCTCACGCTACACCGCAAAGCAAACGGCAAGGGGTCGGTCTTTGGCGTTACCTACGACGAAGCGCAAGCGGCGAACCAGCGCCTGCGAGATGGCTTCGGCGACGACGACACTGACGACGACAAGCAGTTCCGAGCGCCGGCTAAGTTCACATACCAGATGGCGCGCTCAACGTGCTCGACCTACCTGACGAATGCCCCGGGCATCTATGGCGCCGCTGCGTCGTTCCATTCGGCAAAACAACTCGGTCACTCGCAAGCCGTGCAAGAGAAGCACTATGCAGGCCTCGTCAAGGGCATCAAGCCCGAAGTGAAATCGATCGAAGCTGCAATGCAGATCGAAGAGCAAGTGCAGAAGATCATCGATCTCGTGAAGGCCAGGAAGTGATCAGTTGCTGTTCGCTGCCCCGCGCGAATCGCGCGACATGAACCAGCGCACGACCTCGCTGCGAGTGATGATCAAACGTGACCCGCCGCTTAGCCGCGAGCGGGTCGCTTTCAACTCACCCGATGCGATCAGGCGCTGCACCGAGCGCTCGTGCATTTTCATCACCTCGGCTGTTTCCTTCAGGTCGAGCGTGATCGGCAGCTGTTCCGACAGCTCGCGAAGGTAGTCGGGAATCGGCTTTTCTTTGCGCGCCGCGTTCATGCCGATCATGTACGCAGGCGACAGCCGAACCGCTGAAAGAGAAACGCCGCCCGCGAACCATTCGCGAACGGCGCCCTTGGATCGGTGCGAGGCCAAGACTACACGAGCCGTCCGCGTGGGTCAGCTGTTCTTCGGCGCGTAGAGATCACGGTACGTCGTGAGCGCTGCATTCTGGACGACGTCCCACGCAACGTTTGTGTGGTCGTGGATCCCCGGAGCACCAGGCATGAAGTTGTTCAGGAGCGCGTGAAGCATCTCGTGCATGAGCGGCTGTCCCGTCCCGATCATCTCGGCTGCGAGCGACTTGCGAATGACCGCGAGGGGAATCTTCTTGAACTTCGACGACGCATCGCTCAAGTACGAAGCGATTTTCTCGCCACCAAAAAGCGAGTGCTCGATATCGTCCATCATCGTGTCGTCGATGAAGTGCACGCCGATCGTTGGGAAGACTTGCGCAGCGGCGGTGTCGTTCGGCCGCCACACATGCCACGCGGTGAAGATCGCGACTGTCGCCGTGGTGCATGCGTCGAGTAGCAAGAGGCGCTGACCGTCATCGCCCGGCGCGTCGATCACCGTCACTTCGCAACCGAGCGCAGACTTGCGCGTTGCGCGCGCGCCTGATGGCCACGGGATGTGCACGGCTTGCCAAACGCCAATCACGCCGATCGCGACAAACCCTGCGATCGTCGCGACGAGCACCCAAATCTGTGTAGGCGTCATGCCCCTTAGGCTATTTCAAGAAGGCCCACTCGGGCTCGTTGTAGCCCTTCCACAGTTCGAGGCGCGTGCTGTAGGGCAGCATCAGCGGGTGCCGCGGATGCCCGCTCTTCGAGATGCCCAAACACATCGGAGCGATCTTGTTCTCGCCGACGATGTCGGCAAGGCCTCGCAGCGCCCGGCCACGCGGGTCAGGTTGCGCCTGCATGACCGATGCTCCCCATGCGAATACGACCCGCTCGGAGGTCAGCAGGCGCGTGCGGAGGCACATCAGGTTCGTCATCCACCGACCGACGCCGAAGCGAAGCTCGATCGGGTCAGTCGCGCGCTTCGAAAACAGGTTCACGACGTACATGCGCCCATATCCGAGCTTCGTGGCAAAACCAACGCACTTTCTGATCGTGGGATCGTCTAGTTTGCCGTCGGCTGTGGACGGGTTCAGCATCACGAAAGTAAGCGTTTTCGCACACCGGTCGCCATGGGTCCAATCGCGCAGGAGCCAAAAGCGATTCTCGCCTTCGATGTGTGCTTGCCGAATCATTGTTCTCTCGCGATCGCGGTGATCTGGTCGAGCATTTGAGCGAAGTCGGCCTCGTCGACGCCGCCGATCTTCGAGTAGCGCGCCCAATGTTCAAGAATGACGGTCGCCGCGCGATCGCAAAGCGCGTGCTCGCGCGACAGCGTCAACAGAACGTCCTTCCGCTTCCGGTCGACAAGCCCCTGTGCGACCGCCATGCCCGTCGCGATCGCAAGTACGAGCGTTCGTCGAGGCCGATGCAGGAGGAAACCGAGCAAGCGCCGGCCAAGTGGCTCGTCATGCTCGTCGTTCATGAGCGCAACCGGATACGAAGCCGAAGCACCTCAACCCGGTTGCGCACCGAACGCAGGTAGTAGCGCGCCCGAAGCGAAAGCTTCTTCCACCATGGCAGCGAGTGATACAGAACGCGCGCGTGTTGGGTGACGACCTGCTTTGTCAGCGGTACGACCACACCGGTGCGCATGAGCTGCGTCTGTAGCCGGGCGAAGCGCTTCGACTCGGCCGGTTTGAGTTTCCGCTCGGTCGAGATGCCCGCCAATCTGGCGAAGTCTTCGACCGCTGACCGGTTTCGCGCATTGATGCGCGCTTCGACGATGGCGAACTTTGGCCCGTTGCTCATGCTTTGGTAGGTAGCCGGATGCGCTGACCATCGCTGGCGATCCGCCATCGTCGGATAACTCTATATCGAAAAACATTGCACGTTGAAGCGAACGAGCTAGATTCAATGCATGGAACAACTCCGATTCTATCCGCTCGACCCAAACTTCGGCCCGATCAAGGCCGGCCAAGTCATCGCCGTCAACGGCGGCGCATGCGCGACTCACCGCGTGCAGCACGTGGACGAGAACGTCGCCGGATTCGTCTTCGCTTGCGTCAACTTGCAGACCGGCGCTCACTCGGTTGTGCTCGCTCACGAAGTTGCTTACCGGCTACGCTAAAGCAATGTTGGACCGCGAGCACTTTCTAGTCGTTGTCGGCATGGACGCCGCGCGATGGGCGACTCGCTACGACATCGAGCCATTCAGCCATCCGTGCAGGTTCTGCGGAGCGGTGCTCACGACTTCCCTTCCGTTCGCGTACCGAATGTTGCGAGGTTTGCTCGCCCCGCCCTGCCAATGTGGCAATCGCCGCACTCCGTACTGCGTCGTGCAGGCGCCGGGCCATGGCGATTTGCTCGACTTTTTTCGGTAGTCGCGCCAACGACACGTGTGCCGTTGCGAGCGGGCGAACGGAACCCATCGCGGCTTACGGCGTCGGACCGATACAATCGAGATGCGCTAGGCGCACCGGTCGACGTCTCGGTACCTGGGGAAAGACGTCGATCACGCGTGAAGTTGGTTCTCGCAGTGCGCCGCGGCTTTCCGCGCGCGACTGCGATTCGCGAAGAAGGCCTACACCTGATGAACGAACGGCGCGAACGAATCCGGGCACGCTTGCGAGAGATGACTTGTGTTCGCGCCAGCGCCCCCGTATCGGGCGCGTGTCTCTTGGGTTGGGGTCCGAACGAAGACGGCACCCGAACGCATTGGCGCGTCGGCCCGGGCCCTTCGCTCGACGAAGGCCCGACGCTGCGCGCCGACGCCGACCCGGCAGATTTCGAACAGTTACGAGAACTCGAAGAAGTTTGCACAAAAAACTTGCACGTTGAAGCGATTCAGCTAGATTCACTGCATGAAAACGAAACCAAACATTGGTGACCGCGTGATATTTTGGAATCCCATTTGCTCGGCCGACCGCGTCGGCACCGTGATCGCAATGCGCGACAGCGACTTCGGCCGCACGTGGGAAGTCGCGCTCGACGAAGACGGCACCGAGCATATCGGCGGCTACGTGGGCACAGCCGAAGACCGCGGCGGCTACTGCGTCCCGAGCCAGCGCGCGGGAATCGGCGCCTACCTCGTCGAGGTGAAGTCGTGACTTTCAGCCAGACGGTCGCGGCCCTGTGTGACCGCGTGTACCCCAAGCGCCCTACACTGACGCAGACACGCACAATCCTCGTTGAAACCGGCACGCTCGAACCGTCGGACCAAATGATCGAAGCATTACGCGACGAAGCGAGCAATCTGATCGACGCATGGCTTCGTGATGAAGAGTACGAGGGCCGCGCCGACAGTGCGGCATCACTCCGCACGGAACGCGACTACATCTGACCACGAATCGATAACGGTCAACTTGAGAAGTTGAAGCGAAGCACCGATACTTGATAATGAAAGGCGTGACGAAAGCAGTATGAAAACGAAGTTAGCAACGTTGGTTCTCTTGGTGGCGTGTCTCTCTGGATGTCCGGGCACTAACGACGCCCAGAGCAACGCGAAATGCCCCTACGACATCGACGCACTCTACGAAGTGCGCACAGACAGCGCCGACGCCGTGTCCCCGGTCGCGCTGTGGGATTGGCGAAACGCCGATTGCAGCCGTGAGCAAGTGCAGGTCATGTGCGAAGACGGACAACTCGTCGTCGTGTGCGAGCCGTGTGACGGCAAGTGCGGCTCGACCACACAGACCTGGACGCCTAAGACCGATGGGTCGACCACGTTCGAGCAAATCGACAGCGGCGGCGAGACGACGTCGTCACAAGTCTGGCTCAAATGAAGCCGATTTTCGCCACGCTGGTCGCCGCTCTACTCCTGACCGCGAGCGCCGCGCACGCCAAGCCACCGAAGACCGCGAAAGATGCTTTCGCATGTACGATCGTCGAGCTGAAGCAGTGGGAAGCGCCTGACGAAGATAGCGTCGCGATCGTGATCGCCGTCCGCTTGAGCTGTCACAACAACGGCCCGAAGTCAGTTCGGCTGAAGGCCGCTGATGTATACCTGTTGAATACAGATGATCAGAAGTACAGGCCTGATCGCGACTCCGACAACCTCGACACGATCTTCGAAGACGAAGATCCAGGCCCCGCTTTTGTCGATCACTTCGTCGATATCGCGAAAGGTGAGACAAAGGATCTCGGCTTCACGTTCACTGGTGGAAACGGCCTAACAGATCCACACCTTACGCTCGACATCGACGGCGTAAAGTACGAGCACCATCGAGCCGTGACGCCCGACTTCGGCGAGTAATTCGCGAAGTTGCTTCACTCATATCTTTTGCACGTTGAAGCGAACCGGATAAGGTCGCTTCCCATGGAAAAGCCGACCGTCCCGATGCACGCCGCACACGGAACGCTCGACTCGGAGTGGCAAGCCTTTCTCGACCGCGCAGTAGGTCCGGGCGAACGATACGACCAAATCCGCGCGCTCGGCGGCATGGCGAAAGCCCGCGAGCGTTGGAAGCGCGAAGAACAAACGACCTCGTCGTAGAAGTCTTGATCCTGTGCCTGCAAAGCTGTACGCCCACATTCGCGACACGCCGACCGAGAAGCTTCTTGTTCTTTTGGAGTTTTTCGATCACCCGAACTTGCGTCGGTACTATACCGGGCTGATTGCCGACATCCGGAACGAGCTGACGACACGAGGCCATCTATCATCCGGCGCGTGAAACCTGGTAAGAAGCGCGCCCATGGATCCGAACGTCGCCCTTGAGTGCATCCTTCGCGGTTACCTGATCTCCGACCACGCCGAAGCCCTGACCGAATGGCTGTCGCGCGATGGCTTCGCCCCCGCCGACACGACCGTGCCACCAGTCGACCCGGCCGCCTTTGTGGCGAAGCACTGCGCCCGACACTATCCGCACCTCGACCGAGAAACGATCCTCGTTCGCGCCGACAAGGCTGGCCTGTGGACTGCGCCGCCCGAAGGTCGCCCTTGGATCTCCATCGGAATTTGGTTCGACCTGTGCCGCATGGAAGACTAGGCAAAAAGTTGTTGCGTTGAAGCGAACGCATGCTAGTTTATTAGCATGGATGTACGCCGATTCATTCTCGCAGGAAACGCCACCTTCACAATCGTGTCCGCCAAGACGGGCACGCGGTTCACTTACAAGATCCGCGCGAAGGAAGTCGACGGCGGCTCGACCCTGCACTTCGTGTCGGTGCTGACCGGCTCGGACAACGAGAACGACTTCACCTTCTTGGGTACCGTCTTCGGTGGCACGCGCTTCAAGCACAGCGCGAAGTCGCACATCGGCGAAGAAGCACCGAGCGCGCGCGCCTTCGCATGGGCCTTCGGCCGGATCCTCGCTGACACGCTCACCAACGCCAGCGTGCATCACGAAGGTCGTTGCGGGCGCTGTGGCCGCAAGCTGACCGTGCCTCGGTCTATCGAGCTCGGACTCGGACCCGAGTGCGAGAACGCAGGCTGAAACAACAGGCGCCCCGGGACGAGACAGTCCGGGGCGTTGTCGCTTCGGTTGTGATCGCCGCGCGTCGGAAGGAACGCGCACGACACCGCCGAAAGTCTCAAGCCCCGGGGCGATATGAGAAACTCTAGTGCCGAATCCAACAAGCTGCGAGCGCCAGCAACGCGAGAACGTTGACGACCCATCCGATCACGCTCAATACGCGCGGACTGCCGAGCATGCGCCCGTGCCAAGCGTGCGCGACGATCGCGAGTGCAACGATGCAGGTTCCGGCCACGGTCGTATCGATGTGCATGTGATGCGCCTCCTTGTTGCCTTCAGTGTATGCTGTCGACCGTCGGCGTTGCGCCTGATGGCTTGTGACTCAGATCTCGCACGACGACCGCACGGCAGCGGGCCGCTAACCCGCTGTGCCGCGTTTTCGTACTTCGGCACGGGCCCGGCGCTTGGCTCGCCGGTTGCCACCGTACAGCACGACGAGCTGCCGATATTTGGCTTCGCGCGCGTCGAGTGCGGCCTTGCCCGTCAGCAAGGCGACCCGCTGACGCGCAGTCTCGTCGACCTGTGGCGGTTCGGTGTCGCCCGTCAATTCGGCCACAGTCCGCGTGTCCTGTTCGGAGGCGCTTTGCGGGCGCCTACTGCCCATTGGCGGGCGCCACTTCGACGGCCGTGGCTTCGGGCGTCGGAAGCCCGCTCGCCGGGTTGAACGTCACGCTGGTCGGAGCAAGCACGGTTTCGATGCGCCTGACCGCGACCTTCAGGTCGTCGAGGTCGTGCAAGAGGGCCTCACGGTTCGACTGACCGCTTGCGACGTCGGTGGCGCTTAGGCCCCAATGAAACACCTTGCCGACCGCCGTTTGCACTCGGCCGCCTGCCTCGACCAGTAAGCCGAGCTGCACCTGAAAGAGTTCTTCGTTTCTTGTTGACATGGTCATTTCCTTTCACCCGTGGCGCCTACAGAAGATTTGCGTCGCTGACTTCTCGCTCACCCATCCCCACGACCACCCATCAGGCAAAACAACTTTCAACGGCTCAAGCGCGATCGGATGTTGTAAGCCGGCAAGCGCCGGCTTCATGCGGAAGATCACGAGCGCGCGCGTCTTCGCCTTGCAGCCGGGCGCATCGCACAGCGCTACGAAGCGTTGGGCGAGCACTCGACAACCTCGACCGCTTTTCGTCGCTCGCTGAAGTTCCGAAGCGCGTCGCCGCACGTCTTCGCATCATGCGGAATCCGACAATACGCTTCGGCGCAAACATGCTTTCGGCAGTGCTCGCACTTCGCGACGGTCACGAAGTCACGACGCACTCGGCCGCAACACTCACAGCTTGGTTTTCTAACTGACATGGTTCTTCTTCCGTGTGCGCGCGCCACGAAGCGCGTTCACGGCCCTTTGCAATTTTGCGCGCTCGCGATTGGCCTCGTTGACCAAGCGTTGCGCGCACATCGGGCAAACGCCGACGTGTTCAAATTCGCAGGCCCAAAAGCGCCCGCACTCGCCGCACCTCCGCTCGTACAAGCGGAACTGACGTTCGATGTCGATCACGATCAGGAATACCGCGAGCCGCGGCCCGTCGCTGAATCTAACGCTTGCGCTTGTCGGCTTCGTCGTCGCTGACGCCGTGCGGCGGCGGAACAAGCGGTGTCGGACGCTTGCTCAATGGCACGGTGTCGGCCGCCGGTGGTCGGCTCGACCGCGCGCGCCGACCATGAATCCCGACCGACGGAGTCGGATCAGTCGACGAAGGCACGGGCTCGTTCAGCCTGTGAGCCTTGTTCTTGGCGAACCGCACCATCGTGTCGCGCACGCCCGCATTGTAGTGGGCCGCACTGAAGGCTCGCAGGATGCCCGCAACCGAAGGCGGCGCAGTGTCGGCGTCGACGCCGAACTCGGCCGCAATCGCTGCGACCGCGAGCGTAATGTCACCATTCAGATTCGTGCGACGCGACACGCGTTCCGAGCTTAGCCGACCGGATCACTTGCACAGGTGAGCGGGGCTGCCCCAACCGATGCGATCTCACTCACGGTCGACATACTTTGACGGACATTCCCATATATTTCAGCGGCGCGCCGACTCGATACTCCTGCGAATCTGTTCTCGGTGATCAGGCTTTTGCAGACAGCTTGGACCCCGCGACCATCTCTTCGAAGTCGCGCGACCGGCCCAAACAGTCCGCGATCGAAACCGGGTCACCGACGAGCGCGAAGAGCTTCGCCTTGTACGTCAGTGCATTCGCAGGCACCTCGACCTCGCCCCGGGCGAATGCTCGTCCTAGGCGCGTCAGCTGCCACCATCCGGTCTTCTCGGCGCGCTTCAGGAGGCCCCAATACCGGAGCTTGGCGTAGTCGCCGTTGTGATCGCGCGCGTCGACCTGTCGGCATTGGAACGGCTCACGAGGGCTCGCTTCGTACGCCTTCAAGATGGTGCGCGCCATCGACGGCGAGATCGTGCCCCGGCGCATGCGCGCCCATCGGCGACAGCATGGGCACAAGACACTTCCGCCACCGAGCACGCGCTTCGCGATTGCGCGTCGCACGCGCAACACGGTCACGGTTCGCGGATCAGGCTTCGAAGTCATCCATAGGCAATACCGAATCGCGCGGCTTGCCGCTGGCCACAGCTTCGAGCCAGTCGGCCAGTTCGTCGATATCGACCGACCGAAGCAAACTCATGGACGTATAGACCTCACGCGGCATCGTGGCGCCGACGGCCTTTTCGATGCGACGAAGTGCCTTTTGCTTGACCGTGTTGGGCGACATGATTCTTGTAGGCGAGTGCGCCCGCGCGCGTGCCGTCCTGCCAAAGCTCGTACAGATACCAGTATATCCCCTCGGACATCACAGGGCGATCGTCGACGAGGTATTCACGAGCTCGCAGCGCGCGCACGAACGCACGACAGTCGCGCCAGTTCTTGGCGACGTGCGAGGGCTTCGCGACACTGATCTTCGTGTTGCGCTTGATCGCGCGCCGTAGCCCCTTGCCAATGTCGCCCATGTCCTTCGAGGTTTGATCCGGCGCGCCTTCGTCGAGGTAGTGCTCGCCAGCTGCCAACACGCGCACGGCTGCACGAGCAACATGGCGACCATTGGGCCGCTCAACGCAAACGTGACGACCAAGCTGACACAGCTCGCACGAACAGGCTGAAATCACGAATCGCGCTTGCCCGGCGTCGCCGGTTCGCAACCCCATCGCACGAAGCGCTTTGCCCGTGTAGATGACAACGGCGCCGGGCCGGAGCTCGCCCGCAAAACGATGATCGCCTTCATCGGTTGTGAGCTTCAAATTGCCCGCGTATATGTCCCGATCATTCACGCCGCCACGACCTTGTCTTCCGAGTGCAGCACGGCCAAACCGTGCTTGATGTACTGCCTCGTGCACCATGACACGCTGCGTCCGAGCCGAGATGACTCCTGCAGTAAGCGATCGCGCTCGCGCGCATCGAGGTACACCGTCACGTGTCGCGGATTCACGTCTTGTCGACACTGTGAGCAGAGCTCAGTCCCCGGCCCGCGGGGCCGAAACTGGATCCCGCAACTCCGTCGGGCGCAGGTCACGGGATCGGGTCGCAGATATGCAGGAATCCCGCCTTCTCTAACCGTTCGGTCGCGACGCCGACATTTGCCGTCGCAGAAGCGCTGGCGAGGATCGTGCGGCTCAAACAGTCTACTGCAAGCGAGATAGGCGCATTGACGCCGACCAGAAAGATCGACCTTCATTTTCGCTTCCGTTCGCTCTCGTCGACGCCAACGCGAAGCGCACGCTTGCGAACATCTTTTCGAACGTGCTCGTTCGTCTCGCCGCCGTCAGCGCCACACGTCAGCGGCAAATGCATATCGCGCAACGCGCGTTCGAGCGCAGCGGAAAGGGGCGAACCTTGGAGTTCGGTGCCGACGAATGAATAGAGCGCGCACAGGCCCTGCTCACCTGCTTCGAACGGGTCGCACTCGCTATTCAGTAGCGCGGCCTGCACTTCTTGAAAAACCGTGTTGTCTGCCATGGTGCGTCCCTTTCATTTGACGAGACGAAGCCGCGACCTCGCGAGCTTCTTGTTCGCTTCTTCGCCCGCCACGCGCAGTATCTCGCGCTGCATATCTTCGGGCGCATCGTTGAGCCACACGCCAACGCGATCCCCTTGCGTGACGCAAAAGACCGCGGGCCACTGGACCTTGCAGAACAGCCAGCCGTAACCGCCAAACGACAGCGTGCCGCTGATCCCCTCCTGATCGATCTTCAGATCGCTGATCGGCAACGGCATGTTGTAAGCGAGTTCGAAAACGCAATTGGTTCGCTTGCGAAGATGCTTCGGCACGTTGGCGAAAGGGCTCGACGCATCAAAATGCACGCGCACCATGCCTTCGGAAATCCAGTTGATCACGGCGTCTGCTTTCGGCGAGGTCATGCTCGAAGCTACCGAGCACAGCCGCCGAACGCTGACCATCACGCGCCCCTTCGCTCGACGCAGAAGCTCGCCGTATTCGCGCTCTGAAAAGCAGTCAGGCGCGAGCGCCAGCGCCACGACGACAAGCACGCGGTGACGAGCGGCGCCAGTCGGAAGCACACCGAGCACCGATGTGATGTGCTGCATCGCCTGTAACTCAAGAGGCAAGGCGTCGACTTCGGACGGGGCCACGGGCACGAACGCTTCGGACATCCCAAGCGCCTTGCGCATCTTCTCGACGGCGCGACCGAACGCGAGCATGCAGACTTCGTCGAATAGGCGCCGGTCGTAGGTCGCGACGACGTCCGCTGCGAGTGCGCGCAAAGTCACTTCTTCGGATCCTCACCGAAGATCTGTTTCGTCATGCGATCGACCTTCGCTGCTTCGACCTTACGATGGTAATGCGAGGTCTGCACTTCGTGCTCGCATGCGATCGCTGCATTCGCCGTCATGATCGCTTCTCGCACTTTTCGAATTGCCACGGACTGATCGGGCCCGGGCGGCGTTAGCTCGTAGATCAATGTGGCGAGCACATGCCCCTGCGCGCGCAGAAGCTCGTAGCGTCCGGCCTGGCCTTCACGCGGCGCATGGTAGACAAACCAATTCTTGAGATCGGCTTCGCTGACCGCTGCCTGCAGTTCTTCGAGGTCGCTGCCATGCTGGTCGTTGGCGGCAATCTTCAGGCCCTTCAGCGGTCGCTTTTTCGGTGGCTTCCATGTCATGTCACCTAGCTACCGCGGACCCTGCTCAACGGCTGAAAGATACTTGCGACCCGGCTGCGACCCATGCGATACCGGGCGCAGGCCAAGAGATGACAACAACGTTCGAAGACGCTCAAGACATCGCGTTCCGGTTCGCACAAGCCGCCTACCTTCGGAAGCTGAAAAGGCTCGTCGGTGAAGCGGACGTCGCGAAGCTCGCCGGCACGTCGAGCCGACACAGTGCCCTGATGGTCGTCGACGACAACGCGTTTACGATCCAGGTCACGATCGTCTGTGGCAAGCCGTCGAAGGTCGGCAGCCTCGAAGACCTGATCAAGCAAAGCAACAGGGTCACGACGACGACGACGACGACGACGCCCGACACCTGACCGCTACTGCAGATTCCCCGGCACTGTCGGCAAGAGCGGCAGCGCAACGCCCGCGCCGACCCGTTCCCATTGCGCGAGCACAAACCGACCCGCGACACCGCGGATCTTCATCGCAGCAAAGGCGGTCCTTTGTCCGTTCCACTCGACGCTGACGGTCAGGCCATGTTCCGTCTCCGTGGCCGAACTCACCGCGATCCCTTGGCTGTACGCAAGGAACTCGCGCACCTCCGCATAAATGGCGTCGCGCGTCCCGAGCTGCCACATAGGCACGAGGATCGCCAGCGCCGTACCGGGCGCCTTCGTTTCGGGGTCGAGCGCAGTCACCGCGATGAAACATCTTTCACCGATCGTCCCTCGTTGGATGAACAGACGCGACGTGCGATGCAAGACATGCGACGAAAACATGTCAATGTTGAAGGCTTGTGTGAAGGGATACACCCTGATCTCCAAGAGATCAGACACGCCCTTCTTCCATTTCGTCACGACGTCTTGCCTACGGCCTGCAAGACGAGCCAATCTCGCAAAGTTGCTTCTGAGCGCATGTCGGGCGGCCCGACCGCCTGGACTGCCTCGACCGAGAACTTCTCGGCGTGCAAGTGCGACCACACGAAATCAGCGAGTGTCCGGGCGGATCCGTTCGTCGTAACCAAGTCTGTGCACACGACGCCGTAGTCGCGCCAGTGCTCGACCGCGAAGCGACGACGACCGTCCTTCGAGACGAGGAAGAAGAGAATTCGCCGCATGCATCAAGGGTACGGGACGCCGTCGGCAAAGGACAAGCAACTAGCCATGTTGGACAAAGCAACTTTCATTCGCTGCAAAACGTGCGGACTCACGAGTCACAACCCGAAGGACGCCGATCAGAAGTATTGCGGGCGCTGCCATCGATTCCACGATGACGCCAGCGGCTACGAGCTCGGCCCGACGTTCGGATCGCTGCCGTCGGGCTTTTCGTGGATCGACAACGACGGGCTTTCATGGCACTGCCCGCAGACCGTGACAGGCCACCCGCAACACCAGTGCGATTCATGCGTGCGGATCGTGGACGACACGATAGGTCCACGCACAACGACGCCTGAAGAGATCACGCTGATGGTTGCGGCGTGCCGCGTCTTTCTGACCATGGAAGAACGTTCGCAACTTCACCGCGCGATCAGCCACTACGAACGAGAAATGATCGAGATGCTCATGGCTCACGGCGGCCAAATCGTCGGCCCGGAAGAGTGGTCACAGCTGATCCTGACCTGCGCACGCGTCGTGCTGCAGAAAGCCGACGAAGAAGAGACAAAACCATGACGACACACACACTCGCAATGCTCGAAGTGCTGCCCTCAACACACGAAGACATCCGAACCCGACTCGAACAAGCCGGCTATCACCACGCCATCGACGCAGAAAACGGACGCATCGACATGACCGGGCTCGCTCTCCTGCCCATGCGTGTGCAGCGAATGCGCTCGGAAGCGTTCGCGCTGATGGGCGCGACGAAATCGCTCGGTGGACACACGACGATGAAGTCGTTTCGGCACTACAAGGGCGGCACGTACACGCTTCTGATGGTCGGTCGCGGTTCAGAAGAGCGCGACGAGCTCTTCGCTGTATACGTGTCCCACGTGACGCAACAGATCTGGGTTCGGCCGTGGACAATATTCACCGAGCTCGTCGCATGGCCCGACGGCGTCATCAGACCGCGCTTCGTCGAGTGGGACCCCAACGATCCTGCGACGACAAAGCGTGACGGCCGCGAGTAGCAACGACCGGACAGGGCCACCTGTCCGGTCCGAAGCAACTTTGCTCACGCGGTCGCAGCGATAGCGCCCACGCTCATGATGCGCCGCACTTCGTTTCGTACCTCCGCGCGCACGACTTGTCGCAAGGCCTCGACGAGGCCGTCAAGCTCCTGAAGGCCGCCGCCCTTCAACGCGCGCACTATCTTCGGCTTCACCGTCTTCGACTTGCCGTGGACCTTCTCATGCTGCCTCTGTTGCCACCGAACCTTGTGCACCATGTCGCGCTTGAATTCGAGTCCCGCCTCCTTGCCAGCCGACACCACATCGTCCGCAGACAGCGACGCAGGCTGCGATCGGATAAATGCACTCCGAGACGTCTTCCCGTTTCCCATGCGGTTTTTCATTGGCTCTTGGCCTCCTTGAAACCGCGTATCTACCATGCGCCGCACGACTGAACGAAAGGAAATCTAAGTGGTCATGCCCAAACAGCGAACCCAAATGGACGCCGCAGTGATGCATGAAGCGATGCGCGTCGGACTTCTCGATCAGCTCGCGAACGAGATCGCGAGCACACAAATCGGCTTCGTGCTCGAACTGCCCGGCATGCGCGATGCGACTCGAAGGACGCTACGCGATCAAGGAATGGAAACGGTCACCGACCGATTCTTCGAATCGACACAAGCGACCTATGTGAAGACGTTCGGCGCAGCGCTTCCGCACGACCTGTGCGCGCCATTCAAAGCCGCTTTCATGAAGGCCGCGGCAGAATATGTTGAAGCATGGCTCGCGAGCGATGGGCCTAAATCATGAGCACCGGCCGATGGAAGCTGATCGGGCACGACACCTTCGAAGGCGCTGACTACCCACTGACCGAGCACGACAGCGAAGAAGACGCCTTGCGCGCTGCGCGCGATCGCCTTTGCGATCTCGAAGTCGTACAGCCGTCCGCTTCATCGGGCGGCCAGGCCGACAACGGGATTCAGGATCGCGTGTTCATCGAACGGCCGGACGGGTCGCGCTATCGAGTGACCGAGCGACAGCCGCCCCTGCCCTTCCTGCTGTTGCTTGCCACCCGCGATCCCGCGCATGGACGCCGAAAGCCCGACGAAGATGAATGAACCAACAAACGACGACGACAAAATGAAGCTGTACACGCTGTACTCGACCGCGCCTTACAACATCGTGCGCGACGTCGCAGTGCTTGTCGCCTCACGCTTCGGACACGTGACCGAGCTAAGCGAAACACCTGACGGCGCAATCGTCGTCGTGCCTCGCCGCATATGGGGCGCGGTTCGATGGCGGGCCGTGTTCGTCGCGCTGACGGGCTCGCCGTTGTTCTTTCACTACGTCTGGCCGACCGCGAGCAACTTACAAGGCTTCGGGCTCGGCTGGATTCTCGCGGGCGTGATCTTTCTCGCGCGCCGCAACAATCGGGTAACTGTTTGAACGCACAGGGGGCGACCATGAGTAAGAAGAAACGACGCAAGCGAAAGAGACGACACGCGCCGCACGTTGCCGAATGCGATGCAAACATGAGCGAAGCGATCAAGCGCATCTTCGCAAAGCTCAACGCAGGAGGGCTCGCGCTCGTCATCGAACGGGAACAAACCGCTTGGTTTCCCGTGTTCCCTGACTGGTCGGGCATGGAGTTTGATTCGGACACCGGCAAGGTGGTCGTGGCGCTGAACCTCAACAACCTCGACCGCGTGAAGATGACGCTCGCCTTTCTTCACTCGCTGAGTCGCACGGCTGGCGAGATCCGTGACCAGTTCGCCACGATAGCGACTGACCTCGAACGCGCGACGGGCCTACGAACGATTTTCGAAGAAGACTACATCACCGACGAAGTGCCATCGCCGACCGATGTCAATTGACCGCTTGCTCCTGTATGCGTTCCTGCTTTGGCTCGTTGCCCGCGACCTCGCGAGCGAGCCCTTCGAAGACCGAGACGACGAAGACGACGACGAGTAGAAAGGCGAAAGAGCGATGCCCATCACCGGGTAACTACGTGAACGACCGCCCGCCCGAACCTCGTCGCTACGAAGCTGTCCCGGGTATTGACCGGGTAACTGTCTGAACGGTCGCCCGGGTAACTACTTGAACGAACCCGGGGACGGTACACGGGTAACTGTCTGAACGGTCCTGCTTGACCGAACCGTCGACGTGCCGAGCTGTCCAGGGTATTGCGTCCGGAAGGGTTCACACACTTACCCGGTCATCGCTTCGGGCCCGAATATTTTACTTCCCGGCCCTTGCCCTTCGGATTTCCGAACACGGCCCCGGGGGCCCGGGAAATAACCGGGGGCATGGTCAAGCTATCGCGCGGTAGCGCGGACAAGCGGACCATGCAGCGGTGAGCGCTTTCGGGTGTCAAACAGTTACCCGACAGTTCGGCAATCCGGTCGCAGCGACAGGGCGGCGAAGTGATGCAACACGCTTTCGACCGATGTCTATGGCGGGCGACATTCCGCCCATATGACCATGCTGACAGAAGCGTCCGCTTGTTGGGTCCGCCATCACTCGCCGACAGGTCGCCAGATGTCATAGGGAGCCCTCACCAGTGGGGTGGGGGGTAGGGGCGTCATACAGTTACCCGACATCATTCACACAGTTACCCGTGTGCATACCATGGCCGGGTAACTACCTGACTGTTAGTCTAACACTTACCCGCTATCGTTCTAACAGTTACCCAGCACCGGGTAACTATGTGAACGAGGTAGGGTAACTACCTGACCGATGGGCAGGTCAGCCCTGCTGTCCGGAGCCATCGGTCTGTGGCGGGGAAGGCAGGGCGGGGCAAGAGGCCGGTGCCGCGGGGGGCGAGGCGGGCGAAGTGAAGGCGCAGTGACCGGGCGTGTGCACGTTCGCGAATCCGTGGCCATTGCTCGGTGTGCACACTCAAACAGTTCAGCATGGCCCCTATACATACGCGCGCGCGCACGCCCACGCATGCAGGCACGGATACACTATCGCAACCGGGCTGATAGCGCTGACGCATTGCCCATAGATGCATGGCGTTGCATACGCTAGCGCGTGTGCATGTACAGGGGGACAGACGAGCACGCTTACCCTCTTACTGTATGTGGTGCTCGGGAATCTGCTTGATAGGGTTGTTCTGGCGGATTAGGGCCTTCATGGGTGCGCTTGCGTGTGCGTTTCCGAAATGGCTCTTATGCATACTGTACGTGTGTGGGACATGATTTGGCTGTGTTGCTAGGGGGTACGTTCTGACCTGTGTTGGGCCAATCCCCTCCACTTGCGGGGAAGCGCCTAAGCATCTTTGCCTTTCCGCATGCTGACATGCATTCGGTGAGGTCCGCTCTTTAGGGTGTGGTTTGGGGCCGCGGGTAAGTACGTGAACCGCTAGTATTCCATGCGGGAAAGTGCGTGACCGAAAACGACTTCCGCAGCGCGTGTGATATGGGCGAGATTTTGCCTACGTTGTGAAACACGCACACGGCTCGACCACAACGATGTCGGAACCCGGAGCTTTTGCGCATGCGTAGGCGTAGGCTGTGCCCACAGCGCTCGCACGTCGAAGCGGATATGAGCGCTTCGGTGACCTCGACGTGATCGAAGCGGTCAGCAAGGATGTCGTAGCAGTGCTCGCGACAAGGCAGGCATGTCGCTCCGTGCCTCGGATGTTCGAGCATGTCGGTCGTGGTCCGCCGACAGCACACGCAAAGCGGCCCCTGCCCCTCCACTTGCGGGTCGTCGTCTAGATCGTGGTCGAAAAACAGCGCGCGAAGGTCTTCAAGCTTCATCGCCGATTTTCACCGACGTGAAACGGTCAGCTAGGATGTCGTAGTAGTCGTAGCTACACTGGTCACACACCCTACGCTTCTCGGTGCCTGTTGCGCGTATCCGGAGCGTGTTGCCGTCAGCGTCGCGTAGCCGCTTGCACATGCTGCAGCCTGTGTCGCATCTAGGACAGTGGGCGCGGACAAGCGTCGGGCTCGCAGGATCCGTGATCGTCATCACGAGGTCGCACTCTATGCACCGAAGCATCATTGCGGCACTGTCCGGGCCATGTGCGAGGTCGGTTCCTGTGATCGCCTCCATTTTCGGCTGTTTCGGCAGTTCGGGCGCTTCGTACAGCTTGCGGAGGTCTTCGAGCTTCATTTCGCACCTCACAGATACGACGCGCACTTCGCGCACGTCGAGGGCACGTAGCCGACCTTGAGATCGGGCGTGAACGACTTGCCGCACTTGTCGCACAGCGCGACGAGCGTTTTCGTAAGCCAATCGCGCGGATTCTTGCTCGCAGTGAGCGGCGTAGCGCTCGATCGGCAGTTTTGGTGCATTGGCGGCTGCGGGGGACTCGCAGCGGCGCGCTTCCGGCGCTTGCGTAGCTTCGGGACCGGCTTCCGGCGCTTCGGTTCTCGCAGGCGCTGGCGAAGTTCTTCGAGCTTCATTTCGCACCGACCACCGGACAAGCGAGCCAAATGATCCGACACTCGCGACACCGGTAGGCATGCGTCGGACGCGTGCCGCTCGATTCCCTGATGATTTCCGCGACATCGGGATCGGTCAGGTTCGCAGGCTCGCGCGGCTTGCGACACTTGCTGCACCGGTAACGGCGCTTCGGCTTCGGCCGCTCTTTGGGCTTCGTGATCGCGCGCTTGTCCGCGCGGAGGCGCGCGCGTAGGTCGTCCAGCTTCATCAAAGATGCTTTTCGCCCGAATCGTCGCGACGAGCAACGAAAACGCGACGCCCAATCGACCGCGAAGGCCCATGCGCGCGCCCGGGCGCCTGCGTAGCGCCTGCACTCACTAGGGCCCGTGCGAAGGCGCCGATCCGTCGGGCTCGACCGGCCTGAAGCCGTCAGTGCGCGTCAGCGAAGCCGTGTGCGCCGGGGTACGTCTGAAAGTCACTTTTGCGAGCTTCACGACGAGGCGCACATGTCGGAGTCGATTCACGTCCCAAGCGACACGGTCAAACGCTGGAAAGCACTCGCGAAACTGTTCGTGCCCGTGATCACGATCGCAGCGGCGACAGCATGGACGACGACCGCGACTTGGTTTCGGACGCGACCTAGCACCGACGAAGTCACGAAGATAACCGCGGACTGTACGACCATCGCCAAAGACGCGCAGGACCAGACGAAAACGCAACACGCGCAGATCCTGTCGCTGCAAAATACCGTGTTGCTGATCGCGAACGAGTCGATCGACCTGTTCGCGCAAACCGAGGTCATGCGCGCCTACCCCGGTTCGAAGCGCTTGCCTGAGTACGTCGATCGCGCGCGCAAGTTCTATGCCGCCGAATACGCTCGCCAGCAAACCGAGCATCCGAACGATGTGATCACCGCACTTACGCTGGCGCGCCTGAAAGTCTGGCGTCCCGATCGGGACGATTGATCAGGCCTGAACCGTCGCGCGCGAAGCGCTCAAGAGCGCGTCGATATGCGCCTGAAAGAGCTTGTGCGCCTCGACAAGCGAGCGCTGCGCCATCACGAGCGTGTCGCCTACGACCTTCGATTCACGGCCACGGAAGGCCGCAAGCGAGCTCACAGCGTCCGAAACCTTGACCGCCATCGCAAGATACTTGCGCGCCGCTGCTTTGTCGTTCGTGGTCACGAAGTCCGCGAGATACAGCGCGCACAGCGTAAGAGCGCTCGACGTGTCGCCGAAGGCCATCGCGCGCGAGTCCGACATCGTCACATGGTTCGGCAAGCTCGCGATAAGCTTGGCGGTCTTGCTGATGATGTCCGTAATCGCGATGTCGGTCTTCATGGTCATGGTCGGTTACTCCGGGGCTGCGTTGCTGACAAAGTAAAGACTAGCAGCGTTTCGCTTCAACGCAACAACTTTCTTGCCGATGCGCGGTACTTCCTTGAACTCGCTCGATCATTCGACCAAGGGGCGCGCCACAGGCACGATCGCCCGGCTCGCCGCAAGCGCGGCGTTCAGCTCCCTTGTAGGCTGGCGCGAACAATCACTATCGCGGTAGTTCTCGGCCGCCGCACACAAGTTCGTGAGGGACGCCGAGAGCTGCGCCATGACGGCATGACAGGCGACAACCTCCGCTGACAGCACTACGGCTGCGTCACCGACCATGATGTCGTCGTCGTATTGCCAATCGCGTACGGTAGCAATTGCTTCTTCAATGTCGGTCTTCATCGGGCTCCGCCTCCACAGTTAGCGCGCATGGTAAGCGCGCTTCACTCGGCCGCCAAGGCGCGCACAGCGTCGGCAGCGGCTTCGCGGGTCGCGCCCCATGCGCAGCGGCCACCGATCAGACGCTGCGCCACGTAGCGGCGCGCAGGCGAGCGGCCGTGCCATGCCGGGCCCTCGCACACCTCGATACCGTCGGCCGTGTGCCAGCGGCCGGACTCGCTCACCGCGAAGGGTGCGCGAAGGTTGCTCTGTGCGTTCGTCGCGGTGTTGTTCGAGGTCATCTTCGTTTGCTCCGTGTTTCGCTTCCGACAACTCACAGACTAGCACCGGTTCGCTTCAACGCAACAACTTTTTCACTAGACGTGATGCGGGCCCCGAAGGGCCCGGTTTCACTCGCCGATCAGGCGCTCGCCGACACGCCTAGGCCGCTCGCTCCTTCGCACCACATCGGGCGACGCACGACTAAGCGAGCGTCGAAAGCGTCGCGCGGCTCCATGCAGCGACCGCCGCTCGCGAGCTCAAGATACATGTACGCCTGCGCGCGCTCGCTCGGAATGACGCCGTTGGCATGGCCCTTGTAGTCGTACGAGGTCTGCACGAAGCCCCGATCCGTGAGGATCTGCAGGGCGCGCACGCTGATGTGCGAGATTGAGGTAGCGCCCATGTCGGACGCGACGTTCTGAAAGATGTTTTGTAGTTCGACGAACACATCGCCTGTGAGCGTGCCCATGGTGAAGGTTTCGACGATGATGGCTGCGAGGTTGGTCATGTTCGTTTGCTCCGGAGTGCGATGCGTTGCTGACAACTCACAGACTAGCAGCGTTTCGCTTCAACGCAACAGCTTTTTCGCTAGTCGTGCGTAAGAGTTCCGGATGCACTCAGATCAGCGTTTTTCGAACAGTGCGCGCGCGACCTTGTAGCCGCCTAGTCGCTCGATTTGGCTGAACCGCTCGCCTACTCCGGCCGTTGCGTCGAGGAACGCTTGCCAAGCCGCGTCAACGCTCGCACGTTGCGCGCGCACGATCGCATCTTGCTCGGCTACCGCGGTCGCTTCGGCGTCCCGCTTAGCGGCGCGCACGAGCTTCGGCGCGATGCCCATGGCGCGCGCCGCACAACCGGTACCGAACCACACGGCACGACCTTCGGGGCTCACGAGCTTGACGGTGCGCTTGAGATCCTCGCGCTCGCAGCACTCGCACACGGTAGGGCTCGTCAGACTCTCGCCGATGCTTAGTTGCGCGAATCGGTAACCGTTGTGCATGGGCATATCCTAGCGCCGTTTCGCTTCAACGCAACAACTTTTCGAGCACGCTTTTCGGGTCGCACTGCAGGCGCACACAGCCCACATGTATCGGCGCGGGTCGAACGGCGCGGGGTTCGAGCGGCGCGGGCCAGATCGGCGAGGGCCGATCGGCGAGGGTCGCCAGCGCTCGCAGGGCCCGTGCGCAGGACACCACAGGGCGCGCGCAGGGGCAGGAGCGTCAGCGGCCCGGCTAGGGGCGCCAGCGAGCGCCAGCGGGCATCACAGCTCGCCGCGCGGGCCTTGCTCGACCTCGAACGAGCCTACGCACTCGCCAGCGCTGTCGAGCAACTCACGGCGCGTATACCAGTAGCCGTCCCCATTGACCGGGCACCGTATCGTCTTTTTGAAGCAATCTCCGATGGTTGCGAGCTCTAACCCGGCCGTCGCGAGGCACTCAAGGTCGGCCGCCGTAGGCTCGCGATCGAGCTTCATAGCGCTACCCGGCGCGCCCTTGCGGCACAGGTAGAAAATCTCGGTCGGTTTCATGGTCTTAGCTGCGTTCGTCATCTTCGTTCCTCTGTTTGGCACGGCCCCGGTCACAAGCTAACGTTGCGGAAGTTCACGTTATATTGGTAGTAGGCGACTTCTTGAGCGGCGCGGAGGTAGAACTTCGCAGTCATCTCGTACGGTTCGCCGTCCGCAAGTTCATGCATCAGGCCTTCTACTTTCCGGTTGAAGTCCGCGGGCTTGTCGCTGTGGTTCTTCAGGCACGCGGTCATGAGCGCCTTGTAGCTGTTGCGAATCGCGTCAACCGTGCTCGTCGTCGTCATACCCATACAATAGCAGGGTTTCGCTTCAACGCAACAACTTTTCGAGCATTATTTAGCGCGAATGTACGCGTCCAGCGTACGCGCCAAACGCTAGCTATCTGGGCGTCCCTACCGGGCAGCCCGGGGCCGGAGAATCGTGCCAAGTCACTCGCCGATCAGCGGCGGCGTACGCGCCTCCTGTGCGCAGAACGGACAGCCGAGCGAATTTGGATTCGCATCGAAGCCGTGAGCGCGGTGCTTTTCGCACGTCCATGCACGCCACGATAAGACCTCTGCCTCTGAAAAGCCGTAGGTCACCAAGTCCGTACCGGGCACACGGATGCCTTGCCTGTCGTCTTTCATCCCGACACCCTACTCCGTGGCACACGCTCGGTCACGATGCCTTCGCTTCGAGGCGCTGTATGCGAGCTTCGAGCGCGTTCATGCGCGCACGATCGTCGCGAATGTCCGACACGATCGCTTTGACTTCGCGCATGTCCGCGCCGAGCGACTTGATCGCATCGATCAGAGTGTGCGTCGCGCCTGCAAGCTCGGTCAGCTCGGTTGCGACGCGCACATCGGCGTCTGTCTGACGATGCTCGCTCCGTTCGAACCGCTCACTCACCTGTGCGACCTCCGCGCGAAGCGCATCGCCTGTGCGCTTGAGTTCGTCACGTGTGGCGTTCAGGTCAGCGCGGATCCCGGCAAGGATCTTCACGCTTAGGTCTGTGGTTTCTTTCTTCTTCGATGCCATCTTCTACCCTGAAGTTGCTTTCCGCTCGCTCCGACGGGGCGCATGCATTGGGCTCCTGTGCGGGCCGCCGCTGCCATTCCCCGTCCGACACATCACAGACTAGCAGCCTTTCGCTTCAACGCAACAACTTTTTATCGATCACCCTTTGCTCAATCGTTCCGCCGACTTGGCGGGACGGTATCAGCCGATCTCGACCTGGTACAGGGGCGCGATCATGGCTTCAGCGGCTTTCACCGTCGACGCACGACCGACGCCACGACCGTCGACGTTGATCTCGTAGGCGCGTTCGCTGTAGGTGAGCTCGACCGTGCCGCGACGTGTCTGCGCAATCAGGATCGAGCCCTCCTTGCGCGCAAGCCGCATGTCCGAACGCGCGCACTTGACCATCACGTCCCACACGCTGCCCGGCTGCAAGTCGCTCGGGTCAACGCACACCGTGCCGCCTTCGAGCTGCACTTCGACCATGCCGTAATCGGTCACGGCACTGATCGTGCCAAGGTGGCCGTTGCACACTACGCTGTCGCCTACTTTGTTCGTCGTCGTCATGTGTATACTCTAACGCGGTTTCGCTTCAACGCAACAACTTTTCGACCGTACTTTACTCGCACACTTTGCGCGTCAGGCCACGGGCCGCGATCCGCTGTAGGCATACCGGGCACGTGACCGGGCCGTCTTCGACCATGTCGCACAGATTGTACTGTTTGACCTTCTTGCACACCGCCGTCGCGCTTTCATCCTGCGAGGCATGCGTCAGCAGCTTGGTCGCGCTGATGTCGCGCGCGTAGGCGCCTGCGAGCACGCCGTGAACCGTGTAGGGCGTCGTCTTGTCGATTGCCATACCCATATACTAGCAGCCGTTCGCTTCAACGCAACAACTTTCTAGCGGTCGCACATGCAGAAAAGCCCGGACGCTGTGTAGGCGATCCCGGGCCCGTTGGCTCGCGCCTGTGCGCCTGTTTCAGGCCGCTTGTGCGGTCAGCCCGGCGAGCATGCCCGCGAACGCCTTGCGACCGTAAGCGCGCTCGCAGAAGTCGGCATAGAAGGGCAGGAGGCAACCCGCCTTGACCGCGTCCCGAAGCACGCGCTCGAATACGCAGCTCGGAAGCGCGCTGCTTTCGGACTCGATTGCGCACACCGCGGCTTGCGCGCCCGCGACGTTGCCATCGTTCAAGTAACCGTACACTTCGCCCATTGCCTCGACCGCGCTCGCCATTTCCGTGCTCCGTTGTTCGTTGCTGACAAGATATAGATTAGCACCGTTTCGCTTCAACGCAACAACTTTTCGAGCATTATTTAGCGCGAATGTACGCATCCAGCGTACGCGCCAAACGCTAGCTATCTGGGCATCGTCCCCGGGCAGCCCGGGCCCGGAGAATCGTGCCAAGTCAGTTCAGCCACTTCTTGGGATTGGGCAGCCTTTTCGGGGGCGCGCGATACCACTCGCGATCGCGACGTAGGCGCGCACGACGCCGAAGCTCGCGCTCAACGACCCAGACTACCGTCGCGACGCTTCCGAGGCACCCGAGCCCTAGCATCGCCCGCGCGAGCCCGATCTCGATGATCTTCCAGGCCATGCCCGGATCATACCGGGCCGACTACGAGCGCGATGACCGCTTCGGCGTCACGTTGGCCTAGGATGCGCCCGGCCGCTTTCCAGCTATCCGAACGACGCACGACGCCGTCGGCGTCGACGAACGCGAGCGCTGACCTCTGACCACTGTCGGTCGACCAAAAGATCCGCGCGTACTTGCGACCGAGCTCGAACCCAAAGTTACGGTAGGTCGGCTTGCGACCGAGCTTGACCGCGAGCGCGTTCGAGCGCGCATTGAGCGCCTCACAGAAGGCCGTCGCTTGTGCTTCGAGCGTCATCTTCGTCTGTTCTCCTGTCGTGCAGCCGCGAGGCGACCGGGCGCATGCATTGGGCTCCTGTGCGGGCCGCCGCTGCCATTCCCGGTCGCTGTCGGAAGCGCTGCATGCATTGGGCTCCTGTGCGGGCCGCCGCTGCCATTTCGCTTCCGACAACTGACAGACTAGCAGGCGTTCGCTTCAACGCAACAACTTTCTTTAGTTGGCCTCGGGCGCCACGCTCAAGCCATCGGATAGGCCCGCATTTTTGCGTTCCATCTCGATAAACGCGCGTTGCATGACCGTCGGCCACGACTCACCGAAGGCCGCAACTAGGCCGTCGAGCAAGAGATCGGCCAATCGGAGCCTGACGCGAACCACTGTGAGCGAAACGAACTTACGAACCTGCTTCATGACTTCCCCTATCCTACCCTTGCCGGCTATCGTGCGGCGCCATGAGCGACACCGACACGAACCCCGGTACGTTGAATCCACGACCTGGCATCTTGTATGCCCGCGAACTTGAAGACGGCTACGAAGTGACCGTCGTCCCACAGATGTTCAATGTGCGCCTGTGCATCGGCAACGTGGGCGCCGACGACTATCACGACGCCTACTGCTACCCCAATTTGGCCATCTGTCTGTGTGCCGCTGTGCTGTGGGACGGCAAAGGCGATCCGCACGAAGGCTGGCATAAGCACATCGGGTCGGGCCGCCGCCGACCGGGCGGCGACCCTGAAAAGGAATACATCTGGTTCTGAAAGCGACTTCCGTTCGCCGTTCAGACTACGACGATTCCGCGTTCTTCAAGGCGTTCTGTGCAGTCGCGATCTTCGATCCGGAGCGCTGCGCAGAAGGCGAACGCGGCCACCTTGCGGCGAGCCCATTCGAGCGTGCTTGCGGTCAAAAAGACCTTGTTGTCAGCAGTTAGTAGCCAGTACCGATGCGCGCTTGTGTTCACCCGATTGCTCCGTTGTTCGTTGCTGACAAGATATAGATTAGCATCGTTTCGCTTCAACGCAACAACTTTTCGAGCATTATTTAGCGCGAATGTACGCGTCCAGCGTACGCGCCAAACGCTAGCTATCTGGGCGTCCCTACCGGGCAGCCCGGGGCCGGAGAATCGTGCCAAGTCACTCGCCGACCGGACCCATGTCGCGCCGATCTCGGAAGCCTTGGAAGCTCGCGATCCTCGGCTTGTCCTTCTGGCCGTGCTCCTGATAGCGGTAGCGCACGACCCGGCCGATTAGGATGTCGCGACAGCGCCACCAGAGCGCGCGCTGCTTCGCGTCGAAGCCCGTGCCGATCTTGAACTCGACGCCGCTCTTCAGGTCGCGCACGACGAGCTTGCCCATCACGCCGCCGTCGACCTTGCCTTCCTTCAGCGTGCGCCGCTTCGTCTGTCCGAGCTCGCCGACGAAGGCCACGTTGTTGTTGTGCTGCATTTCGAGCACACCGACGATCTCTGCCTCGCTGTCTGTGAAGCGCTTCAGCTTGAACAGGTACCCTTCCCGCTCCGTGGCCCGCCCGAACTTGTAGGGGCCATTGAACGCGCGCAACATGACCCCTTCGTGCCCGGCCTCGACCGCCTTCGCCTCGTAGTCGTCGAGCGTTTCGCGCGCGTCGATCCATAGCTGTTCACACACGACGATGTGCGGCCATGCGTGCTTTTCGACGGTGCGCTTGACGTCGTTCGAGCGCGACGAAAACGGCTCGGTCGCGAGCAAAGGCACGCGATCGAACACGACGAAAAACCAGTCTGCAGGGGGCGGCATGTCGAACGCCATGACCGCGCTACTGACCGCGGGGAACTTCGCCGGATACGGCAGCATGATTTCCCCGTCGAGGCCCTCCGCGTCCGGTCCGAGGGCTTCGAGCGCGCCACGTATGTGCTTGTTCGGGATCGGCTTGAGCGACCGGGACATGGCGCGCCCGTCGCGTATGACGCAGCGGATCCCGTCGTACTTGGGACTCGCGAAAACGGGGTAGGTCAGCGTGGCCGGATCGATCGACTTGGACGGCGCGAGCATGGGGCGAAAGCGCGTTGTGGTCGTCATCGTTCGGGCCCCTCACAAATGGCTAGGGCGAGATGCCGCAAAGCACCTCGCCCTACCCTTTCCTGATTCGTGCCCCGCGAGGATAGCGACCACCTGCAGGGGGGCAGCAAGACGCCGCTATCCTCGCGAGGCGCGAACCGTTCTAGTATTTGAAACCCGCCTGCACAAGCAACTTTCCAAGTTTCGACGTTTCCCCGGGCAGGTGTGAGCCGAGCGCGAGCTTGATCCCGAAAATGACTTCAGGCGGCACGCCCGAAGACAGCTCTTCGTCGCCTACGAGCTTCAGCAAGACGCGCTTCGGCACCGCGGTACGCTTGCCCGTCTCCTTCTTCGCGCTCGCCGTGGTCGCCTTCTTGCGCCCGTTCGCCTTGGCGTGCCCGACGAGCTTATCGAGCTTGGCGATCTGCGCCTCCTTTTCGAGTCCGTGCAGCTCGGCCGCCGCTGACGCGCTGATCTCGCCGTTCGCGACCGCTCGCTTGACCTTCGGCGTCAGCTCGGCAACCTTGGCCCAATTCTTGATCGCCGCGACCGACACGCCGAAGACGATCGCCGCGGCCTTGTGATCGCCGCCATTGCGCTGCAAGAGCCGCATGCACTTCTCGGCCTTTGTGAGCGTGTCGTCGTCGCGTCGAATCTCATTCAGCGAGATCGCGAGCCCGGCCATGTGCGTTTCGTCGCCCTGTTCGAGAAGCGCCGGCACATACACGAGCTCTTCGCCTAGCTTCTTTAGGCGCTTATTCGCCTCGCGAGCGTGGCGAATGCGACCACGGCCGTCGACGACCTCGTAACGCGAGGCCCCCTTGTTGAGGCGCAAGATCACAGTCTCTTTGACGCCGACCGCCATGATGTTTAGCACCATGGATTCTTCGAGCGGCAGCCGGATCCGCTCGTCCCAAAGCTCGTGTTCGGGCCCGTCCTTTGTGTCGAGTCCGACAATCACTGGCTCGTTGGGATCGAACTGATACAGATTTCCACGTTTTACCGGCATAATTGCAGCTGCCATGATTACCGACTCCTCGGGTTCTTCCATCGTGTGTGCGGGCTAGGTTACGCGCCACAAGGCTTATCGATGGCCCGAAGATCGAGATTTCGCAAGCCAGACTCGGAAGAAACTTTCCGCGGTTGGTCTGCTTTGGTTCACAGCGACAGGTACATGCCCGTATTGTCCGAGATCACGTTGCGCAGTTGATCCACTGACACTGACTCGACCTCGCGAAGCATCTTCACTCCGCCCGTCGTCGCGCCTGTCTTCGCGTTGAAGCCTATTTTCGTGACCCGATCGAAGCGCACGGTGTAGAGATCGTCGCCGGTCAGCGTCACCGTCACGTGGGTAACCTTCTTGCCGTTTGAGCCGATCTTGAACTGCAAGTGACTCTCGCCACCGAGCAAATTCGTCGCGCCCATCATCACGAACGCGCGCTGTCCAATTTGCGCACTAATCATATCGGCTATACGTATCGACATTCTTGGCTACCCGTTCCTTGCTGCTGACAAGGTACAGATTAGCAGGCGCGCGCTTCAACGCAACAACTTTTTCAGTTCACCGACCCGATCGTCGGCGGCGCGTCGTACAGCGCCTTCATTTCGAGTGTCTTCAGCACCGCATGGTCAAGGTCGTCGCAGTGATAGCCGTCGAGCACCATCCACAGATCGAACGGATCGATCTTGTACACATGCGCCTTGCTCGCGATCGCGAACGCTTCCGCGACGGTCAAACCCTCGGTGTGCTCCGAGACGAGTAGGCGGTATGTCGCCAAAGCATCTTTCAACGTGCCGCCGTCGTGCCGCACGGCCATGCCCGCGCCCCACAGCCCGTGCACAATCCGACATGTCGCACTAGATAGCGTCCTGAGCATGCCGGCCAAGTAACGCCCATCAGCGAGCGCCGCGGCCCTACTGCCACAGAATACGAGTCGCCCCGATTCGCTGCGCCGCTTCGACGAGCCCTTGCAAGCGCGTCAGCGCCGCGTCGAGGTCGGCCCGGTCATAGCCTCGGACAAAGACTCGGCCGGTCGACTCGTAAGCCCGTAGTTCGTCCGGGGTAGTCACGTTGCGGGCCCGAATCAGTCCACGGCGCAAGGTGGCGAGCTCCATGCTTCCATGCCCGCCGTCGAGGTCGATTCCAAGCGCGAGCGCGACGATGTGTGCGTTCTCGTTCGCGAAGTTCACTTGCGGGCGCTCGTCGTGCTCAACCCTCTCGGCGCCTGTTCCCTTGCAGCTCGCACAGCCCGGACTGGCATGCTCGCGCAACGAGTCCCAATCGTCGCTGTCGCCCTGAAAGATCGCACTCCACAGCGGAGCCATCTGTGCGCACAAACATGGCTCGAGGCGCGGTATGCGCGGGACTTCAACGTCAACGATGAAGCTGACTGACACGGCTCTCAGACACTAGCAGGGGTTCGCTTCAACGCAACGCCTTTGCGATGTAGGCATAGGTGAGACGATGTCGGCCGAAAGAGGCTTTCGCGACGAAAGCTTCTTTCTTCTTTGCCTGCTCACCTCGCCCGTAGGGGTCAGTCGTACTTGAATCCCGCCTGTATCAGGAGCTTTCCGAGCTTCGTTGTCTCGGGCGGGACGTACACGCCCAGCGCGAGCTTTATCCCAGAGAGCATCTCTGCATGAACGCTCGTCGCCAGCTGTTGATCGGTGACAATCTTCAACAGCACGCGCTTCGACACGGTGACCCGATGGCCCGTCTCCTTTTTGACCTTCGATACCGTGGTCTTCTTCCGTCCGCTTGCCTTGGCGTTGCCGACGAGCTTGTCAAGCTTGGCGATCTGGTCGTCCTTATCGAGCCCGTGAAGCTCCGCCGCCGCCGAAGCACTTATCTCGCCCGCCGCTACGGCCTTCTTCACCTTCGGAGTTAGCTCGGCGACCTTGGCCCAATTCTTGATCGCCGCGACCGACACTCCGAAGACGAGGGCTGCGTCCTTGTAGTCTCCGCCGTTGCGATGAAGCAGTCGCATGCACTTCTCGGCCTTTGTGAGCGTGTCGTCGTCGCGCCGAATCTCATTTAGCGAAATTGTGAGCTTTTCCATGTGCATTTCGTCGCCCGACTCGACGGTCGCAGGGACGCGCACACGTGGTTCGCCCGTCTTCTTGAGGCGCTTATTCGCCTCGCGAGCGTGAAGAACACGACGCCGACCATTGACGACCTCGTATCCCTTTGACCCCTTACGGAGTGTGACCGTCTCTTTCACGCCAAACGTCATGATGTTCATCACCATCGACTCTTCAAGCGGAAGATGAATCCGTTCATCCCACAATTCGTGCTCCGGGCCGTCCTTTGTATCGAGTCCGATGACGATAAGCTCGTCCGGATCGAACCTAAACAAGGTCCCACGCTTCACAGACATATCATTTCGCCTTTCCAGGTCGTTTAGCCGGGCGTTGCCGAAAGCTCTTTTCGGCAGAAAGGGTCACGCAGTGCAAATAGCTTGCCGTGTCCCTGAAGTCCCGTGAGGTCAACCGTTCGTGTGCATCGATCGAACGCAGAGTCCTGCGCCCCCTCGCAACTATCGCACGCACGAGCCTTCAATAACGAGAGTCCAGAGATTACCCAGAACTCGCATGAAGGCAATAAAATGTTGCGCAGACTACAGTGTGTGAACGCGGAGCCATGTCATGGGGACACGACACGTTCGACACATTGAGTCTGCAAAGTCTGCGTGTTTCGCAAAGTCTGCGCGCAGTAGCCGACTGGGAACGTAGCAAATCACCCGTGGTGATTCACCGCACGACGTAGCGAAGTAGGACGGCACGAATACGGACTAGCCGCATTCGTTCACACACTTACCCGACCATCTTGGCGGCCTTCAGGCGCCCAATTCCGCGCGAAAGCCTTCGGCGTCGACCTTGACGAGGCTAAATCGCTTCACACCGCGAAACCGCTTCAGCGCGTCGACCTTGACTGGCTTTCCGAACAGTACGAAATCGCCCAGCACTTCAGGCTCGCCCTTCACGGCGCGCAGCGTCACGAGTTCCCTTGCGACTGCGATGGCGCCCTTGCTCGGCTTGCCGGACTTCGCAACCGCGTAGTAGCCGGGTTCGCGTCGACCGCCCTTGCGCTCGGGTTCCTTCGCGACAGCGGCCAAGCTGACGCGTTTCGCGAATTTCTCGATCTGTTCCCGCACGATCTCGTGCTCGCGACCACTGACCACGACCTCGATTTCAGGAACGAACGCACCGAACACGAGCGCAGCCGGACGCTTGCCTGTACCGCCGCACTCTTCACACATGTGCTTCTCGGTGACCTCACGAGCGACATCGAACTTGTGCGGCTGTCGCATCCAATAATTGTATGTCCGATAGTCCATGCGCGACCGGTCGGAGCGCACGACATAGCCGCCCGTCCCACACTCGAAAGCGCCTTCGCCTTCGCACAGCTCGCACTTCGCCATGGCTGCGCGCGCGTTCGCGATCCGAGCTTCCCGGATCTCGATGATCCTCGCTTTGCCCCGCGGAGTCTCTTCATCGTCTTCGTACCGATTGCGCACGGCGTCGGCCTCGCCCTGCCACTTGGCGATCTTCTGCGACCACGTGCGGCACTCGCTGCATTCGACCTGTCCCATGCACGCGTCGCAGCTGTACGCCTCGCCGTCGTCGTGTGCGACGTAGACGAGCGCGCCCTGCGCTTGCAGGGCGTTCGCCATGCCGAAGCCCGGAAGGCGCTTCGACACACCGAGTCTGCGCACCTCGTCGATATATTCCGAGATCGTCTCGTAGTTGTCTGCGCCCACCCACATCAGATAGCTATGTTGAATCCGCATACCTTACCTTCGCTTCAACTCTAGCACTTCGCTTCAACGCGTCAAGCATTTGGGCAGAACTTCTTGATACCGAATAGCCGTTCGAGCCCGTACTCGTCGATCAGGGCGTTCGCCGCCGCGTGGTTGCCTGTCTCTTGGTTCACGATCGCCAGCACGATCCCGACTGACGGCTTCGGCGCGTCCTTGGTCGCCGCCGCGATCATGGCGCGCAGGCGCGTCCGCGCCTCACGTATGGCGTCAGGCTCGTCGGTGGCATGCTGTGCGCCTCCGTTGCCGTTGGCGGGCAGGTGCGAGCCGAGCTTGACCGGTTCGTCAGCGACACGCGCCCGGCGCCTGTGCCGTCGGATCGTGCGTCGCTCTTCCGTCGTCGGCTCGACAACATCCTGTGCGAGCCGCTTCAGGTGGGTCTTTGAAACTGCTTCGCGTAGCTTCGACAAACCGAGCCCCCTTCATGCATTCAATCGATGATCATGCGCGTGATAAGCCCGAAATCGACGTAGTCACTCGGGTCGCCATTGAGCTCGACCCGGGCAGGTACTTCGCGCGTCTCGCCGTTGATCGTGATCTCGCGCATGGCAAGGCCGGTGAAGCGGCCCTCGCGAAACGAGCCGTCGCCCGTTTCGAGCTGCACGTTTCGGCCTATCGCGCCCAACACGTCGTCAATCCATTGACCCGCTCGCTTCTTCTTCTTTTTCATCTGTCCGGCCTTCTTCCTTCTGCCAACACGCTTGACTGCAGTACAGCTTCACGTCCCGCGGCACTTCGTTCTCGCAGCCGTCAGCCGCACAGATTTGGACTCCGAAGACCGTCACCGCGCCGCCGTCTCGCAGGCGCTTGAACTCGCCCCGTTCGGGCGCCGTCATGTAGGGCTTGTCGTTGAAGCGCAGCCAGCCAACGCGACCCGTCGTCACGGCTTCACCGGCACAGCGCCGGTCTGATCCTGGTAGCGACTGCCGAGCCCGGGCGAACCGTAGGGCCGCGCAGCGCACGTGATGCACTCCGAAAACGCTACCTGACACACCGCCATGCCCGGACGCAGTCGGATCGTGCTTGGCGACAGGTTGAAGAGTTCAAGTGTGATCTGGCCCCTGAAGCCCGGATCAACGAAGCCCGCCGTCACGTGCACAGCAAGGCCCATGCGTCCTAGGCTCGACTTGCCTTCGATGCTCGCGCACACGCGCGGCCCAAGTTCGACCCGCTCGATCGTCGTACCGAGAACGAGCTCTTTCGGCTTCAGCTCGAAGTACGCGTCGCCACCCATGTCCACGCTGACCGGATGCGTCGGCACGGCCCGGTCACGCATGTCGACCCATTCGCACGCGCTGAAGCGCACGAACTCGTTCCCGAGTCGCAGATCGATCGAGGCAGGCTGCAGCTGTTCCTTGTAGATCGGTCCGACACGGATCCAGTTGCCGCCTTTGCCGCCGAACGCGCGCGCGGCCTCGTCATCACAAGCTTGCTGTTCACGATGCCCGCGAGCAAGTGCGGAAGCGATGTCGGCGTCAGAGTAGGTCACTGGCTTCGATCCTTTCGCGCGATCGCCCTTGCGACCTTGATGTCCGACAGCATGTGTCGTCGCACGCGCGCGCTATTGCCCTGCCTCAACAGGAACGATGGATGATAGGTAACGACGCCCCTGCACGACCGCTGCTTGCCGAGCTCGACCCGAACCGGCATGCCTCGCCATGGCCCGATCGACGTGACGCCCGCGAGCTTCGCCGCGGTCAGACCGAGCATGAGCACGACAGCCGGATCGACCGTGCGGAGCATGTCGAGTGTGCGCGGTTCACACGCGACGAGCTCGGCCCGCTTCGGCGCGCGATTGCCAGGAGGTCGACAGCCGACCATGTTCACGAAGCACACGTCGTCGAAAGACACTTTCGCCTCGCGCAAGAGCCCGTCGATCACCTTGCCGGCCGGGCCGACGAACGGAATACCCCGCACGTCTTCTTCGTGTCCGGGCGCCTCGCCTACGATCGCGATCGATGCGCTCGGATTGCCACGGTAGAACACAACGCGCTGACGCGAACCTGACAGCGCGCAATCGGTGCAGCTGCGCCACGACAGGGCGAGCTGTTCGAGGCGCCTTCCCTTGGCGGCAGCGTCAATCACGGCCCAACCTCAAGATCTCCAAGAGCTCGGCAGCACTCGACAGGGTGCGAAACTTGTACGCACGCAAGAGTCGAATCACCTGTTCGCGATCGAGCGCCACCGGAACCGGGCGCACGCCCACGTCGGTCTTTACCCGGGTCAGCTGCAAGAAGAGTTCGGCCTTGCTCGCGTCGCGCGTCACGACGCCACGGAATCGCTCGGCCACAGGCCAGCGCTCGCCGTGCTTCGAAGTCGGCAACGCGCCCGCGCAGTCGATCACGCCCTTCAAGCCGCCAAGCGTCGCAATCAGCGCCGACGCCGTCTTTTCACCGATGCCGGGTAAGCCCGGGATGCCGTCACTACTATCGCCCGCGAGCGCCTTCAGGTCGGGCAGCTGTCGCGGTCGCACGCCGTAGCGCTCGACCACGGCTTGGAAGTCATACAGTGTATCACCGCCACTGCGAAAGCCCGGCGATGCGACCGTGACGCCCGGCCCGACGAGCTGACGCAAGTCCGAGTCGCCCGTATAGATCGTGACCTCGAAGCTCTTACGTCGCAGCGTCGTCGCCAGCGTTGCGATCACGTCATCGGCCTCGCACTCGACGCCGTAGTATTGACGCACGCCCGCGTGCGACAGGAGCTCGTTCAGCCGAAACTCACTCGCCGTGACCTCGCGCGACAGCTCTGCTTGCGCCGGTGTCGCGTCTTCAACGCGCTTACGCTTGTAATCGGGCCACAGCTTCATGCGGAAATTGTCGGTGCCTTCCCATGCCACGATCACGGGCGCGCGATACTTCGATCGAACGCGCAGGAGCCCGGCCATGAAGCCGTACATGCCGCCCGTGCGAAGCTCTTCGCCGTCGACGTGCGCAGTCAGCTCGCTAAACGCGTCCGCGTTGCGCCAAAGCAAGTTCTTGCCGTCGATGATCGTGACCTTCATCGCGTCCTAGATCCGATCCCAAATCTCTTCGAGCTTGGCCGACTGATCGGGCGTGAGTGAAAGCATCTTGCCGAGTCGGTCTTCGATCGACTCGACGAACTCTTCTTCCCATTGCGATAGTTTGATGCCGCCGACTGCGCCTTCGGCCGATCGGATGTCGTCGACCCACTGCTGATGTTTGCTCTTGACCTCGTCACTCATTTGCTCGCGCCTCCGAAAAGCATCTTCTTTGCCCGTTCGCTTCAGCGGGTCGCTCTAGATAGCGCAACCACCGTACGTTCGCTTATGAGTTTTCGATCTTCGAGCAAAGATACTGCGCAACGTCCATTGCCACACAACCTCGTCCGGCCATGCTCGCTCGCATTACGAATCCACTCTCGTCCGAGTACGTTGATCGGAAACGCCTTCGTTGCACGATTGAACACCTGGATCTCTTTCGTGTGCAGCGACGACAGGTGCAACAAGCCCTTACGCAACCGATACTCAGTCCAAGCCATTTGGGCTAGTCCGAATGCATCGGCGAGATCTTCGGACGTCTGGCGCGATGGCTTACCGCGACCGGAGCTCACTGCGTTGCAGTCGCCGAAGTCGACGCCCCATCGATCGTGCACGCACGTCTCGACCAAGTCTTTCTGTGCAGTGGCGTCGTGTGCGACAAACAACTTGACGGCTATAGGGTCGTGCAAACGGTAACGCACGCCGTGCGCCCACATGAGCCGTCGCGCTTGCCCGCCGATCTCGCCAAGATAGTGCGCGCCCTGATCTGCGCCGATGGCGTAGTCTTCGAGCGCGATGTAACCGGGCGCCGTCGCGAGCGCCACGCGTTCAATCCAACGGCTCACCCAATCGAGCCGGATGATCGACCGGATATGCCTGTCAGGCTGGCGTGTCGGCGTCGGCAGCTCAACCCGTGATCCGTGCTTCTTGCCACGCGCGACGCTGCCTGCCTTGTCGCTGTAGAACCAATACTGATCAAGCTCGCCGTCGCGCAACTGCACAACGGCCCCGTGGTTCAGGCTGATATCCCAACCCTGCACGAGCACGTCGCGTCGCTTCGATGTCGCGTCCTTGCGTTTCACCGTGCCTCACATCGCGCGCTCCAAGCGAGACACGCCGTTTTCCTTGATGACGATAAGCGTGCGCTCGAACGCTTCTGCGAGGTCGGGGTCATGCGAGATCAGGAAGACGCTTTCCCGCTCCTTGCGCATCGCCTGCAAGAGCTCGACAACCCGTTGCCGGCCCTCCGCGTCGAGCCCGTCAAGACACTCGTCGAGGCACAAGATATTCACGTGCGAGCCCTCGCGTGTCCGCACGAGATCCATCAGCGCAAAGTTCGTGGCGATCTCCATCTTCTTCCACTGTCCGCCGCTTGGCGGGTAGCCTTCGATCCCTTCGATCGTCCACGTGATGCCAATCTCGTCGCGCAGGTCGCCGCCCTTCAGCTCGCGTTGCGTACTGAAGTGGATCGCGATGTCGCCACACGACAGCGTCTGCAAGTAGTGATTCGCCCGATCAGTCAGAAGCGGCATGACGGTGTCGAGCGCAAAGGACGGTATACCCGTCGGTCCGAACCCGCGCACCCAAAATGTCAGAAGTTCAAGCTCGGTCGTCTTCGCTTCGGCCGTCGCGCGCGCGGCCCGTCGCTCGGCCTTCAGCGCGCGAACCTTCTTTCGCGCCGTCAGATAAGGCGCGAGGTAGGGGTTCGGCGCATCTCGGAGCACACGCGCTTCACTGGCCTTTTCGGTCGAGCGCGCGACGAGCTCACGCACGCGCGCCTTGGCCCCGTCGAGCGAGTCCAGTTCGGCGCTCGCGCGCGCACGACGCTCGGTCAGGCGCCCTTGCGCGTCTTCGAGCTCACCGACGCGACGTTCGATCGCTCGCTCGGCTTTGGCGGCCTCCTGTTCGCTCGTCTCGGACGCCCGAAGCTCGGCCATCAGCTGATCGCCCCGGGCCAAGAGCCCGGCCCTGTGCGTGGCAGCATGACCCTTCGTCAGCTCGCCCGTGCAGACCGGACACCGCTCGCCCTTGAGCTGCGACAGCGCCGACGTTTGGGCCCGTAGCTCTGCATTCAGATTGGCCTTGACCTGCGACCATTCTCGTGACTCTCCCCGGGCCCTTCGCTTGGCGTCGTTCGCGTCCGCAATGGCCGTGCGCCCGGCCGTGAGCTTGTTGTCGAGCACGTCGAGCTCGTCCCGAAGCGCTTGCGCGTCGATGGTCGCGCCGACCGTCTTGGCCTTCTCGCCGAGCTCGCGCGCGGCCTCCGTGAGCTCGCGCACGCGCACTGCAACTTCGTCGATGTAGCCGTCCTTGCGCGCGCACAGCGCGACCAAATCGTGATCGCCGATGCGCTGCGTCAGGCGCTCGACGTCGGCAAGCGCGCCGTCGCGTTCCTTCTCGATCGCGAGGCGTCGCTGTTTCGCTTCGGCATGGCACAACTCGAACACGCCCGTGCCAAGGATGCGATGCAAGATCCGCTTGCGGTCACTGTCCTTCGTGGTCGGATACACGAACCGGTCACGGTCGCCCTGCCCGTACAGCACCGTGTTGCGGAAGCCTTCCCAGTCGACGCCGATCAGCGCATTGACCTCGCGCTGCAAGTCGCCCTTCGACGCCGACACGTTCTCGCCATTCTTTTCGAGGTACAGCTTCGGGCTTTGCTTCCATCGCTCACGCACGACGCTGTACGCGTCCGTGCCGTCGATGATGTTCACGACCACACGCGCGCTCTTCGTGCCCCGGCGAATGACGCGATCGCCCGCCTCGCCGTCGATGGCTTCGCCATACAGGCCCCATCCGAGCGCCTTGAACAGGCCCGACTTGCACGCGCCGTTCGACGTCGCAGCTTCGGTGTCGCGGTTGTCGCCGATCACGAACACGAGCCCCTGCTTGCCGAGCGTCATATCGAACGCCTCGAAGCCCGCGAAGTTCTCGGCCTGCATGCTGACTAGCCGCGCCATTCGCCCTCGACTGCAACGAAGATTTCGCGACCGATTCGCTTCAGTGCTTTGCGATCGAGCCCACTCGTATCGACCTCGACCGCTTCGACGTAGCTCGGCACCATCTTGCGAGGCGTCAGCACTTCGACCTTGCCGTCTTTGCTCGTCGGCAAGCGCGACACGTGATGATAGACAGGATCGTGAACCCAGCTGGCGCGAAGCCCCTTCGCAGCGAGCTCGTCGACGTAGCGCGCCGCTGCGATCTGACGCTTCACGAGCTTCGTGTGCGTGCACCGAACGACCACGCGCACGTAGTCGCCCGCGCGCGCCTTGAGCCCTGTCAGCGCGTCCTTGTCCGCGAAGCGCACCGTGTGGAAGCGCGGGCACCCGCCGTCGACGAACACTTCTTTACGCACACCAGATCGACGCCACTCCATGACCCAAAAGCCAGCCGGTCGCCCGACGTCGTCGAACCGGTGATGCATCGGTGCGCCCAAATAACGCCCGTTGCGTCCAAACTCTTGCGGGTCGTGAAAGTGTCCGGACAACACGTGATCGAAGTGGTCGGTCAGCTCGGACGCTTCGAGCCCCTGGCCTTCTTCGCATGTCCATCCGCTATGCGTGCAGCCAACGATCGAGTTGTGCATCAGTAGCACGTTCGTCACATCGCGCTTCAGCTCCATCGCCTTCAGCGCCTCGCGCGTCCGCTCGATCGGGCTGAACTCCAACGGCCAAAACGTCAGCCATGGTCGCGGGCTGAATGTCGCGCCCGTTTCCATGTAGCTGCAGCCCTTGATCTCCGACAGCGCCTCGACCGTGAAGCGCTCGCCGCGCGTGTTCACGCCGTCATGGTTGCCCGGCACGACGAACACCGGCACCGGAGCTCGACCAATCGCGCGAAACGTCTCAGTCAGCGTGATCGCGTCGGTGCGCGAGTGATCGAACAGATCGCCCTGAATGAAGATGTGCTCGCAGCGCGCGCGCTCGGCCGTGCGGAACACGCGATCCCACAACCCGATCTGATCGGCAAGCCTGTCGGTCACACCGCGCTTGTCGGTCTGCCGCGCATGCGGCAGCGAGTTACTCATGTGGATGTCGCTGATGTGCAACGACCGATAGCTTTCGGCGCTCACGATCTAGCCGCCTTGGCACGCGTGTTGCGGCCCTTCGTGCTGGCTCGGAAATCCGATGCGATCTTTGTGCAGCCACACGCTGCACAACACTCAATGTTCGCGCGCGGACCCTTGCGGAACCTGTTGACGTGTCCGCAAGGCTTACCGTTCAGAACGGGCGGCCTTGCGTGACATGTCCAGGACCCATTGGTCATGTGTCCCAACCCATGCGCTTGTAGAACACTTCGACGAGCTTCGCGCGCAGCTTCGGCCGCTCGCGAATCGTCTTCGCCGCCGCGGTGTGGCCCTGACCGAGATCAATGCCGCCTACGGTCAGCGCGCTGTGCTTTCCCTTTTTGACGAGCCCCATCACTTCGAGCTGCAGCACGAGACTGTGCTCGTAGTCGACGCCGCGATTCCAGTAGATCGCGAAGCGCGCCTTGCGGAACGGCGGCCCGATCTGATTCTTCTTGCACTCGGTTTCAATCGAGCTTCCAACCTTCGTTTTCTCGCCGTCCTTCTCGGTGCCAACACGCGTCACGTACACGATCAGCGATGCGAAGAACCGGGGCGCGTTGCCCCCCGCCATCTCTTCATCGCTGCCAAACATGACGTTCATCTTCTTGCGCACCTGTGACACGAACACAAGCGCCACGTGTTCACTCGAAAGCGCTTCACAGATCCCGGGCAGCTCTTCGGACCATATGCGCGCCTCGGTCGGGTAGCGCTTCTTGCCCGTCGGCGTTTCCAGCGTTTCGAACGCCTTGCAGGCGTTCAGGCTGTCGACGATGATCACGAATGGAACGGCCCGCTTCGTCTTCTTCCGAATCTCTCGCGCACGCCTGATGGTGGCCTTGATGTACGTGATCACGTCTTCGAGGGTCGGCGTCGGCGGCATCACGAGCCGCGACAGGTCGACACCGAGCTTCGCCGCGTAGTCGGGATCCATCTTGTGTTCTTTGTCGAGGAACACGGCCACACCGCCGCGCCGCTGCGCTTCGACGCACAGGTGAAGCGCGATCGTCGTTTTGCCCGACCCTTCCTTGCCGTGCAGGATCGACACGCGCGACAGCGGAAACCCGCCGCGGCCGATCGCTGCGTCGAGCGTAGCCGAGTGAGTCGACAACACGCCGCGCACGCGCTTGCGATACGCGACATCGCTCAACACACGCACCGGACTCGTCACGGCCTTGTCGGCCTTCATGCCGGCGAGGTAGTCCGCAATCACGTCCGACGGCGAGTCGAGTCGAGCCTTGCGCTTCGCGGTCTTCGCGGTCTTCTTGGCCATAAAAGAAAGGGGCCGCCCGTACTGGCTCGGCCCCGGTTCCCGACATCGTTCGAGGGTCAACAGAGCACTGCGGAACTACCTACTACTTCTTGCCCTTCTTCGCGGGCTTCGTGTCTTTCGCCTTGGCCTTGCCCTTGTCTTTCGACTTGGCCTCGACCTTCTCGGCTTTGCCTTTGTCTTTCACTTTGGCCTCGCTCTTCTTGCCCTTGTCGCCCTTTTTCGGGGCGGGCGTTTCTTCATCATCTTCGTCGTCGCCATCGAGCCCGGCGAGTGCTTCATCGAGGTCGTCGAGGCCCAGATCGTCGTCGTCGTCCGACTTCTTGCCCTTGGCCTTCTTCGCAGCGGCTTTGTCTTTGCCGCCCTTCTTCGCTTTCGCAGGGGGCTCGTCGTCGTCTTCGTCGTCGTCGTCTTCGTCGTCTTCGTCGGCCTCTTCGTCTTCGTCTTCGTCGTCTTCATCCGACTTCGACTTTTTGCCCTTGGCGGCGGCCTTGTCCTTGTCGCTCTTCTTCGACTTGGCTTTCGGCTCGTCGTCTTCGTCGTCTTCGTCGTCGTCGGCCTCTTCGTCTTCGTCGTCTTCGTCGTCGTCTTCATCCGACTTCGACTTCTTGCCCTTGGCCTTGTCTTTCGACTTGGCCTTCGGTTCTTCGTCGTCGTCTTCGTCGTCTTCGTCTTCGTCGTCGTCGTCGGCCTCTTCGTCGTCGTCTTCGTCGTCGTCGTCTTCATCCGACTTCGACTTCTTGCCCTTGGCCTTGTCTTTCGATTTGGCCTTCGGCTCGTCGTCTTCGTCGTCGTCTTCGTCGTCTTCGTCGAGGTCGTCTTCGTCGTCTTCGTCGTCGTCTTCGTCGTCCGACTTCTTGCCCTTGGCCTTGTCTTTCGATTTGGCCTTCGGCTCGTCGTCGTCTTCGTCGTCGTCTTCGTCGTCGAGTTCGTCTTCGTCGTCGAGCTCTTCTTCGTCGTCGACCTCGTCTTCGTCGTCGTCGACCTTGCTCTTGCCCTTGCTCTTGGCGCTCTTGCCCATGCTCTTGCCCTTTCCCGTGTCGTCGTCGCCGTCTTCGTCAACCTCGACGCCCTTGATGATCGCCGTCACCTCGTCGGGCGACTTGATCATGTTTCCAACGACCCGAAACAGATCGCAGTCGCCGCCTTCTGTCATCGCCTTCGCGATCGCAGCGCGCACCGCCTTCGGCAGCTTGCGCGGCGCCTTCGCCGTTTCAGGATCGACTTTGACTTCGTACTTCGTCTGCCGCTTCTTGCCCGTCTTGACGACACGGATCAGCACTGCGGCACGCGGATCGCTGATGTCGCCGTTGTCGAAAAAGCACTCCATGATGCCGTCGAAGATCTGCTTGCCGACCATCGCGACAGTGGGCTCGCCCTGCTTCTCGTGCTCCTGCCAATCGCTTGATGACTTCTTGCGGAAGCCCATCGGCGTCACGCCCCAAAGATACTTTGTCTGTGGTCGCGACTCGTCGGCTTCTTCGTCCGAAAACGTCTTTCCGGAGTCGAGCGCTTTCTTCATCGGGCACTTGCCCGTGAGCTGCACCTTACGCTTTTCGAGCACCTTCACGACGAACGGGTGTTCGACGACCGGGTTCGTCTCGGGATCGAGCCCGATCACCATGCGATTGTTCTTGCCGACGCCGTAGTGCACCGTGACCGGGACGTAGTTCTTGCCCTTGGTCAGCGCGCTCTTGTCGTTGTCGCGACAGGGCGGGTGCACGTACAAGAGCGTTTCGCCTGCCTCGAAGTTCAGATAGTCGCCGCCGCTGCGCTGTTGCTCGTCGTAGCCCTTGCGCATCGCATCCATGTTGACGCCCATGCTAGTCACCTCTCCTTGCTGCGTGATGCCTTGCCTTTGGGGCGCGCACCGTTGATTTCTTCCATGCGGCGAATCTTGTCTGCAGTGGACGGCCGCCGAACCCCGTCCGATGGTGCTGACACATACCCGTCGTCGTCCTTCTCGCTGCCACGCGCCGAGAGATTCCAGCCGCGGACCTCGCGCGGCGTCTCGGGCGTCGTCATGCCTTGCGAGTTCAGTTCCGAGCGCACGCGCGCGCCCCTGCTCTGCAGCTGATTCGCTTTCTTCTCGAACGCGCGCACCATGGCCTCGCACACGCCGAGATTCTTCTCGGCCAGCGCGATAGCGTCCTTGTGCTTGATGAAGCCGTCCGAGCCCTCGACAGCGTTGCGCACCTTCCACTCGGACGCCTTCGGATCTCTGGTCAGCATCTCGGTCGAGGTCTGCGCGCGAAAACGCCGATACCACGCGTCGACCTGCGTCAGCTCGGCCTGTGCATCGGCTGCGACCGAACCCCAATACGCGAGCTGTGCCGACACGCGATCCATCTCTTCCGACAGGTCGGCACCGATCGGAAGCTCGGCCCCGTCGCCGATGATGTACACATCGACGACCGTGCCTTGCACCTTGATCCGCTGGCGCGCGAAGCGTTCGACGTATTCGGTCTGTTCGCTCATTTGCGACCCTTCTTGACCTTCTTCTTTTTCCGCTTTGTTTGCTCGACCGCTTCCGCCGCCGCGGCCCGCTTCGCCTCGCGCTTCTTGCGCGACATGTTCAGCCGACGCTTGGCCTGATCGCTTTGCCGAAAGGCAATGCGATACGACTCGCCGAACGTGATCGGCGCACCCTCGTTGATCACAGGGGATTTCACCGTGCGGCCCGGAAACGTCTTCTTGTCGAACGACCCAAAGCCCGACACGCGAACCGACTCACCGGAGCGGACGAGCTGAAACACAGCCTCGAACACGTCTGTGACTACGTCGGCTTTCAGTCCGGCTGCTTTTGCGATTTCATGAATACCTGCCATTTGCCTGTCTCCCTGCCTAACTACGGGCTTGGCGCCCAGTCCGCTGAATGTTTTTTCAAGTGCCGAACTTTTCCGCCGTTGAAGAAAAACGCTATTCCTCTTTCGGAATCCGTCGACTTATCAAGCGGCATCGTAAGCATGCGACCTCGCTTCACGATCTTGCGGATCGCATGCCACTGCGAGGCAAACGAGATCACGTTGACGAATCCCCGCTCGCCCAAAAGGCCGAAAAAAGCCATCTCTTCACCGCGCACGTCAAACTTGCGCCGCACGTGCGTCACGATGCCCGTGAACATGCCCGTTCCGGAGCGCAGTAGCCGGCCATTGAAACGGCGCTTCTTGGCGAGCTCGGGTGTCGGCCACGGGTAGTCGCGCGCAGGATGCTCGCCCGCGACGATGCGATTCCAGAAGTCGCTTTGCTCGCCAGCGCGCGCAGCCACGCGGTAGCGTTCGAGGTCAATCGCGAAGTGCGCTTTCAGCCGGTTGTACTTCGCGTCGACCGTCGCGTGCACGATGATTGGCGTACCCGAGTCGGCTTCGATCAGCTCGCGATGCGCCTCGAAGATGTCGAAGTCGAAGCGCACGCGAAAGTTCTCGCCGCTGTCACACTCCAAGTTCACGTTGGCATAGCGCGCGCCCCAAAACATGCGCTTGCGTTCGAGCTCGGTCGGCAAGTCACCCGTGTGGAAGTCACCGATCTGTTGCACGCGCGCGTCGAGTAGTAGCCCGGCCACGTACACCGATTCCCCGTCGAGCTCTGCCATCGACTGCGCGTCGATGCGCGTCAGCTCGACGCCGACATGGTCGGCCATGAACTCGCGGTACGCGTCGAGCGGGTGCTCGCCGAACGCGAGCGGATTGACCTTCGCCGCGACGAGCATGCGCTCTTCGGCCGTGTAGTCTTCGGCCTCCTTCGCGCGCGCCCAAAAGTCGTAGATCGCTTCGCGTCGTGCGCGCTTCTTGGTGAGCGAGCGCCACAGCTCGTCGAGGTGTTCTTCGAAAAACTTCTGATTCGGGATCAAGCCCTCGAACGCGCCCGCCTTGATCAGCACGACGACCACGCCGCGATTGCAGCGGCGCCGATCGACCCGTTGCGCGAAGTCGAGAAAGCTCTTGAACGGCTGACACTGCATGACCGTCGCAGCGGCGCCCTTGCCGACGCCCTTGATGTCGACGAGCGACCCGCGAATGTTGCCGTCCGGATCGATTGAGAACACGTCACGGCTGAACGATACGTGCGGGTTCAGGATCTGCATGCCTGCCCGCTTGGCCTCTTTAGCGAGCGCCTTCAGGTGCGCGCGATCGGGTTCGTTGCGCAGGAGCGCCCAGTAAAATTCGGTCGGATAGTAGACCTTCAAGAACTGGCACCAATACGCGATCGTCGCGTACGCCGTGGCATGGCTCTTGTTGAAGCCGTATGCGCCGAACGCTTCGATCGCTCCGAAGATCTTGTTCGCGACCTTCGGCGCTATGCCGTGCAGCTTCTCGCAGCCCGCTACGAAGTCGACACGCGCGGCCTTGAGCTCTTCTGCCTTCTTCTTGCCGATGGCCTTACGCAGCCCGTCAGCGACACCGGGCGAGAAGCCGGCGAGCTCCGTGAAGATCTTGATCACGTGCTCCTGATAGACAATGACACCGAGCGTGTCGGCACAGATCGCGTTGATGATCGGGTGAAAGTCGACCTCGTCGCGCTTGCTCGCGTCCTTCTTGCGAACGAGGTAGCGCTCGGCCAAGCCAGACCGCGTCGCGCCCGGGCGGTTCAGCGCTGTCATGGCTGCGATGTCTTCGAAGTCTTCGAAGATCACGTCGGCACATATTTTGTACGCCGATGGGGTGTCGTACTGAAACACGCCCGCGAAGTCGTGCCCCGTGAAACGTTCGAGCACCTTCGGATCGTTCATCTCGATCCGCTCCATGTCGAGCGCGACTTCGTGTCGTTCCTTCACTGCGTTGACGCAATCGCGGATCACGGTCAGCGTGCGCAAGCCGAGCACGTCGAGCTTCACGAGCCCGACCGATGCGATCTCGTTCATGTCGATCGCGCTGACGATGATGTCTTCGCCCTTGTGCTTACGGATTTCGAGCGGGATCAAATCGGTCAACGTTGTCGGACTGACGACGACGCCCGCGGCATGGATACCGAGCGTCTTCGCCATGCCTTCGAGCTTCGAGGCGAACTTGCGGACCTTCGGGAAGCGCTTGTCGAACGCTTTGCATGCGTCGAACTCGTTGAACGAGTCTTCGAGCGTGTTGTATTCGCGCGGGTGCCCGTCCGGCCGTTCGAGGATCGATGGGCTGATCGCATTCACTTCGGGCAACGGCACACCGAGCACGCGCGACACGTCGCGCAAGACGCTCTTGCCGGACAGCCGGCCGACCGTCGCGATCTGACACACCTTGTCCTTGCCGTATTTGCCGACGAGGTAGTCGATCACCTCGCGACGTCGCGAGTCTTCGAAGTCCATATCGATGTCGGGCAGGTCGTGGCGATCCGGATTGATGAAGCGCTCGAACAGAAGGCCATGCTCGATCGGATCGATCGATGTGATGCCGAGCAAGTAAGCGACGAGCGACCCGCCCGCGCTTCCGCGACCCGGCCCACAGAAGATCTGTTCTTTGCGCGCGAACGCGTACAGGTCGCGCACGACGAGAAAATACAGAATCAAGCGCTGGCGCTTCAGTGCCGTGAGCTCGGTCTTCAGCCGCGTCGCATAGCGTCCGAGCGCATCGCCCGCGCCGATGCCGTGCTTGTACGCGTATGAGCGAGCGCGTGCAGGGATGCCGCGCCACGTCCAGCCATCGAGGCAAATGTCTTTCAAGAAGGCGAACTCGTCCCCGTCGTACTTCTTCGGCATGCCGGGCGTTGGCAGAAGCGCCCGCATGTAGTCGATCTCGATCTTGACGTCGCTGCGTTCAGCGAGCTCGATCGTCGAGTCGAGCGCTTCCCTGATGTGCGACTTTCGCAGGTAGCCGTGGTGTCGGATGAAGGCGTCGCGCATTTGCGCCCGTGTTCGAAAATAGAATTCGTCGCCGTCAAACCGGAAGCGGTCGACGTCGCTCACCTTCGCGCCCGTGCCGATACACAAAAGCAGGTCGTGTGCGTCGGCGTCTTCGGGGTTCACATAGTGCGCGTCTTGCGTGGCGAGAAGCTTGCCGCCCGTGCGCTCACGAAGCGTCAGCTCGAACTCGTTCACGCGCGCCTGATCGGCGATCGCGTGCGGCTGAATCTCGTGATAGAGGCGGTCGCCGTAGGCTTCGCGCAAGCGGTCGACGAAGTTGATCGCGTCGCGCCTTCGACCCTGCAAGAAGCCGTCGTGCGCCGGTCCGTTCAGACAGCCGGTCGATATCGCAAGCCCCTCGTTGTAGCGACACAGCGCGTCGAGGTCGACCCGCGGCTTGTAGTAGAACCCTTCGACATAGGCTGCGCTCGACAGCCGCTGCAGGTTCAGCATGCCTTCTTGCGTGAGCGCCCAACACGTCGTGTGCCAGCGATCGCGAATGCCCTCGCGCTCTTCGTACGCGCGCTGCGTCGTGCGCCGATCGTTCTTCTTCACCCCTGTCAGAAGCGTCTTTTTCTCGTCGTCGGTCAGGCCCTTTCGGTGCATGTCGCGACTAACGTAGAACTCGATTCCGTAGATCGGTTTGATCTCGTGCTTCTCGGCCTCCTTGCGCAGCTGCAAGTAGCCGCGCATCGACCCGTGTTCGGTGAACGCAAGCGCCGGATTCCCGCGCGCCTTGGCCACCTTCACGTAGTCGCCGATTCGTCCGCAGCCGTCGAGCTGTGACATGTCCGAGTGCGTGTGCAGGTGAACGAAGTCTTCGGTCTTATGTGACACGCTTGTGTAGCTCCATTTGGTACCGACACACTGACTTCAGGTCGTCGTCGAAATCCCTATCGAGGATCCAAGCGAGGTACTTGCGCCCGCGCGCCGTGGCAACGAGCACCGACAGCGCTTGCCCGCGAAACGCGCCGAACTGCAAGAGCGCGTCGGTCGCGTCCGCATTCAGCTTGTACTTGCGGCTTAGCCGGCCCGTAGGGTCGAGCTTCGGGCGCTCGACCTCCTTACGCGGCGCGATCGGTGGAAGCCCCTCAACCGTCTCACCGCGCGCCCATCGACGCAGCTCGTCAAGCGTGGGCATGGCCGATCCCCTCGACCACTTCCCGGATCACGCGTGTCGCCGACACCGTTTCGTCCCATTGGGCCATGCGACCAACCGGACGCACTCTGGGCGCCCATGCCGGGCGCTCTTGCAAGGCGACAAGTTTACCGTACGTCGTCGCCATGGCGCCTTCTGCGTGCCACCCATCGGGGAAGAGATAGTTCAAGTCAGAAGTCACCGCGTCTTCGGAAACGACCCCGCTGAACTCGCACACGTAGCCGCTTTCTTCGCCGTGGTACAGCCGATGGATCGCGTTGCCCGGAGTGTGTGGCGTGTAGATGACGTCCCATCGCAGATAGCGATCCTTGCTAGCGCGCACAGGCAATAGATTCAGTGCGACAGCCATGGCGTCGCACGCGCCTTCCTGCCTCACCAAGCGCGATTCCCACAGCGGCAATGTTTCCAACACTAGATCCGCCGAAGTCGCCAGCGCACCGAGCTCGCGCGCGACTGTGAGCCCGGCCGACAGGCGCTTGACCAGATCGTGCCAGTCGAACGACACCGCATAGCGCTTCGAAGCTACTTCCGGATCGGCGAGCCCGACCGCGCCCACGGGCATTGCCGTCAGACGCGTCTTGCGCCAGTGCGCGTGATGCACGGCGTCGGACACCTTGCGCGGGCACGTCTCGACCTTGCCCTTTTCGAGTAAGCCCACAGCAAGCGTGTATTCCCCGTAGACGACTCCGAGCCCATCGAGCAACGTCAGCACTTCGTGCGAGCGTTCGAGAAATTTGAACGTCGGCAGATAAGCGCACTGACCGAGCGTCAATGAACGCTCGACAAGCACGACCGAATGGCCACGCGCGCGGCACAGGTGAGCCGCAATCAGGCCGACAACGTCGCCTCCGCTAATGCAGACGCGCATCGTGCCCTTCGAAATGAATCGCCGTGCCGAGCTGACACGCGAGATCGGCCAAGAGCCCTACGCGCAGCCGGCACGACGACCAGCGCCTATGGCGCGAGGGCCTTCGGCAGCCGGATAATACCTTTGTTGAGTGCACGCGCAATCACCTCCGCGGCAAGCGAAGCTCCTTCCTTGCCCACCTGACACGTACGCGATCGGAACCTCCCTTCGATGAATTCCGCGGGAACAACCTTCTTGATCGCCTGCGCAGGCAAGAGCGCCTCGAATGATTCACGGTCGAACGGAAAGCGAAACTGCAAGCTGTGCGTGCGCACAGCGAGCACGATGCACGCGATCGGGCGCCTCGAAAGGCGCTTGCGACTACCGTTCGGCCCCCGCTTGATCACCTTGGCGTACAGCGTCACGTAACGAGACGACTCGACCCGATCGATCAAAAACATCTGACCAACCTCCGCGCTCGCCTGATCAGTCGCAAGCGCGCGTCGCGTCGCACGCTGCAAGCGTGACACGAACCACTGCAAGAGCGTGCGCGTTGCGCCGAGATCTTCGCGCGCTTTTTCTCGGAGCGCACGCGTCGCAAACTGTCGCGCCTTCACGAGCGCGCGGGTGCTCTTTTCCTTGCTCTCTTCGCTCCGGTTGCGGATCTTGCGCGGCTTGCGTGGCGTGTCTTCGTCGGGATGACGAATCGTGATTCGCCCGTTTCGGATCCCGTACCGATCGATCGCGCGCACGAGCCACGACTGAAAGGCCTCACTCTCGCCGACGGCGAATGCGTACACCCGGCGCTTGCCGTCCGTGTCGCGCACCTTCCGGAGCTTGAGCAAGTCGCGGGCCTTGTGCCCCTTGACGCGAACCAAGCGCTGTAGCGCCACGCACCGGTCACGGTAGACGCAGGGCATGCGCTCTTCGGGCGTCCGCGCACGCGCGCGCCCGTCGCACTCCGGATTGCCCCGGTCGTACTTGCGCAGGCACACGGGCAGCTTTCGCCCGAAATCTACCGTCGTCGCGTCAGTCACGGCCTTCTTTCGACATAGGCCCGAACTATCGACAGGTCGGTCAGGTCGCTGAAATCTCGCCCCATGAGCGAGAGTGCGGCCTCACGAATGCGCCGAAGAGCCCAATCGACTTCGTTCTTCGACAGACCTAAGTAGCGCCCGATCAGCGGAATCGTCGGCTCGTCGGTCAGGTCGTCCAGCATGAGCATGCGCAAGCCCCGGGGCGGGTCGTGCTTGCACAGCAATACCTGCCTGTCACGCTCGCTCAATGCGTTTTCAAGCGCGGCCTGGAATGCCGACGTGGTTGTGTTTTCGTCGATCTCTATGAGCATCGAATCGGGCGCTGAAAGAGCCGACTCGAACGAGTCCATGAAGTCAGACGCGCCTGCGCCCGTGCTCCGGAAAACGTCGCGGCCCTGCACGCTGTCCGTGACGAACGGCACCGGAAGCGACACGCGCTTGCCATCTTCCGCCGTCACCTGCACGTGCGGACGTCGCGCCTGTGTCCGATGCACTGCCCATGCCTTCAAGAAGTGGCGACGCACGGCCACCTTCACGAAGTTGAAGATCCCGCCCTTCGAGGCGTTGTAGTCGTATTCGCGCAGCGCGAGCACGAGCCCGTAGCGCGCCTCCTGCAGGGACTCGGCGTAGGTCATGTCGAGTTGTCGCGCGAAGCGCTTCGCATTCGACTCCAAGATCGGCCTGACCATCGCTTCAGCCTTCCGATAGATCGCGTCTTGGTAGTCCATGCAATGCAAAGGCCCTTTATGCCAGATCTGTTACACGCTGCTTCATGACCCTGAAGACGTCCATCGCAAGCGTCGCGATGCTGCGCACGTAAACGAACTTCGCCCCGGTGTCGGAGTTGTAGAACGCGCGCGGGCAGTCGGTTCCTGCGCCGATGCCAATGACCTCGACACCCGACTTGGTCACCATGCGAACCGCGTCGCGCAAGTGCGTTTGCAAGGCGACATCGTCCGCGAACTCTTGCTTGTCCACGCAGCCATTCCACGACGCAGGCTGACCGTCGCTGATGACGACGAGTATCTTGCGCGCCTCGCGTCGCGCGATCAACCGTCGCCATGCCCAAATCACAGCTTCGCCGTCGACGTTGCTACCACTGCCCTTGATGCCGCCGAAGCGCGCGCACGCCTCGCGCATCGTATCGCCGAACGCCTTGATCACGATGTGCTGCAGCGGCGGCCTGCAGAAGTAATGCGAGGCGAGGTCTTCGATCGTGATGCCGGTCAACACCGGATCTTGCACTGTGAAGCCTAACCACTCGTTCGCGATTCCCAGCGCCGACCACGACTCCGCCAGCGCGACCGCCGTGCGCAGCGCGTAGTAGGAGCCGTTGTCCGGCATCCGGTTATCGGCGCCCATCGATCCGGAGAAGTCGACGAGCCCCGTGATCGCCGTGTTCAAAACACGCTTTCGCGTCAACTCTGAGAATAGGTCGGTTTCGCCCGTGCGCACGCCCGCGAGCACGTGCTCGTCGATATCGCCACGGTCGAGCCCCGGGCGCACGCGCCTGCGAGCCCATGCCGACACGAGCGCGCGTTGCTTCTGACGCAGCACGCGGATCTGCGGTAACACCTCTGCGCGCGCGCTCGTGTATACCCCCAAGTTCGATTCGGCCTGACCGACTGCGTCGAGCGCTTGAGCCTTCGGGTGCGGCACATAGCGGTGATTCGCGACCGCGTCGTGTACGACGTAATCTTCGATTCCTTTGCGGATCGCTTCGAGCATGTCGGCGCTATCAGGCTCGTCGTCGGGGTTCTCTTCGTCGCCTTTGCCGTCACTCTCTTCGCCTTCGTCGCCGTCGCCCCCCTCGCCTTCGTCGTCATTCTTCTCGTCGCTCTTCGGCGGCTTCGGCTTCGCGTCTTCGTGCTTCTGCTTCACCTTGTCGAAGATGCGTCGCGCCACGTCGAGCGACGCATCGCCCCACTCGCCGACACCTCTACGCATTTGGTCGAGCTCGTCACCGACCAAGCGCAAGTAGGCACCGAACTCGTCTTCGGCCCACGTCGCGTCAAGCCCATGCGCAATCAAGATCAGTGCAGCCGAAAACTTCTTCCACCATCCTGCGCCGTGGTTCTTCGCTGCCCAGTCGCCCGCGGCCTGCAGGTTCAGCACGGCCAAATTCTGCGCCACGCCGACGTACTCTCTGCTGTAGCGCTTCTCGATCCGCACGTCTTCGACGACGTTGAATAGCAGCTGAAGACGCTTGTCGGTTTCCGCGCGAAGCATCTCGACCGGTGTGGCGCGCGACATCTTCCGGTGTCGTCGCTCTTCGGCCACGTGACACACTTCGTGATCGAGCATGCCGTGCAGCGCCTGTCGCATTTCGCGCGGCAAGAAGTCGGCCGTGAACGGGATACGAATCATCTCGCCGTCGGTGTCGCAGCGCGAGCCCGATGGCACGATGCGCACGCCCCATTCAGCCGACATCGCGCGCGCGATGCGCGTGAACGGACCAGCCAACCCGACGAGCTCGGAACAGACTTTGGCCATGCTAGAGCGCGCCTCCGAAGTGGCGCTGAATGATCCCGTTCACAAAGACGCTTTCGTCACGAGGCAGCCGGTTCGTCACCGTGTAGCGCGCAGCCCGAACCGGGTCGCCCATCCGCACAGCCTTGCGCGCCCACATGATTAGCCGGCGAGGTGAGAAGCTCGCCGCCATCGCGTCGCGTTGCTGCGCCTCGCGAATCTTGGTCGCCGCCGCCACCATCTTCTCAGCGATACCGCCCGCGATGCTCGACACCTGAACGAGCCGACGCACTTCGCTCGACGGATCAGGATAGCCGAGCATAATCACCGTGTGGAAGCGGTCGAGCAATGCTTCGTTCATAGGCGACGTGCCAGCGTACAAACCCGACTCGTCGCCCCATCCGAGCGTGTTGGCTGTGCCGATGAAACGAAAGCGCGGGTCAAAAGCAACTTCTTGACCGCCCCTGTCCGCCGTCAACACGAGCGAGCGGTTCGCCTCCAAGACGGGAAAGAGCGTGAACATGACTTCAGCCGGGCCCGCGTCAATCTCGTCAATCAGAAGCCAATGACCACGACTCGCTGCATCGGGCAGCACTCCGGGCTCGTACTTCGTCACCGACTGTCCGCTTGCCTCGTCGACCGAAAGTGACTTCGCGCCGATCAGGTCGCTAACCCGCATGTCTCCACGGAACGGAAGCCGGCGCACGGGCGTATTCGTGATGGCCCCGAGCTCCTTGACCAGCGTCGACTTGCCGACCCCCGGTGGTCCCACAATTAGGACGTTTTCGTCGTCTTCGATCGCGAGCGCCAGCGCGTCGAGCGCTTCGCGTTCGACCTCCCCTAGCGTCCAGTCTTCGTCGTGCGTCGGCACATAGCGGGCCGAGTATTCGTCGTTGTCGCGCATGCCCATGCGCGCGATCCCAAACTTGAACGAGCGGTCATCGGACGCCGACGTTACCTTTCGTCGTGCACTCTCTGACAGCAATGGCGCGCCCACGTGTCGCAACGCATATGCATCGATCCCGTCGTGCCTCGAAGCGACGTGCAGATCGAGTCGGTGGTACCAAAGCGAGCAATCGCGGCACTGCACTTTCTCGCGACCACGATCGTCGTGACGCTGCCTTGCGCTTCCCATGGTGTCGGCCGATCTCTCAAGAGGGGGCCGCGTGATAACGCAATCGCCACATGAGGGTCAAGCGTCTGGGTGCTTCCCCTACAATATAGGAGAATACCTAGTCGCTTCAACACGTGCTGAAATGCAAGATACACGCATAGGCATTTTCACTATGTCTTGAATCGTGTACGCGCGTGAGGTCATCTATCGGAAACCGCCGATAGTCCTTCAACTCACAGCCTTTTTCGCCAAGTTTTTCCGGCTTGTCGGACAATCGCCGCAACTCGCGAGCCGCGCGAAGACCTCCACTGAACTGCGTCGTCCACGGCCGTGTGGGCTTGCGCGCGCGTCGACTCCCCGGGGTCGAGCTTCTTGCCGTCGGCGGTCTTCTTCGGAAGCTTGGCGATGTAGATGCTTTCGAAGTGCAACGACAGCCGCTCGGCCAGTTTATAGGGCGCGACTTCTTCTTCGGGGTCGAGCATGATCGTCACCGCGGCCTTGGCAGGTAGCGCCCGGAGCATCGACAGCTGTTCGTCGTGCAGTTCCTTGCCACCGAGCGCCAGCGCAGGCAGGTCGTGCTGGTACAGGCGCACCGCGTCGAGCGGCCCTTCGCACAGCACGATGTCGCCCGTCACGCGCGACACGTGCCAGCCGATCAGCAAGCGCCGATGGTCGGCCCCGGGCGGATTGAGGTACTTCGGCCCGAAGACGTCGTCGGACATGGCGCGCGCCGTCCAGGAGACGCCAGCCGGGCAGTCGATGGGGATGACCAGCCGGTCGCCATACCTGCCCTTGCGGCAGTACCCAAGGCCCCACGCGCGCGCCGTGCGCGGCTTCACGCCACGTTCTTTCAGGTACCGGGGAAGCTGCCACTCCGGGTCGCGCTTCGGGTCGTAGATCTGCACGTAGTATTCGGGCAGCTCCACATTGACATTGGGCTCGTCTTCATCTTCGACGATCGCGTGTGGCCGAAGCGCGCGCACGCGATCGGCCAGCGAGAACACGTCTTGCTTGCGCCGGAGCTTGACCGAGCGCGTGAAGATGAATCCGCGCGCCTCGGACCACGAAATATCCTCGACCTGCGCGACGAGCCCTACGACCGTGTGCGCACGAAAGTCGCACTTCCAACACACGAAGGCGCCCGTTTCGGTGTTGATGTAGAATCCGCCGTATCGGTCGCAAGCCGGGCACACAGCGGTCATCTCGTTGCCGTTGCCCGCTTGAACGGCTTTCGCGTTCGTTAGATTCGCGTTCACATAGTCTTCGATGTCGAAGCGCACTTCAGCGCCGCTGCTTCTTGCGCGAGGCGTGCGCGGCCTTCGCTGCCTCTCGAGACTTCACCTTGCGCTTTCGAGCTGCGACAGCGTCGAGCGGCGTACGCGTTCGGCGGCGCCGTTCTCGCGGAAGAATCTCGGGTAGTTGGTCTGTGCTCATTCTGCCCTCGCCCTCTCGCTTACGCGGCTTCGACGTGGCGTAGGCGCCCACGCGAGATCCGCACGGCCTTGCGCTGCACGTCGAGCCCTAGAAACTGTCGCTTGGCGAAGAGCGCCGCGACACCCGTGGCACCTCGACCACAGAACGGATCGAAGACGAGCTCGTCGGGCTTCGAGCTGTTTTCGATCAGCTTCGCGATCAGACTGACCGGCTTCTCGGTCGGGCCCGGCAAGCGACCACCGAGCGAGCCCTTCGACACGCGCTTGCACGCGAGCACCGACGTGTGACTGTGGCCAGTGAGCTTGCGCTTGCCCTTTTCGAGGAACACGACGAACTCGTGTTGATTCGGATAGTGGTAGCCCTGCCCGCGGTGAAGCTTGTCCCACACGATGCGCTTCCACCATGTGAAAGCGCCTTTGTCGCCACGCTCGGCCGCCATCGCGACGCATGCGGCCTTGATCACGTCGCTCGTTTCGTCGTCGCAGAAAATGTAGCAGTGAGAGTCCGGCGCCATCACGCGATAGAGCTCGGCTAAGAGCTCCGGGAAGCGTTCATTCGGCATGATGGGGAACCACTCGCGCAGGCGCGGTATGCGCGTGCCCGTGAGCGTGCCCGCGGCCTTCTCTCGCTCGTACTTGCGAATGCGCGCCTTGCTGTCTCGGTACTTTTCGAGCGAGGCATAGGGCGGGTCGGTCACGACGAGGTCGACCACGCCGTCAGGCATGAGCTTCATCGCCTCGAACGCGTCGCACAGAAACACGAGCCAAGGCGACCCGCTTGTCGCGAGCCAATCAGAAGCGCATGCCCATCTGTCACCAATGTCACTTCTCGTCTTTGCCGTCGCTGTCGTCGCTGTCGTCATCATGGGCGTCGCCTTCCTTGACTTCTTTCATCGTCATGCAGGCGAAGTCGCACTCGACGTTCACTTTGAAACGCGAGTCGCCGTCGCGATATTTTCCTAGATACAGCTCCATCAGCCTCGCGCCTTCCTTGACGGTGGGCTCGCCGATCTCGTCGCCGTCGTCTTCGAAGTCGTCGTCATCGTCTGCAAGTACCGTCTTGCGGCCCTTGCGCTTCATCTCGGCCGGGTCGTTGATCGACATGACCATGTCCGCGATTCGGCTCTTGTCGTATGCCTCGCTCGACGCTTCTGCCGTCGCCACCTTGGTCGCCCATTCACGCCCGGCGTGTGTCGAGCTCATGACGAAGTAGCCGTCTTCTTCGGCGAGCTCCTTCGCGGCCCAATACACTTCGGCTTGCTGCAATCGAAAGTTGCCACCGTAGGTGTCGAGCGCGCGCAGGTGATCGGCGCTGTCCAAGAAGATCGCATCGGCCTCGAACCCGTGATCCTGTCGCAGGTCTTCGATCGCGTTGCGCACGTCCTGAATCGTCGCGCTGCGCACGGGCATCGACACGATGTGCAGCCGGTTACGAAACTGCTTTCGAGCCTTCTTCAGGCGCCTGCGCACGGTGCGCAGCTCGCTCGGCTTGAAGTCGTAACCCTTGAACTTCGAGTATTGCAGGCCCGTCCAACGTGAGTCTTGACGCGCTGCGATCTGTCGTGCCGGCATCTCGAAGCCGAAATAGATCGCCTTGTAGCCACGCGCGACACACGCCTGTGCGCTGTTCGTCAGGAAGATCGACTTGCCCCGGCCCGTCGTGCCCATGATAAGCGCGAGCTCGCCCTTGCGCCCGCCGCCTGAAAGCGTCTTATCGATCCGAGGGAACCCGAGCGGGATCGTGGTGAACTCGTCAGGATGTTCGCGCTCGTACTTGCGCTGCGCCTGTCGCTCCGGGAACTCTTCGATCCACCGAATGTGCGTGTACGCGCGCGTACGCGCGACCGAACGCGAGGCCTTTGCTATGGCCAGTTCGGCGTCGTCGATCTTGCCCTTCTCTAAGAGCGTCGCCGACTCTTCGATCGCAAGCTGCACATTCACGTGGCGCACGAAGCGTTCGAGCTCTTCGAGCACGGCTTGCGGATTCTTCGAGCGCGTCCGGAACACCTTGCGCGCCAGTAGCAAGTAGGGCTTGCGCTTCTCTGCCTTGTCGAAGTCCCGGCGCGCACGTGACGCGACGATCTTCCCCGACGTGCGTTCGTGGTACTTCGTCCAGTTCGCGTGAATGACGCCCCACAGCCACGCACGTTCCTTGGTCGCGAAATGGTGCTCGGAGCACACACGCGCCGCCCGCTTCAGGAAGGCTTCGTCGCGCAGCGATTCCGCAAGTACGGCGTCTTCGTAGGCTGCATCGAAGTCCAAGTGCGGTTACTTTCCCGCTTCCAATTTTCGGATCTCGCGGTCGAGATACCAACGTGCTTTTCTCAGATCATCAAGCGCGCGCGTGCCATTCTTCTCGCCATTCCGACAGATGTACTTGACGGCGTTTCCCAAACAGAAACCGAGCGACCACGCCTCAATGACCTTGATCGCTTCATAGACTGTGTCGCCGCCATAGTGCGCTGGATGATCTATAGTTTCGCTAGGCTCGGTCATTGGTCATTTTGCCCCCGAAGCGCATGGCCTGCTTCATCTGTCGCTTGTGGTCGCGCCTGCAGTCGCCCGGTTCGAGCGACACGACCTGATAGCGCCCGTCGATCATGCTCTCGATCGTGGCGCCATACATCTTGCATAGGTCGTCATGCGCCGCGTTCGAGCCAAGAAGCACAGGCTCGCCGTCGTCGTAGCGCCTCTTGAGAAACGACTCAAACTGCGACGTCGTGAAGCTGTCGGGCTTGAATCTCTCTTTGCCGACTTCGTCGATCGCAACGAAGTCGCTTTCGAGCATGGCTTGCAAGCGAAGGTCTGCCTCGCGATCGCGAAACCCGCGCTTGATGTCCGCGTCGAGCTGCGTAAGCGTGGTGTAGTACGCGGTGAATCCGCGCTTGAGCGCTTGCGTGAGCAGGTACGACATGAACATCGTCTTGCCGACGCCGTTGTCGCCGACGAACAGAAGCGAGTAGCCGCTTCGCAATGCACGCTTGAGCCGGCGCCTGTAGCGCACCACGATCGAGCGGAAGACACTTTCGTTGTACGTGACATCGTTGCCGACCACGCCCCAAAACGTGCGCGGCACGCACGCCTCGTAGCAAGCCACGCGATAGAGACAGCGCGGATCATCCTCGCCAAGCTGTTCGATCGTGACTGTCGCAAACGCATCGCACTCGACCTCACTTCGCATACAGGGTTCTCGCTGCCCACAGAGACATATCGCGCAAGGACCCCTTGCCGATGAATATGTCCCGACCGTTGGCAATCCCGAGCGCGTTCTTCTGCACGGTCAGCAGGTACCGATCATTCAGCTCGCGCGTGGAAAATCCGGCCCCTTCGAGTCCTTTTCGCAAACGAGCGTCCAGCCGAGTCGTGTCGCTGAAGCTGTTGCCGGCCTTTGGTCGCGCGCCGTTGTCTTCCGGATCACTCGTCCCGATGCGAGCTCCACCGGGCGCAGTCTCGTCAAGCACGAGCCCGCACGCAACGGTGTCGATGTTCGCAGGGCCCGACAAAAACGAAAGCGTCGGCACCTGCATGTTCGCCGCGCGCCTGAAGTGCTTCAGGTTCGCATGCCAAAACTCCATGAGCTGACGCGGTGTGACGCCTCGCTGCACGCACAGGGCCCCGGCCGCCGCCGCATACTTGCGCTCTTTCTTCGTCACCTCGTAAGTGACCACCGGGCGCCCGCTCGCTCGCTCGGCCGCACGTCGGTAGCGCGTGTACAGCCTGCAGAACTCTGTTTCGAGTCGCTTCACGAGCGCCGCCCGTTCCGGATCCCGGGGCTTGCGAGCGAGCAAGGTGCACATGAGCCGATGCTTCGAGCGTCGAGGATCGAACGTCACGACATCGAGGTCGTTCCAATCGAGCACTTCGATTCCCCGGGCACGGTTCGCCGCGTTGCGGACATCGCGTCTTGCGCGATTACTACTTCGTAGTAATCGTCTTCTCTCTAATTCTTCAGATCTTATAGATCCAATTAGATCTCTATACGCAAGTGATTCGTCGAAATAGCGGTCTTCGGCTACAAACTTGCGGCGCTTTACACGTGGCGTTGAAGCGACCATTTTCACCCCGGTTTCTGTTCTGCGCGCAGCGTCAGGAGCCATGGATTTATGAAGTGACTCGATCGGGCATTGGTAAGTGCGTGGCGAAACGGGTAACTGTGTGAACTTTTCTGGTAACTGACTGACTTTTTTGGGTAACGATGTGAACCCACGTATAAAACCATGGCTGTTAGGAGGATCCACCGACATGGATTTCCGCGATCCCAGTTCTCGAAAATGCATCTCTGAAATGGGCGAGAACAGAAGCGCGGAAAACCGTGTGAAACTGTGACCCTGTTCCAAGAGCGGCTTGCGGGTGATCACGACCACCGTGCGACGGTACGGACCGTGTGCAATGAACGTCACGAAGCCCTTGCGTTCGAGCTCGCGCAAGAGCTCGTCACCTTGACGGCGCGAGTAGCCGAGCAAGCGCGACAGCTTCGCCCGGCCGATGCGTAGCTCGGCCCGTGGCGCGACCGACATGCGGATCCAAATAGCGAACGCAGGCCGTGACAGCTGCCCGTAAGCTTCGGCGAGCGGGCACGGGCCTTCGTCCGGGTATTGCTCCGGCGCGGCCTTCTTGCGCTCTTTGCGGTCGACCTTCTTGCCTAATCGTCGGCGGAACATTCGAGCACCTCTGCGCTGAACTCCGACTCCGACCGGTACACCTTCAGCCGGGCCTTGCTGTGCTTCTCGAAGACGCTCGACATGCAGTCGTAGAAGTCGACGAGCTCGGGAACCTTCGTGCTGCCTTCGACGATTGTCAGATTGCGCTGGCGCTGCCACGTCTGCTTTTCGTCCTTGCCGCCTTCCGCGTTCACGACGATCTCGACGTCCGGGATGTCGACGCCTTCACCGAGCACGTTGCCGACGAGCACGTGCAGGTCGCCCTTGCCCGTGAACTCGTCGACGTAGTCCATGCGCTGATCGTGTGGCGTCTTGCCAGTCAGCACCCTGAAGCGCACGTCGAGCTCTTCGAGCGCGTCGCAGATCGCTTTGATGTGCGCGTGCTCGCGCGCGATGATGATGGTCTTACGCGGCGCGTAGTCGCGCACGATGCGCGCGATCATGACGTTGCGATGCGCGTTCTCCGTGATGCACTTCTTCTTGAGCGTCGCGCTGTAGCGCGCGCTGCGCACGTCGTCAGGTTCGTGCACGCGGAACATCTTCACGTGCTGCGGAAGCAAGTAGCCCGCCTTGATCAGCCGCGAGGCCGACACCTCGTAGCGAATGCCGCCGCACGTACCGCGCAGCCAGATGATCCCTGACTCTTGCTCTTTGGTGTTGTCGAAGAACACCGTTGCCGACACGCCAATCTTGAAGCGCGCGTCGAGGTCGACGAAGACGCGATACCAATCGCCTTCACCGCGCACGTGATGCGCTTCGTCGAACACGCCGACGTCGAAGCTCGTCATCAGCGTCGCGTAGTCGGGATGCGCTTCGCGCCCTGCTTTGCGCGCCGTCTTACGCACAGGCGCCATCGTCGCGAGCGTCTGGATCGTCGCGACCGTGAAGAACTGCACGTCGTACACGCCGTCACCGATCTGACCGATCGGTGCGTCAGGCATGCACTCGTGCAAGCTCGCGATCGTCTGATGCAGAAGCCACCGAGACGGCACGACGAAGAGCGCGCGTCGTCCGATCTCGTACAAAGCGCGCGCGACCACCTTGGTCTTCCCTGAACGGATCGGCATCTTCAGCACGCCACGCCCGGGCACGACACCGGTCAGGAGCCCGCGCACGGCTTCGCGCTGGTAGTCCCGGAGCTCGACCGACTTCGACCACGTGAAGCGCTGGCGCTCGCTGTGGAAGCCCGTCTCGAACTTCACGCGGTAGTCGACGCCGCGCTTCTTGAGCACGCGCGCGATGTCTTCGGCCATGCCAGCCGGCGCGTGATAGCCCTTCTTCTGCGTGAACTTGAAAAGGTGCTCTTTGCCGTCCCATCGCCGCGACTTGTAGGCGGGGGAAAACCAGTAGCCCGCCACGCGGTAGGAGCACGCCGCGTCGAGCGCGCGCAGCGTCTTTAGGTCGACGCCGTCCACGTGCACGAACCGGTTCGAGATGGTCAGCTTGACGGCCACAGGCAACTAGCTACCCGGTGCCCTGTGCATCCGCGCTTCACGGCTCGCTGCTAGTCAGAAAAATACAGCTACGCGGTCGAGTACTCCGTCGATCATTCGTTCAGTGATTTGCGATGGCTATGCCTACGAGCGCGCCTGCGAGCGCGCCTACGCTTAGCCACAGGAACGGCGAGCGCCACCATCGGTCGAGCTCCTGTCGGGCCGCTGTAGCGTCGTCCTGCGCGGCGCGCGCCTCTTTGGTCGCCGCGTCGACTTCGGCCTTCAGTTGGTCGGTCGCAAGCTGACGTAACGTCAGCGCCCCTCGCAACGCTGCGACTTCATCGGTCTGTTTCCTGTCGGCTTCGCTGTATTTTTCCAGCTGCAAGCGAAGCTCTGGGATCAACTGATGCGATGTGCGCAATTCGTCCGCAAGGGCGAGCTGAAACCACACGCCTTTGGCGCCCTGTCGGTCGAGCACGACGCAGGTGGAATCGGGACGTGCAGTCGTCGTCGTCTCGCACGCGCGCGCCCGTGGCGAGCTGACAGCGCCTACGACGAGCACGATCGTGCATTCACAGACCAGCGTCCGAAAACAACTTCGCGACTTCTGCATCGGTCTTGCCCTCTAAGTTCGTAGCATGAGCGAGTTCGGCGGCACGCCGTTTGCTCGCTGCGATGTCGGTGCGTATGGCTGCGACTTCCTGCGCACTGTGGTCTGCCTGCGCCGTGAGCGCTTCGGCCTTGGCCTCGTTGCCTGCGACATTCGCCCGTATGCGCTGCACTTCGAGCGCGTCGGACAGCCGATCGATCTGGTTCTTCTTCGAGCGCACCATCAGCACGGCGCCGACGACCGTGCCGACTGCACCCGCGAGCGCGACGGGATGCGACCAAAGCCACTTTGCAGCGGCCACGATCACGCCCCATGCGCGCGACAACCACGCGAGCACAACGGTCGTCATCATGGCCGACCTGCAGGGGGCGGCGGAACGGGCAGCGCCTTTTCGTCGATATCGATCCTTGGCGGCGGCACCATCGACTCGGCAAGCACGATGCCGCGCGACGCCATGAAGTGCTTGAACGCTGCGACCGTCCACGCCGCCATGGCGCCCGCGACGAAGTGATACAGGGCCCGGGCAAGCCAGCCATTCACGCCCGGCGACGCTGGCATCCCGAGCGCGCCCGCGAGCGCGCCGACAACAGGCGCGTGAATGCCGAGCGTGCTGTGCATGAACGCCCAAAACTTGCCGTCTTTGATCGCACGGTCGAGCGTCCAAACCTGCTTCTTGAAAAACTGCCCAATCGTGCCGAGCGCGAACGACATGAACACGAACGGCCAGTGCGGAAGCACGTACTTTTGCAACATATCGAACACGCCGTCATCCATGGGGTACCTCCGCGGACTGTTGCTTCTTGCACAGCATGTGGTGACCGGTCGGCAGCGTCGTCACTTCCCATCCGGGCACGACCTCCGACGTGAAGCCGAGCGCCTTGCACGCCCACGCGATCGACTCGTCGCGCATGAGAATCAGATCGCCTTCGTCGCTGAACGCGATCTCGTACTCTAAGAGCCCGTCCATGATCGGCCCGCACTTGACCCGTTGATACGGCGGCTCGCCGCCGACGAGCCGATACAGCGCGACGAGCACGGACTCGCCGTCCTTCACGAGCGACGGATCGAAGTACACCGTCAGAAACTGCTTTGCGACGTCGCGATAATGCGTGACGCGCTGCTTGGTGTCGGCGTCGATCGCCTTATCGTCGACCGCGACAGCCTTCGACGGATCACGCGCATTGGCGATCCGCTGCCGCGAAGCGGCGGTTAGCCGCTCGTTGATGTCCTGGATCGATTCATACAGGGTCATGGTCCGAAAGCTCCTTTCAAGAGTTCAGGTCAGGTCGTGGGCAGCGTGTTGTATGTCGGCCTGAACGGTGCGCCGCTCAAGATCACGCCGTCACCGCTGTCGACGCACCCGACTACGAACAGAGTGCCGTTGACGTTCGTCGCTCCGAAGGGCAAGCACTCGCCGATCCCGTAGATATTTTGCCCGCTACTCGCAACGCCCGGACGGATTGAGTTGCCGCCGACCTGAACCGCGTTCAGCACATACGGCGTCGCCACGCTGTCTTCAGTCGACAGGTACGCGATGCTTTCGTCGAGCATGGCAAGCCGGATGCTGGGCTCGTCGAAGGCGCTCGTTACGCCCGATGTCGAGAACGTCCAAGTGATCCCGTCGTCCGAATACGCGACACCGATCTCAGTGTCGCTGGCGCGCGTGAAGAGCGCGACGTAACCGAACCGACTGCTGTTCTGCAGCATGCGGTCCAAAAACTTCGGCGTCGTGCCTGTGATGGTGGCGCGCAGCGTCCACGTGACCCCGTCCGGACTCGAATACACTTTGCCGGTTGCGGTCGTTGCGACGAAGATCTGTGTTGAAAACGAGTTCGTGCCCTTCACGATGCCAGCGCAGACAGCGACGACGTCGTCGCTCGCACCGCCCGGAAGCGTCTGCTGTGTCCACGTCGTCAGATTCGTCGACGTCCAAATGTCGCCGCCTAAGCCCACTGCGCAGTAGGTCGCGGTCCCATTCGCCTTGTAGGTTACGGCCACCAGGTTGTTGCCGATGAACTTCCGCGCCGTCCAATTGACGGTGTCCGAGCTCGTCTGAATATAGCCGCCGTCGCCGACGGCCACCCATCCAAGTGTGCCGTTCACGACCTGTCTAAAGCCGGACGTGTAGCCGAAGTCCGGGAAGCGCTGTATCCATTGCGCGCCCTGATTACGCACGAGAATCGTTCCGCCGTCACCGACTGCAATTAGAATCGCCGTAGAGCCGAGCGAGTTGGTCGAGTGCGCGAGCGAATAGATCGGATAGGTCGGGTTGACGTACACCTGTTTCAGCGTCTGCAGGCCCACGCCTTCGGCTGTCTGCTTGGCCCCAACAAGCGACTGATTGAGGCGTAGCAGGATCCCGCTCAAGAAATTCTGAAGGTTGTCGGCGGTGACGTTGATCGGGTAGCCGGCGACTGCGTCGGCCTCAACCTTCGATGCGCCGCCCGCGCTCGCCAGATCGTGAACGATCTTTGTGAGCTGTGCTGCCACGCTGGTAGCCGGGTTCGTTGTGCCGTCGGCCCAATTGGGCAGCGCAGGCGCTGTGAGCTTCGCTGCGCCTCGACCGCCCGACGTCGAAGTCAGCGCGTCGACGATGCCGCCGACGACCAGCTGTGTTGTGTCAGCTGGATTCGTTGTGCCGTCGGCCCAGTCGGCGAGCGCTGCCGCCGTCAGCTTGCCCGCACCGCGATCACCCGTCGTCGAGGTCAGATCGTCGACCACTTTCGTCAAAGCGTCGCTCAAGATGTCGGCCGGGTTCGTTGTGCCGTCGGCCCAATTGGGCAGCGCAGGCGCTGTGAGCTTCGCTGCGCCCCGACCGCCCGACGTCGAGGTTAGATCCGCGACGATCTTCTCGAAGACCTGTTGCGCCGTCCCGCCCGGGTTCGACGTGCTGTCTGCCCAATCTCCGAGCGCGTCGACCGTAACTTCGTCGGCCGACTGCGCCTGAATGACACCCTGCCCCGTGATGTCGAACGTGACAGGAGTGCCGCCGTTGCCCTCGACTGTGCCAAGGAAAAAGACGCTTTCGGGATTCAAGCTCGGCTTGTTGGTCGCCGTGTCTCGAAGCACTGTCAGGCCGATCAGCTGCGTAACATAGAAGCTTGGGTCGCTAAACGGGTCCGTCTGGCCCAAGAGGCCCGCGGTCGTGATCTGGTTTTGTCCGCTGCTGAAGACGACGTCGCAGATCTCGATCGCGACATCCGCCGTGTTGCCAGCGTCAGCCGGAGTGATCATGAATATTCGCACTTGGCGCCCGGTGTGATCGCCAAGGCTGCCGCCTTGCTCGAACAGGGCATCGACACGAAACGTGATCGTTGAGGGGTCGATCGACAACACTTCATCGGGTGCCGCTTGCACGCCGATGCCCTCGACCATGCGATCGTATTCGGGCAGACCGGTGCGGGGGTTGATCC